AAAGAAAAACAAGAAAAGGGGCCACCGGAGGCACCCCCCGCCGATGAGGGCGTTGACGAAGAAGTCAATGAGGTTCCTCGTGCGACTCGCCGCTTCAATGATGATGACTTGGCGATTGGTGCTTTCATTGATGACGGCAACGATATGCTGCATGTCGATATGCCCGAAGACCGCCGCGCTCGTGACCTGGCTGAGATGCGCCGCTGCGTTGCTGACAACAAGCATGGTCCTCGACGCTTCCTGCAGGGCAAGGTCTTTGGCGTTCGCCCGGTTCAGAATGGCAGCGCTGTCGTTGAAGTGAGCCGTGGCACGCTGCGCGTCATGATTCCGGCAGAGGACTTCTTCTACTTCAGTCTGATGAAGGGCATTGAGGAGAACGATGCGACTACCCGGCAGCGCCGTTATCTGCGTAAGGCAAAGCTGATGAATGGCGCTATCATCAACTTCTGCCCGTACATGGAAGCCAAGTCTGAGGATGGCGAGGTCGTATTCGCTGGCTCTCGTCAGGACGCTATGCAGCTCCAGCGCAACCGTCACTTCTTTGGCCGTAATGCGGATGTTCAGAACGGCTCCCGCGCTATCGCTTCTATTCTGTCTAGTGGTCCGGATTACGTCATCGCTGAAGCTCTGGGCGTTGAGACCAGCATCGGTGCTGGTGCTCTGTCTGCTTACGAGTATATCGACGATGTATCCAAGAAGTTCCATGTCGGTGAAGGCATTCCCGTGGTCATCGAAGACCTGAACGTGGATAACGAAAATGGCACTGTCAGCATGCGCATGAACCGCGCTATCCTGGAACGCCGCGCTAATCCCGCAATGAACATCCACAGCCTGGCTCGCAACGGCGCTTACGGTGCTACCGTGACTTCCGTTCAGGACAACTACTACCGCCTGATTGTGGATGTCGGCAACATTCAGGCTCGCGTTGCTCGTACCGCTTCCGATGAACTGCTGACTCGCGGCGACCGCGTGACGCTGCTTGTCTACGGTTACGACGATAAGCGCAACTACGTTTGGGGCGCTTGCCATAAGGCGTAACTGAAACCCGGCCACTTACTTTTTCTGGCGAGTGGCCGGATACCGCGCATTGTCATCAGCCTTCTCGCGGCGCGTGGTGAGCAACTGCAAAAAAATGCAGGCCAATGATGACTCTTGTTGAAAATGAATTTATTAAGTGGTGACGAGGTGATTTTTTGTGAGTAGGTGTGCGAATATGCGGTCGGGAATGTTTCATACGACAATAAATGACACAGAAATTTTTGTTACGTGCAGTATAAATGGGCCATGCGTCAAACTGACGGTCTCTGCGTTCTTTGAAAGTGATTTATCTGATATGTGCAGTCAGATGCAGGCAATGAAAAGCGAGCCGGTTTTGCTTTCAATGGATGTCTATAAAAACGGTACAGTAGCAAACATCAGCGCTGTTGGATTATTGTCCAGAAAAGAAAAGGAAGACCAGAATATGCTGATGCAGCTATATCGTAATTGCTGCGCCGCAATGCTTGTATTGGCTCGGCAAAAGGGGGAAGAAGCATGAGTAAAGAAGAGCAGAAGCCAAATATTTATCAAATCCCCAAAAACTCGTTTGATACCGGGTATGTGTTGAACGGACAATTCAAAACTCGAAACTTCGTTGAAGGTATCATCCTGGCACTACCGTTCTTGGGAATTTTCATTTATGGATGGCATGATTTGGGATGGGATGTACAAAGTACCGTGGCCTATTGCGCAATACTCTGTGCTGCTGCTTTCCTTGGTGCGGCTCATGGTGTTGGCGGCGATAGCTTGTTTGAGTTTATTCAACGTGTTATCCGTTTCCGGCAAAGTCGCAGAATCTCAAAATACAATCCTCGCATCAAAACCGAACTTGAACCGGAATATCTGATTCATGACGGGCGGATGCTTCCGAAAGACAAGCTCAAGCAAATGCTTGGCACTGTAAAGGGAAAAGTCCTTGGTGAAGAGAACGGTCCTATCAGTTCCGACATTACAGATGAAGAGCTCAAGGTCTTCTACGATGATGACTATGGGTTCCTGGAAAAACCGGATGCCCTCAAATCTAAAGCAGAACTCCGTGCTGAAGCAAAACAGCGTGCGAAAGAAGAGAAGGAATACATTAACTCTTTGCCCCGTTCTGAACGCAAGGCTGCCAGAGAAGAAATCAAGCGTAAGCGTGAACGGGAAGAGGCTGAGAAGAAGGCAAAAGAAGCAGAGCGCGAACGCATTATTAACGAAGCTATCAAGAAGCGTCTGGATAAAGCCGAGCGTGTTAAGACCGCACAGTATTACGAGAAGTTCATGGACCCCGACAATGAGCAGGAAAATGACAAGCCGGAAGAGAATAACGCTGAACTGAATCCTCAGGCTGTAGAGTTCAAGCCCGTCACTGTAGGGCCGAGCAACAATGCGGTTCAGGATGATGTCGATATCTTTGACAGTGAAGAAAGCATCGACACCGATGAAGTAGAAGCGAATGTGCAAGCAGATGCGGATACAGAGCTGTTTGAGGACGGCACTGATACCGATATCCAAGCCCCGCAGATTGATGATGTAGTCTTTGACGATGAAACGGAAGTACTTGACGTCGATGAGGACTTGGATGACTTATCGGTTGATATCCAGGATACTCAGTCTGCACAGCCCGCAAAGCAGGGCAGGGGACAAGTCGTGAACAGCGATGACGATGTCAGCTTGGATGATGTAGACCTTTTCGATGACAACACGGTCAGCCGCACAGAGGAAAGACCTCAGAACGTCAAAACCTCTGGAAAGACGATGGGCTCGCAAAAGCAGCCGCAAACCACACAAAACAACAGCGATATTGATTATATGTCCTTGAATGACATTTCTATCTTTGATAGTGAGGAGTGAAGCCTATGTTTCGATTCAAAAATGGCGGAGAAATCCCCCACGGTGTTGTGGAACAGAGTATCGGTACAATCCCGCTGACGAAAAAGGAACGCGATGAAATCGCCAAAGAAGAGCGGCGGCGGATGAATCAAAAGCTGGAAGCTCAGAATGAGCGCTATCAAATCATTCGAAGCACACAGCGTATCATCCCTATTGAGGATATTTACGGCGGCATTGTTGTGACAAAGGACCACCGATATATCAAAATCATGGAATTTCGCCCTATCAACTTTGCCTATATGGACGCGGAAACTCAAAACCGTATTATTTCGCTTTTCTATCAAACGTTCAAAGCAACTCCCTGCAATATCCAGTTCAAAACCTTTTCTCGTAAAGCTGATGTCGAGAATTCAATCGCGACCGTGACGGACTATTACAAAGCAGAAAAGAATCCGAGTCGTAAGCGAATGTTGCAGGCATACATCGGATTGCTTCGTAAGACGGCTTTGTCCGTTGGTATTACCCGTCGCTTCTTTGTGGTCGTAGAATTCCAGCGCACTATCAGCAACGATGGTTCTAAATTTGAAATGGTTGTGGCCGACTTGAATGCCGTTGCGGCAAACGTCCGCTCTCACATGGAACAGTGTGGTAATATCTTTATTCCTGCACTTGGTAACCCTGACGGAAACGAGGACGCAGGTCTACACCAGCTTTTTTACCAGCTCTTGAACCGTAGAAAAAGCGAGACCATCACGTTCAAGCAGCACATGGACCCCATTGTTGACCGTTATTTTGAAGCCGAAAAGAATGGCGTTAAGACGTCTTTGCAGGCAACGGAACTGATTGCTCCGGACTGGATTGACTTTACGCATCACGATTACATTGTCATTGATGGCAAGTTTTATACTTTCGCTTACATTCCCTCGAACGGGTTCAGCCAGCGTGTCTATGCGGGCTGGGTGGCTACGTTCGTAAATGCTGGTGAAGGCATTGACGTCGATATGTTCTTTGAGCACATGTCCCGTGAAGCTGTCTTCAATAAAATCAGTACACAGCTTCGTCTGAGCCGTGCAAACGCCATGGACAGTCACGATACTGACTCTGACTATCAGGCGCGTATGGAAAAAATTTCGTCCAGTGAATATATGCTGCGCGGCCTTTCCAGCGGCGAAGAGTTCTATTACCTGTCAATGCTCATCACTATCGTGGCAGATACAAAGAAGGAACTCGATTATAAGTTCGATGCTTTGAAAAAGCGTATCGAAGGTCAAAGCATGAAGATTCGCCGTGCGGATTTCATGATGGAAGAATGCTTCGATTCCTGCCTGCTTCCTCTTGCGAAAATCAATAAGGAGCTGGCAAAGAAATCTCATCGCAATCTTCTGACTTCGGGCGTTGCATCCTGCTATCCGTTCATCTCGTTTGAAATGCAGGACCCGGGCGGCGTTATGGTCGGTACAAACCATGTCAACAACTCTCTGGTCACCATCGATATGTTTGATACCCGCGCTCATGCAAACGCAAACGCCGTTATCCTGGGCTCTTCCGGTTACGGCAAGACTTTCACCGCACAGCTGTTCGCACTACGCTTGTCTGAGATGGACACGCAGGTGTTTATCATCTCTCCTCTGAAAGGTTTGGAGGACTACGGCGGCGGTTGTAAGGCAGTCAATGGTCAGTTCGTCTCCATGGACCCCTCTTCGGACAACAACATCAACATCATGGACATTCGCGCTCCTGACGATGAGGACGCAAAACTGCTGGATGATTATGAGGCTTCCGGCTCCTTCTTGACCAAAAAGATTCATACGATTCTTTCGTTCCTGCACCTGGTTGTTCGCAATATGACGCAGGAAGAAGAGCAGCTGATTGACGGCTGCCTGTATGCGACATACGCAAAGTTCGGCATCACCCGTGATAACAACTCTATCTACGATAAAGATGGCAACTATAAGGTGATGCCGCTGCTGGAAGATTTGCAGGAAGAAATGAGAAAAAACCCTGAACTGCATACCGTCTGCAACATCTTGAATCCGCTAATTAACGGTTCTATGGCTTGCTTCAATCACCACACCAACGTGGACCTTGACTCCAAGTACATCGTATTTGACTTCAATGGCATGAAAGGCTCTTTGCTTACCATGTCTATGTTCGTGGTTCTGGACTTTGTCTGGACGAAAATCAAAGAGGACCGTACACAGCGCAAAGCCGTATTTATTGACGAATGCTGGAAATTGATTGGCACTGACTCTAACGAGCAGGCAGCTGAAGACGTTGTAGAAATCTTCCGTACGATTCGTGCTTATGGCGGTTCCGCTTTTGCTATGACTCAGGATATTTCTCAGTTCTACGAATACAAGGGCGGCAAATACGGCAAGGCAATTATTGGTAACGCCGATACCAAAATCATCATGCACCTGATTCCGTCCGAAGCAAAAGCCCTTCAGGAAGCCATTCAGCTGACCAGCGTTGAGATGGAAGCGGTATCCAGTCTGCCGCGTGGTCAAGGTCTGGTTTGCTCTGCATCCGCAAAACTGTTCGTCGATTTTGTGGCCGATGACTATGAAGCCAAGGAAATTACAACCGATGCTAAGTCCTTCTACGAACGCCGCAAGGCTCTGGAAAAGAAAAAGCGGGAAGAAGAAGAGAAGGCGGCGGAAAATACCGTCATTGATGTTGAAATGTGATATTTGAAACGTCAAAATGAGGCGAAGGAGCGCTGATTATTATAAAGAATGATACATTTTGAGTAAAGCTGTGAATGTACACGTTAAAATGTGTTCATTTTGCACTTTCAAAATGTGTCATTCTTTTTCTTTTATCCATAAAAAGGCACAATTCAATTTCACGTAAGCACAACGCTAATGCGTTTAATTTATGGCTCACAAACGGCAAAAGAACACATTGGTTGATTTTGCTAGAAATGAAAGGAGACATTTGTATGTCTGAGATTCACAATTCCGATATCCGCGAACTGCTGGATGCTATCCCCGTTATTCCCAATGAACTGATGGCCGAGTATCTCACTCGTCAATATCAGGTCAGCAAAAACATGGCACAGGAAATCATTTACAACGCCTGCCGTAAAGGCTCCAACCGCCGTCCGGCTTGCTATCCTACCAAAGAAGGGTTGGCGAAAGCCGATTACATCACGATGACGAGCAGTATCCGCAAGCGCTGCCGTGCTTTCCGCGTTGCATGTGAATTTTTGCCGGAGAGTCGTAATTTTACGATTCCCAGCGGTACTCCCTGGCTTTTGAGCTTCTGCTTTGATGGCAGCGTCTATTATGTCTGCGAATTTGAACGTGGTAACGAGCTTATTTTGGGAGACACGATTCGGAGCCTTGGCATTCGTGAGGATATGATGCCGGTCACTTCCCGTATCGCAATCCTGGCCCCCGGCGCAAATCGAAAGCTTCTGAGTGAATGCGGGATTCGTTATTTCTGCATGGTCAGCGACAACTATGACCTGAATGTGACGGAACAAATTGACGACGAGGATGTTTGGAATGGCGTTCCCATCATTAAATGATTATAAACGTCGCATCGACAAAAACGATGTCAAGCGCAACGCCGGTGATGATGCCCCTGAAGCCGAATATCAAGCCCCGGTTTTGTACAATGCATCGACAAAGTTCGTAAAAAGCAAGCTCCAAAAGGCAGTGGATGCTTTGAAATCGGTTCCAGATGATGTTCCCTTGAAAAAGCTGCCGGATTCCATTCGCAATGATGTCTCGATTGAGATTCTTAAAGCCGAGCGGTCAATCCTTGTCTCATTTGAGAGTGATGAAGCCCCTGCACCGTATCAGCGAAAAAACATTGCAACGTCAATTCCAAACGATTTCTGTATGGTTTCTATCCCTCAAAATGGCTTTCTCAAGCTCCGGTTTTCTTCCTTTTTGCCGCCTTTTCAGCATGAGTGGTACAGCCGCAAGGCAAAGGCGAAAGACGCTGTTGGGCAGTATTATCTTGATGCCGAATTCGATTACATCACGGAGGCTGCTATCAAGGCATTTATCGCTCAAAATGGGCCAATCAACCTGCCTTCCGAACAACTTTTTCTCGTGTTTTGTCGCGGCGTTTCACCCACGAAAAAGACCCCGATTGACAGCAACAATGTCTATACGGGAGCCATCACAAATGCCATTTGCAGGGTGCTCCAACACGGTGATGGATGGGATATGATGAGCTTCCTTTACACTGCAATTCCGACCGAATATGACCCGTATTTGGAAGTGATTCTTTGCTCAAAAGCCGACCTCTTCCATTGGCTTTAACGTAGTCCGGTAGTAACATTTTAAGGGATATAAAAGAGTAACATTTTTAGGTGTCATATTTTCGTTCCCTAGAAATGTTACTCTTTCTTTTTGATTTTACGCGGTACGATATGAATTTCAGCCCTGCGATTCATATGAGGTACGGAATCGAACGGACAACTTTGGTGGTACTATGACGAACGAACAAAAGCTTCTCGTATATCTCTATGGCGTTGATTCTATCCAGCACAAGCAGCTTGCCATTGCTCTCTCTGACATCCCATATCAATGCGTTACCAAAGCTCTGAGAGCGGCCAAAAAGCATGGGTATGTTGAGGTCTTTATGAGAGATGAATCGCGGTATGTGCGTATCTCTCCGGACGGTCTGAAATACATTCGAAGCACTCAAAAAGACGCTCTGGATGTAGACAAGCGGGCGGCTATGAAGCGGCGAATCAAAGGCGAACAAGGACGGCTCACCAGGGTGGAAACGACACTCTGCATGTGCCGAGCAGCGGGAATTCAACCTGCCAAGGAAGCTGGAATCAAGCTGATTGATGTTCTTAATTCTGAACAGGATGCGTCCCAATCCTTCATGAGCGACTTCTTCTATGACAAAGGGCTTCTTTTCCTGTCCGATGAAATCTCTGCAACTATCAAGACGAGCACCACAATGGGCGAGGAGTACACGCTCGGTCAAAGCCGTCTGGTAGGTATCGTAATCAACCGCACAGGCATTTCTTTTCTCTACTGTACGCTCGATAAGCTGATGCGATGGGTTGTGTCTTACGAACAGCGGCGTGTAAGTGCAGTGATGGAACTCTTGAAATCCAGCTCACTTGCGGCAACGGACGAGGACTTCGCAACAATCTGCAATATGTCTCCTAAGTGCATCGTTATCGGCAAGACCTGCGCCATAGTTCCAAAAATCATTACTGGCGATAAGTATGGCAAAGCAATCGACAGCACTGATATTATCAAAACCCATAACGCAACAAGGCTCTTAACGCTCACGAATCTCGAACAAGTCTACAAGTACAGCTATTTCGTTCCAACAAGTTCTATCGGCGTGGAACTTCTTACTCGAACAGCAGCTTTAACACGAAACGAACTCAATGAAATGATTTCCGTGTGGCTGGATGAGATGGCTGAAAGCCATACAACCGTTACTACTGGGCGATATGTTGAAGCATACATCAATGAACAGAAATGCAAAACCATAACGCTGCCGGTCATTGAGTTTGAAGAACTCGAATATCAAAAAAACGGACGAGTGCCTTATCATGTCGTTTGTGAGCGAGGAACGCAAGACGGTATCAGCCGGGCACTAGGAAGCAAAGTTCTCGATTTCAAGGATTTTGACAACATCCCAATGCCAGCACATAAATACGACGACGACGGAATTCGCCGCGATGGGATTAACCCATTGACGCATAATGGATACAATGAAGAGGAGATGGATGACCAATGATAGCGATTCGAGTATGTCCAACCTGCAAGCGCAAGTTTGAAGCTCGTGTGGGAGAACCCCAAACTTATTGTGAAGAGTGTCTCGAACTCAAAACCATGAGTGAATCGTCCGTGTGCTCTTGGTTCTTTGATGACAATGACTTCGATGACGATTTCGATATCTCGGAAGCTGGAAAAGAAGAAAAGGCGGAGACACAAGAGAGAAAGCAGAGTAGACAAGTATTTGACTTGATTCCGCCGCGCAAGGAAAAGACAAGACGCATGGACAACGCTTTCTTCCAGGAAGCATTGAAAGGCTGACAGAAGGGTTGATGGAGCTACTTCAACCTCTCGTCTGGCAGGCTGGCAACACTTTGACCGCTAATCGTGAACTTTCATTTAACAAACCGGCTTCCAAATTGAGAAAAAGTGCAATTTATGGTATAATGCAGATATAGAAAAGAAAAATTGTACATACCTCTGACCACAAATCATTCAGATGCAATCTAATCAAAGTTTGAGGTTATCTAAATCAAATCGGAAGCATGTCCTATGAAAAGAAAGTTTTTAATTCCATACGCTGTAGCAACACTGGCAATGGCAGCCGCAATCTGCACTGCCGGAATACCTTCCGTTGCTTTAGCAAGGACCTATGAGGGCTATAATGGAATGAAGCGTAGCTCGACGGCAGAAGAGACATTCCAGGAAATCAAAGTTCCTGCCTTTGCCTCCATCAAAGAAGTGACGGCGGAGGAAGCACGAAGCGTAGCTGATGGCATTATCGTTTTTGCATTTCCTACCTGCCCTTATTGCCGGAACCTGATACCGGAACTTATAGAGACCGCAAAAGAGGAGGGAAAGACCCTCTACTATTGCCAGATTGATAACTACCGCGACAAGTATGAATTTGATGAGACTCTGAATGGCCCGGTCATGACCGTGGCTCCCGGAAAAGGGTATTATGAGCTTCTTGACTGGCTGAGCGATTATCTCATCGACTATACTGTGAAAGACAAGAACGGCGAAAGCATCAGTATCGGTGAAAAGAGAATCGGAGCGCCCACCATAATTACAGTCCAGAACGGGGTTCCTGTATCCTCCTGGAAGCTGAGCATGGTAGAGAATGCCGAGTTCCCTGACAATGCGTATACTCGTTGGAGCCAGGAAACGCAGGAAATCGTATCGGAGTCACTGCATCAATATTTTGCTGAGGAGGCATAAATCATGTCGAATATCACTGTTGGTCGAATCTTGCTTCTGGACCTTGTGTTCCTTGTTAATTCTGCTTTAACTCTTGTTGTTTTCAAGTTCGTTGGTCTTTTGGATGTTATGACTACACCGGCCTTGTTCTTTCATTTTGTTGGTTCTTATATTATCCTGGCATATTTCATGTTTTGGATTTATCCGCAGATTCTGGAAGACAGGGAAAACAACGACGACGATAAATAACCTGGTCGGAACCGTAGGTGCTTGAAACCGTAGGTACTTGCCTAAAGTTGAGCGAAATGTACTTGCGGGAAGCGTAGCCGCAATAGACTACTCCGAAAGTACCGTAGGCCCGCATACCGTAGGTCATACAATGAAACGTAGCTGTTTGTAAAGAAATGAAAGACGGATGACGGAAGCGTAGCCGCTGCCCGGTAACAGGCTGCCGGTTGCGTAGCTGCCATTCGTCTTTTTTGGCTTAGAGGAGAGACGAGAATGGTATATGAGGTAATCAGTCCACGCCCACATGGTTCAGAAACATTCGTGGGATTGCATACAGAATACCCGGAATGCATCGACCCGTTGAGTGTGCAGGAAGCGATGCTCAGCGGCGGTAACAAAATCACATTCAAGGGCACTGAGAAAGAATATGAGGCGGTCAAGAAAAAGCTGGCAGCCAAAGTCAAGGTGACCATCATTAAAGAACAGAAAACGAAGAAAGGAAAATGATATGACAAAGACTGATTTCAAGAACACTTATGAAGCATTTATGCATTGCGATACAAATAAGCTGGCGAAAGAATTTGCTGCCATGTATTCCGATAACGAGGAACAGGCGGCAGCAGTCAAGGAAGTCGATAGAGCATTTGCAAGAATGGAGACCGTCACGCCGAAAGCGGTGAACCCGGATGAACAGAGTATCATTGTGGTTTGCAAGGGATTTGGCGATGAGGGGGATGACACTGTCTGCATCGAAGTGGAAGACCTCCGTAAATGGAGAGAAGAGCACCTGAAAGAATCTGAGCCCATCAGTGATGAGATGCTGACCTTTATGAGCACGGACGAAATCGAGAATGCAGTGATGAAACAGGACCTTCCCACGAAATATGCTTTTGAGCTCAGTGCTTGGAATGAAATTCTTAGCTGGAAACTGGCACCATCCAGCATCTACATCTATGGCCTTGAATTCTGCCTGTCCCGTGTGTTATGGGAAATGACCTTCTTCGGAGTGGATGAATCCGGTGTGGAGTTGGAAAAGGAAAAGCTCGATACGAGATTTGAGGAAGCGCAGAGGGCTTTTGATGAAAACAAGGAACCTCGAGTCGGATTCTCGATTGAAGACATTGCCAAGAAACTTCTCGGTGATGACTATACCGAAGACTGGTATCCCGAAGAAGAGCAGGAGCGCGACCGCCGGAATATGGTTATTTCCTCCTATAAGGACAACAATGAAATGGAACGGCTGCTCATGATGCTTTAAGAGAAAACGAGAAGGGGAGATGAGGATGAACGAAATCTTCGTGGCGGGAGATATCCATGGAAACTATCAAGGATTGATGGAATCTCTCAATGCAGCAGGCTGGCAGGAAGGCGATACCATCATCTGCGTGGGAGATGTCACCGACCGTGGAAAAGATAATGCCAGAACGGTGTCTTTTCTGCAAGAGCATGAATGTGATGTGAGATTGGTTCAGGGCAACCATGAGCTTCAACACAGGAAGATGCTTCAGTACTATCATGTGTTAATCAAAGTCCCCCAAATTCGGTTGTTTGCGGCAGGAATATTCAGAACATACAAGGCAGGATATACTTATCCCAAAACAAAAGAAGAACTCAAAGAGTATGAGTGCAGTGCTGATAAACGAATCGAAATTATTCGGGGGAAGCCAAAGACTTTCTATGCATTCGTTCGTGCCTTTATCACCTATACGATAGCATGGGAAGACGATAGCCTTTGGAAGATTATTCTGTACTTGCTGGAAGTGATGTGCGGCAATCCCTATGATGCCGAAAGAACTATATACGAGTATCTCTCCTGTACAAGGAAACAAAGAGCATTATTTGAATGGCTTTGGAATCAGACGGCTACTGAGGTTAATATCGATTATACGGAACCATATAAGTATCAGCATATAGTGATTACGCATAATAATCCTTTTGGAAGATATTACAGTTACGACCTGGATGAGTTACGACCTGGACACGATAAGACGCTCTATGTGTTTGGGCACACCCCGCATTCCGAAATCGTCAGGTTTGACAGGGCTTGTTCCGGATGCACTTATCTGGACATTGACACATCCCTGAATTCGGTCGGCGTCATTAAGCTGAGTGATTATCTCTAAGAAAGCATAAGCACCATGGGGGCATAGAGCCTCTGTGGTGCTTTTTCTTTTTGCATGGGTAAAGTTTCCTTGCTCATACGAAAACGATGCGCAGGTAAGGGCTTTCTGACGGCTGTGAGGAGGTAGAGCAATCAGTTCAATGTCTGGTTTCATAATGTTCATCAGAACGGATGGCCTGGTCAAAACGAATCTATGCCAAGGCATACCGATTTCTCAGCAGAGCGCAGTCGTCCCAATAAGATAGGTTCAGAACGTCTGCAGGGCCTTGTGACAACTGCCAGCTTGTCTTTTTGGCTACCCGGTTGTCTCAGCAAACTCTCCTGTAACCAAAACCAGAGACTTGACTATTCGGCTTTGATAAAAGCAGTTCACAAAGCGGACTTCCCATTGTATAATAGTGACATACATTTGAGTTCCGCAGGACTGATATCAGATGGAGCAGATGGGCAAGAATCGGATGAGCCGCAGGGAAGCGTGAGCAAGGAAAATCACAAAGACCACAAATATAATCTTGGCAGAACGGGAAAATACCGATATCATTCAAGGAGGGAGGAATGTGACATGGAACGAATGATTGACGCAGAGACGGAGGAGCTCTCAAAGCGGGAAAAGTATCGTGAACGGCGCGGTGAGGAGTATGATGTTGTCTCAAAAGTTGCTTTCCTTATTGGCGTGCCAGACTCTCACTGGAAGAGCCAGTATACGGGTTTGGATTCAGATATTTATGAGCAACTCAGCGATAACCGAGATGCTCGCATCATCCGAAACCTCTGTGGCTTACGAACCGAGATAGAGCGCAACTTCAAGCACTTTTCAATGTTAATTCTGATGGAGCTCAAGAACCTGCATACGATTCCTCAGACACAAGGCATGGTTAATCAGCTTCGAAAAGATGGAATCGATATCATAAAAGCAAATCCAAAGCTGGAAGAATACCTGCCAAAAATCAACACTCTCTTACAGCAGCATATCGATGCTTGCAAGTCTCTGTTTCCAATCTGGGTCAACTGGGAGTTCGTGCGGCAGCTGTTTATCATCCCTGGCGGCAACAGCACAAAGAAGTCCAAGGAAGTCTTCGAGTATTATATGGAGAACCTCGAACGCTATCCGTATCGCATGTTCATTAACTGGCGCTGGAGCAAAGATGAGGAAGGAAATCTTCTTTATAATGACGAAAAGTTTCTGAGCAGACTTTATCAGCAGAATGGTGAGGTATTCACCGGCTACTCCAATGTCAGAGGAGAAGGAAGAGAAACCAAGAGAAACATTTATGGATTTGTGGATGCCAGCGAACAGACGGTTGCTCTCGTTGACTGCGAGAACTGTGACCCGCTGAAACTGTGTGCGGCTCTTCAAAGTATGCAGCCGGAAACGCTTGCTAAAATCACAAAAATCATTTTGTACAATGATGTTAATGCTTCTTCTGCCTGGAATCTGCTTCAGAAACACACAAGGGCGGTTATTGAACATCAAATGTCAGAACGAGTCCTTACCGGGAAAAGCCTTGTGGATGTGATGCTGGTGGCGGGGTGCTGCAAGGAGCACTATGTCAACAAGGTGGACAGTTTCCTGCTGTTTTCATCGGATTCCGACTATTGGGGGCTTATCAGCTCGGTGTCCACTGCCAAATTTCTCGTGATGGTTGAGCAAAATAAAGTCAGCAGCGAAATTGTACAGAAAATGATTGACAGTGATATTCCCTTTTGCTATCTGGACCAGTTTTGCCAAGGTGGGCAATCTCACAAAATGAAGGTCGATGCACTGCTCAGTGAATGCCAGCGCTTTGTCGGCAGGCACTTTGAAAGCTTTAATGTCAAGGAAATGATGAATGTAGCTTATCTACAGACCCGCATCGAGCTTTCGAAGGCTGAGAAAAAACAGTTTTATGAACGATATATCAAAACCATGCGCATCAAGATTTCAGCGGATGGTTCCGTAAATATTGAGTTCGGAAACTGAAGACGATGCACAATGATAGCAAGGAGGGTAAATACCAAGTGATACCGATTGTATGTGTCGATGACCGATTCGGCATGGCGTTCAACAAATGGCGCTGCAGCTCGGATGTGGACGTCCTCAAAGATATTCTTGGCAGAACGGATAATGCCAAGCTATGGACCGACTCGTACTCTGCAAAACTGTTTTCACCTGAATCTGAGATTCTAGTGGATGACATGGCTTTTGAGAAAGTCGAGGCAGGGGAATATGTGTTTTGCGAGCGAGTAGACCCAGAAAAATATCAGGATAGAATCGAGAAAGTCCTTGTGTATTTCTGGAACCGGAAATATCCTTCCTGAAGCCAATAAATTATTGCGGAGGAACCTTAATGGGAACATACATCACGCATGAGGACTTGCCGTTCCATGGCGCTCTCGAGAAAATTAGAATCAGGTCCTGCCGAGTGGCCGACCCATCTTTGCCAGGGTTCGATGAAAAGCAGCTTCTCGAAATCACACGGGATGGAACAGCGAAGCTCACGCAAAAGGTGCCAGAGGGAACGGAAAAGGCTAAAACCCGTATTTCACAAACCGATGCTGACTACATCTTTGCTGCATTCTCCGAAACATTCGCGAACTATCGCAGGGAACGCATCCCGTCAGTTAGTGGACATTGGCGTGTCCGGCTTCTAACGGATGACAATGAAGTATACTTCTACCACGGGGCGAATGGCCAGGACTACCGCTATCACGACGAGTCTCTCACGGATATCCTTCGGCAAAGAACCGGAATGCCAGAGCTGTTCGGTCTTTGTGTTAAGGCCGAAACGAAGAACAAGGTGAAATCCATCGAAATCAGCCTGGAACAAACTGCGGCAGATGAGGTAAAAGACCAATATGCAAATGAGTACGGGATTTGTATACATGATACAAATGAATGGTTGCTCGTTAGTTCAGAGGGCACGATAACTTATAATCGCCGTATTGCACATGTGGGAAGAGTCTCCTTGCAGTACGAACTCAAAGACACGGTGGCGGAGTTCCTCAAGGTATATGATGACCAGAGCGTGTTTTCCCACCCAAAAGGACACTCACCAGATACTGTACAGGATGAGGTTCGAAAGACCTATAGAATAGTCGTGACTCGTGACAGTGGAGACACTTCCCTTCTGGAAGGCTCATTCGATAAGGACGGCCTGCCCGATAACTGGGCGGACTTTGTTGGCAGGCTGAAGGATTTCCTCCAGGGCCAGAGCCTCGGGATGCTGTTCGACTCTCGCGTGTATAGCAAAGTATTGAGAAAGAGCAATGAAGTGGCTTTTTGTGGTGTCGATATCGATGGCGTGGTGAGAACACGCTATTACCGCTGTGGGGACGAAATCTGCGAGGGAGATACGGTCGTGGTCCCGACACCGATGAAGCACACATTGGCTATAGGACGGGCTGTCGAAATTCGGTATTGTCCCAAAGACCAGATTCCGAAAGAGATGGCGCAGGCACAAGAGATTCTGGGCCTTGCCAAAGAAACAGAATAGGGAAAAGAAAAAAGAGGGGCTTAGAACAGCTCCTCTTTTCTTGTTGCTTTATTCGCCCAGAGCCTCTCCGAGCGAGAGAACCGCATTACGGACACATTCTGGGCAGGGACACAGAACCTTGCCGGTCTCAATGCCTTTCAGGTCCTTGCAGATGGTAGCACCGCATTTACGCTCGAAATTCTGTACAAGCTCTTTGGAAATACGGGGCATGCCTTTGCCATCTGTGAGAATGCCTGCCACCATGACAGCGCCAATCAGGGCCCCGCAAGTGCTTTCCATACACCCCATCCCGGCAGCGTATCCCGCCGTCAGCTTCATCAGCGTTTCATCATCGATAGGTAGTTTATCCTCAAACACCTTGACCACAGACTGTGTGCAGTTGCATTTCCCGGTCGCCTTCAGTTCAGCAGCCACCGCTGCGCGTTCTTCAACATTCATGCTTCACACTCCTTTTTTCTTTCCATTATACCACAAAAGGCAAATACCAAGAACAAGTGGTTCGGAATTGTCAAGCCTTCTGTCAGTTGTAGTGTATTTGATTGGACTTCCAAATTCTATTTTACACGCACATATTGCAACTTACGGTTGTATTTGTTATACTAATAACAACCGATAACAACCAACAAAGAGCAAATAACAACTAATAGGTGTTACAGCGAACCGAGGAGGCCAATCATGGCAAGCGAAAGAACCATTCTTCATTGTGATATGAACTGCTTTTACGCCAGCTGCGAGATGGCCTACAACCCAAAGCTGCAGGGAAAACCAATTGCGGTATGTGGTGACCCGGAAAGGCGAAATGGCATCGTGTTGACTGCCTCGTATCCGGCCAAATGGATGGGCGTGAAAACCGGAATGCCTCTATGGGAAGCACAGCAGCATTGCAGAGACATCATCTTTGTTCCGGCTCATTATGACCTTTATACTAGGTACAGTAAATACACCAGAGAAATCTTCTTGCGTTTCACAGACCAGGTCGAACCGTTTGGCTTAGATGAAGCATGGCTTGATTGTACCGCAAGCCAGTCACTTTTTGGGACAGGGGAAAAGATAGCCAAGAAAATCTCTGATACCGTGAAGGATGAGCTCGGCATCACCTGTTCTATCGGCGTGAGCTGGAATAAAGTCTTTGCAAAGCTGGGGTCCGACTATAAGAAACCGGATGCCACCACCATCATATCAAGGTCAAACTGGAAGGATATCGTATTCCCGCTGCCTGCCACGAACCTTTTGTATGTTGGGTCCAGAACGGGGAAAAAGCTGTCAAACTACTGTATCCATACAATCGGTGACTTGGCGACCACCAATCCAAGCTTTCTGAAAGAGAAACTCGGAAAAATCGGTCCCATGCTATGGGGATTTGCCAACGGGCTTGATACGGGAACGGTAGCAAAATACGAGGACAGGGAGGCTCAAGCACCCATCAAGAGCGTTGGGAACAGTTGGACCACGCCAAGAGACCTCCTAACTGATGGGGACGTCTGGATAGTGCTTTATCTTCTTTCGGAGAGTGTTGCGGCCCGCCTCCGGGAGAATCATTTCCGATGTCGAGGAGTAGAAGTGAGTCTCCGAGATTCCAGCCTTTTCAGCTTTGAACGGCAAGTCAAGCTGCCTCAGCCAACGATGCAGGAAAAGGATATTGCAGAGGCAGCGTACCAGCTGTACAAGAAGAATTATCGGTGGAGTGAGCATCTTCGCTCAGTCGGTGTGCGTGCCATTGACCTGCGTCCGGATACCGAACCAAACCAGATATCTTTTGAGCATAGTGCCGAAAAGCAAGAGGAGACTGAACGACTCGAATCCGCAATCGATGGGATACGAAACCGATTCGGATACTACTCTGTACAAAGGGCTGTTATGTACAAGGACCGCTTTCTCTCGCATTGTGATGCAAAGGGTGACCATACGATTCACCCACATGGGTATTTGCAAGGGAGCGTCTAAGCTATGCCAGAACAAAGAATCAAGAAATATGTAGAAGTCATTGCCGACTTTTCTCCTGAAGGTATCCTGACACCTCAAACAGTCATCTGGGACACAGGCCAGAAATTCGACATCACCTGTATCTCGGAGGTGCTGCCACGCAAATACTCAAAGACTGGTGGTGTTGGGGTACGCTATACCTGCCAAATAGGAAGAGCCAAAACATATCTGTTCTTTGAGGAAGACAAGTGGTTTGTTGAGGCAAAAGAAAACGCTGCAACAGCAGACTCTTGCTAAAAGTCGAAGAAATAATTGCCCGTCAAGACTCCATCGACTTTCATAGTAGCGTTTGGGTCAGGCTTGCAACCGGATTTGCGGCAGAATGACTCCATTTCATGCGTTAACACGGACTGAATGATAATGCGGTGTACACCGTATTCTTCGCAAATTTTCTTCAAAGCCGAAAGTATCGCTGTCATCGTACCACAACGCTTATGCGCGAACTCAACACGAGAAAGAACCAGTGCAAAATGGCCAAGAAAAGCAACACGTAACTCGTTCTTTCCATCGTTTGAGGTAATCCAAACAGTACGCATGCTGGTAGAAACACTGCAATGACAGTTTTGCTTATTTTCAATAATATCAACAAGTTGTTGTATTTGTTCTTTTGTAAGCTCGAGCATACCGATAGCCCTCCGATATTTTTATCGCTTAAACATTATAACACAATATTAAGCAGACGAAACGACTCTAAAACAATTCACAGAAAGAAGGTGAAGCATTGTGAATAGCAAGTATCGAGAGCAAACCTGCTGCTTTGTCGGGCACAAGGATATCCCACCGGGAGAAAAGCTCAAAATATTAGCCAGGGTAGAGCATCGACTGATTCCTCTCATTCAGCAGGGAGTCATATACTTTGGTATCGGTGGCTCTTTAGGGTTCGATGCCCTCATGGCAGATATGCTGGTTTCCTTGAAAGCTGCACATCCTCGTATTCGTATCATTGAGGTTTTACCATTTGAGGGATACCGTTCCAGGTGGAGTTTAGAACAACAGCGGCACGCAGAGAAGATAGACAAACAGGTGGATAAGATTGTCTATGCGGCGAAAGAGCCAAGCAGGGGAGTATATCTTTTAAGAGACCGGCATTTAGTGGATTGTTCTGCCTATTGCATCTCCTATTGTACTAGAAATACTGGAGGCACAGCATATACGGTAAAATACGCTCTGGAACATGGCGTAACGGTGTACAACGCTTCCAGTTTCGATGTGAGCGCCCTGCTTCAGGCCCAACCGCTTGGGAAGAACGAACAGGTAGTGCCTTCGCACAAAATATGAGGGAGATTTCCTGGCGTTTGGAAAAAGCACCCCTATGACTTTGAGCTTTGCCGCACAAAAAGCGAGCCTCCGCTGCTTGGCGGGGGCTCTTCTTGTATTCTCAAAAACGTTGAATTCAATTTCACTGAATTCCGATTCAACATTATTTGGCGTGGCTCAGCTTGGCCCGGCAGCACGATGCCATGGCGGCCGAACACAATGATTCTCCAGAACGGAATTCTCGACGTTCGGTGCGAATCGTATATAATCTAAATAGTAAACACAAAAAAGAGAGGTGAAGAGCCATGAAGGTCTTAGTCATTCCAGATTGCCATTTGAAACCCTGGATGTTTGCGCAGGCAGATACCATCATGAAAAAAGGCATTGCAGACAAAGCTGTCTGTCTCATGGACCTGGCAGATGATTTCGGGGTACATGATGATGCGCAGTATCTGGAGACCTATGAAACCACAATCGCGTTTGCCAAGGAACATCCAGATACTCTCTGGTGCTACGGGAACCATGACCTGAGCTATATGTGGGGAAAGCCGGAAACCGGATATCACCCAGAAAAGCAAGAACTGGTTTGTCAAAAAATCGAAGAACTAAAAAAAGCGCTTCCCCAAAAGCACCAGCTTGCATATATCCACAAAATTGACAAAATACTTTTCATGCACGGCGGCCTTGCAAATCTCTTTGTTCAGCTCCGGGTAGCACCACAGAACCGAAAAAATGTTCTCGCGGCTGTCAAAGCTATCAACCAAATGAGTTGTGAAACAATGTGGGCAACGGACTCTCCCATTTGGTATCGCCCGCAGCTGTCTCCAAATCAGAATGCAAAACGTTTGTATCGCGGCGGCGAATATCTGCAAGTGGTAGGACATACGCCGGTCAAAGAAGTGTATCTGGAAGGCGGAGTACTTTCCTGTGATACGTTTTCTACTTATCGTGATGGAACCCCATACGGGTCACAGGCTTTTTGTATCGTGGATACCATTACTTTGGAGTTTGAGACAGTTAAAGGTGGATGAGTGCCGATAAAACAAGCGTTGAGAGAAACGGTGCTATATGCTATAATATTTTCAAGTTCAAGAACCACAGCCGATACAATCTCAACGAAGAGCTTGATACCTGCTTGAAACTGCACAGCAATAAAAAGCAAATATCAAATAACAGAAATGCAGCTTAAAGAGAAAGGCTGCCATATAAAATAGCAAGAAACGTTTGCAAAAATAACAATCAGCGCGAAAGGGACGTCCCTTTCCTTACGGAGAAGAACTCCGTAAGGATGGGTTCTGGCTGCTTCCTGCGCTGCGCGGGGGTGGCACATCTGGGCAAACTGATTGACCTGTATTCTTATCCGGTCAGAACGGCAATGCGGTTTCTGCTGGAAGATAAGACGACAGGTGAAAATATAATCTGGGCAACAAATACTTATGAACGATACGGCGATGGCTATCGGCAGGATAATCAAATCACGCCGGAGCTGATTTCCGGGGTATATGCCAATCTTATCCAGCCGCGCATTTTGAAAGCGGAAGAAGAACAGGCGGCAAGAACGAAATCCAAAGCCGAGGTCTTTACGCCCTCTTGGGTCGTCTGCTATATGAACAATAAATGCGATGACGATTGGTTTGGACGCGAGAACGTATTTAATACGCTGAACGGTGAACACTGGGAACCAACGAAAGAGCCTGTTTACTTTGAGAAAGAACGGGATTGGCAGCGGTATGTTGATTCTCGGCGGCTGGAAATCACCTGCGGCGAGGCCCCTTATCTGGTGTCCCGCTACGATGCCGCTACTGGCGAAGAACTGCCGATTGAAAGCAGAATCGGAATTCTCGACAGAAAGCTGCGGGTCGTGAACGAGAACACCGATAACGAGACTGACTGGCTGAAATGGACGCGGCGGGCGTTTGAAAGCACCTACGGCTATGAATATCAGGGTGACAACCTGCTGGTGGCCCGTATTAACCTGCTGATGACCTTTGTGGACTATATGCAGGAGCGATGGCGGCGGGAGCCGACTGCCAAGGAACTGAACCAGCTTGCCAATGTAATCTGCTGGAATATATGGCAGATGGATGGTCTGAAAGGGACGATTCCGGGCAAAGAACTGTACATATCAGACGACTACGAGCAGCTATCCCTGTTTGCAAGTGACTTTGAGCAGGAAACGCTGTTCGATGAGGCGGCTAAGCAGAATAAAAAGTACGAATGTAAAATCCGTGATTGGCGTGCTATGCGGACAATCACTTACAACAAAATGAAGGGAGAGAAATAACGATATGAAGTTCGATTATGTGACCGGAAATCCTCCGTATCAGCTTGAGACGACCAACGTATCTTTATCTAATGGACAATTAAGAAGCAAGAGTATATTTCATTATTTTCAAATAGAAGCAGACAAGATTGCCAATGAATCAACGGTTTTAATCTATCCGGCAGGCCGTTGGATTCAACGCTCAGGTAAAGGAATGGCAGCGTTTGGCATGGAGCAAATTAACGACCACAAACTTTCTGAAATTTATTTTTATCCGGATTCAAAAGAAGTCTTTCCAAATGCTGCTATTGCAGATGGGGTATCCGTTGTAGTAAAAAATATGAAGAAAGACTCGCCCGGTTTTGATTATGTGTATTGCAAAAACGGAAAAGAAAATCACATTGCGATGGACAATCCGGGCGAAAATATTATTCCGTTAAACCCGCAAGATATATCTATTTCTAAGAAGCTGGAAGTGTTTATTCAAGGAAAACACTTGGAGCCGCTTCATAACAGAGTGCTTCCACAAAAATTATTTGCAATAGAGAGTGACTTCGTAGAAAAGAATAGTGCATGTGTACGTGAAATGACTCCTAGTAGCACAATTGATTATTCACATGAAATCAAACTCTATGCGAATGACAAGGCAGGAAAAGCGGGTAGAACGAAATGGTTTATTGCTGAAAAGAATATCATAAAAACGAATCGACAGTATATAGACCTTTGGAAGGTGGTTGTTTCAAGTGCCAATGCGGGTGGGCAAAAGCGTGATAATCAGTTGGAAATTATCGATGACCATTCAGTATTCGGACGTTCTCGTGTGGCACTTGGCGCATTTAAAACGGAACAGGAAGCGAAGAACTTTTATAATTACATAAATAGCTACATAATCAAATATGCGTTCTTGTTAACTGATGAAGCTTTAACAACGCTTGGACTGAAAGTCCCAGATATTGGAAAATACTCGAACGAAAATGAATATGTGGATTTTAGTTCAGATATTGATTTCCAATTAAAAGAGCTTATTGGGCTAACCGATGAAGAATTTGGCTACGTAAAGCAGCGGGTTAATAATTTAAGAAAAAAGGAGATGGCATAATATGAGCACCAAAATCGTCATCAAAACAACGGACCGCGTTGTTCCGATGATTTATGCCTATACCACTCCTGAGATTGCCCGCCATAACGGTTGGACGAAAATCGGCTACACCGAGCAGGACGTAGACAAGCGTCTGAGTCAGCAGACCCATACTGCCGATGTGGAATACAAAGAAGAATGGCGCGGCAATGCTACATTCGAGGACGGCTCCGGTGATACATTTACCGACAGAGATTTTCACCGCTATCTGCGCAAGCTGAACATTGAGAACGACCCCAAGAACGAATGGTTCCATGTGACGGGACCTGTTTCCCGCAACCACTTCTATGATTTCCGTGCGAATCGCGGTATTTTACAATCGCTGACCGCCGCAACCCCGTATAATCTGCGCGAGGAGCAGGAAGATGCCGTAGAGAAAACGCTGGATTACAGCCGCCTGCATACCAAGGGTGAATATCTCTGGAACGCAAAGCCGCGCTTCGGCAAAACACTTACGGCCTATGAGCTTTGCAAACAGATGGACGCAGACACGGTCCTTATCGTGACGAACCGCCCTGCGATTGCAAACTCGTGGTATTCCGACTACGAGAAGTTCCTCGGTCCCGATTCCGGGTATCTGTTTGTGAGCGATACCAGCTCCCTGCAGGGGAAGCCTTTTGTTGTGAGCCGCAATCAGTATCTGGATATGCTGAACAACGACGACTACAAGTGCATCGAGTTCGTCAGCTTGCAGGACCTCAAAGGCTCCATTTACTTTGGCGGTGAATTTGAAAAGCTGAAAGAAGTCAATGACATTCATTGGGATGTTCTGATTATTGACGAAGCCCACGAGGGCGTAGATACCTACAAGACGGATGTGGCGTTCGACCATATTGACCGCAACTTTACGCTGCATCTGTCCGGCACGCCGTTTAAGGCCATTGCCAGCGAAAAATTCAAAGAGGACGCCATCTATAACTGGACCTATGCCGACGAGCAGAAGAAAAAACGCGATTGGCAGGGTGACCAGAGCGAGCAGAATCCCTACGCGAATCTGCCGCAGCTCAATATGTTTACCTATCAGATGTCCGAGGTCGTTCGGGATGAACTGAAGCAGGGCATTGAAATCAACGGCGAGACAGAAGAATGGGCGTTTGACCTAAATGAGTTTTTTGCAGTCAATCAGGCCGGAAACTTTGTGCATGACAGCGCTGTGGACAAGTTCCTTGATGCGCTGACTACACAGACTAAGTTCCCGTTCTCCACACCGGAATTACGCGATGAATTAAAGCATACGCTTTGGCTGCTGAACCGTGTGGACAGCGCCAAAGCTCTAGCCCGCAAGCTGAACAACCATCCTGTTTTCAAGGATTACAAGGTCGTCGCGGCAGTGGGTGACGGTAGATTGAACGATGATGATTCTGCCAAGAAAGCGTTTGACAGCGTGACCGAGGCTATCGCCCAGAACGACAAGACAATTACGCTGTCTGTCGGACAGCTCACCACGGGCGTTACGATTCCAGAATGGACTGCTGTGCTGATGCTGAGCAGCATCAAGAGTGCATCCCTGTATATGCAGGCGGCGTTCCGTGCGCAGAATCCGTGCTTGTTCCACGACAAAGGCAAGTTCTACCGCAAGGAGAATGCTTATATCTTCGACTTCGACCCTGCGCGAACCCTTATGATTTTTGAGGAGTTCGCAAATGACCTGTATGCCAGCACATCCGACGGGCGCGGAGATACCGAAACCCGCAAAAAGCACATCAAGGAACTGCTGAACTTCTTCCCGGTCATCGGTGAGGATGAAGACAGCGAGATGGTGGAGCTGGATGCCGAAAAGGTGCTTTCTATTCCGCGAAAGATTCGCTCCACAGAAGTTGTGAATCGCGGATTTATGTCCAACTATCTGTTTCAGAATATTTCCAATATCTTCGGCGCTCCGCAGGAGGTCGTGGACATTATTACAAAGTTCACCCCCGTGGACGAGCCGAAAAAGCAGGAAGTCAAGAAAGAAGATTTGGACCGCGTCCATGTGGATGAAAACGGCGATGTCAAAGTAGATGAGGGCTATGTTATCGGTTTGGCTGATGACATTTTTGGCGATAAAATCTATGATACTGTCGGCGAACAGGTCACGCAGGCTATTGATAAAGTCGCCGTTGACAACCAGCCCAAGGATAAGGCGCTGGAAGCGTTGCAGGAGGCTTTCAAGGCGCAGGCTGTTAAACCCATCGTGGCTGCTGCCACCTCCAATTACGGCACGGAAATCAAGGCTTCGGATGCCAAGCGTGTAGAGAAGAAGCTGGGCGAGGATGCGGACCGTTTGGTGGCGCGGACTTACGGCGACTATCGTATCGAAACCAACCAAATCGAAAAAGAACGCCATGAGCAGTTGGCTGCTGCTGCGCCCCACGAACAGGCAAAAATCAATCAGGAATTCGACCAGAAAAAGGCAGAGGCTACTGAAAAGCTGAAAACAGCTTTGAATGATACGGTCAGCAGCTTCGTGGAAGATGCCGCCAAAGAGACTGTCCGCAGCTATGAGACACAAATCGAGGAACGCAAAAAGAACGATGTGGAAGATACCATTCGCGACCATCTACGCGGTTTTGCCCGCACGATACCGTCATTTCTGATGGCCTATGGCACAGAGGATACCACTCTTGCCAACTTCGACCAAATCGTTCCCGATGAAGTTTTCCAAGAAGTCACCAGCATCACGCTGGAGCAGTTCCGTTTCCTGCGCGATGGCGGTGATTACAAGGATACCGCCACAGGCGAAACGAAGCACTTTGACGGGAAGCTGTTTGATGAAGTCGTGTTTGATGATTCCATCAAAGAGTTCCTGCGGTTAAAGCGTGAACTGGCAAACTATTTTGACCCGGCGAACGAAAAGGACATCTTCGACTACATTCCGCCGCAGCGCACGAACCAAATCTTTACCCCGAAAGCAACCGTGGCAAAGATGGTATCGCTTTTGGAAGAAGAAAATCCCGGATGCTTTAATGACCCGGACAAGACCTTTATTGACCTGTACATGAAATCGGGCCTGTACATTACCGAAATCGTGAAGCGTCTGTACCAGAGCGAAGGCATGAAAGCTGCGTTCCCGAACTCCAAGGAGCGGCTCGAACACATCTTTGAAAAGCAGGTCTACGGTCTGGCTCCGTCCGAAATTATTTATCGCATTGCAACCAACTATATTCTTGGGTTCTCTGAGGAGCATAACGGAAAGCAGTATAACTTTCGTATGTGCGATGCATTGCCTTATGCAAAGGATGGGACGTTGAGCGAAAAGCTGGATGAGTTATTTGGATAAAACAGTATAGGAATATAGCTAAGCCGCCAAGCGAGTGAAATCGTTTGGTGGCTTTTCTTTTTGCTACGGAAAAGTAGACATTGTACTTGTCATGAGCTTGTTGCATACTTGCTACGAACTTGCTAAAAACTTGCTAAGCACTTGCTACGCTTCACCTCGAAGCAAGTTCATTTTTTTGCGCGAAAGAATATCGGATAAGTGACGCTTCCTACTCGTATGACCGAAAGAAAACATGCAAAGACTCTACCATTCTGGTAGGGCTTTTTGCTGCCCAAAAAGTTGGAAAAATGTCGCAAGCGAGCCGCTGAAACCTCAGAATTTTGTCGCAGCCTTTCCGAATATGAGATGTATCTCACAAAAGCGAAATGCGCTGCTTCGTATCTGTGGTGAGACAATCGGAACAGGCGAATAGCAAAATCTCAGCTGCCGCAAATGCTGTCAAGTTCAAATCACAACTCCCAAAAGTTTCGTTTGGGAAAGCCTGCATTAAAAGTTTCGTTCTGGAAAATGCAGAGGGGAAAGGAAAATGTCGAAGCATATATGCACTGATTTTCTTCTTGCTATTTGTGCAATCCGCTCAAATTGGCGATAAATATTCCCAAAATAAATAAGTCAAAGCGCTTTTGGTGTATAATGGCTCTGACAAACAGAAAAAAGGAGAACACTATGAAAAAGGTTGTATCATTAGCACTTTCGACTTTGCTCGTCCTCTCTTTGGCCGCCTGTGGCAAGGCAGATAGTTCTGCTGCAACAGCCGCAAGTGAATCCAGGTCAAGTACTTCGTCAAATAGTGTTTCCGATAGCACACCAGACGACGTCCCCGATGGGGTCAAAATAGGAGATACATATACCACCGCAGATGGAAAGCAGCATGTTCTAGTGGAAGCTGGTACAGGTAACGATTTGCCTACGCCATCTCCTGAACCCAAAATCACATACGATAATGATTTCCAGGCACAGACACTTGTTGATAATGAAGAATGCACCATTATCTTGCAAAGCGTTGGCTACGATGATGATTATGGCTATTATTGGAAGATTTACTTTAAGAATAAGACATCGGATAAAAAACTCAACAACTGGTTTGGCTCCTGCACATTGAATGGCGTGGGTGCAAGCCTTTCGTTCCCGAGTGTTGAGCCCGGTCAAGAGGAAACGGAAGTTTGTCGTTGGAAAAGCGCTGGGCTTAAAATCTATAACATCAATCCGCAGGATATCAATACGGTAAGTTTTTATCTCAATGTTTATAACGAATTAGATGATGCTGTCCCACGACATGACCTTGTTGATGACGATTTCGTGGTCTATCCAAAAGGGGAAGAAAACGCAACCGAGCCAAAGCATGAAACCCAACCCACAGACCTCGTACTGGCCGACAATGACGCTTGCACTCTGATGATTTGTGGATTTGACCCCGATGGCCTGGACGGTTACACGGCTAAAGCTTACATCGAAAACAAAACAGATAAAGAAATCATGCTTGCCTTTAGAAGTGGAGGTTCCATAAATGGCTTTGAGTGCTTCCCTGAAACAGATACAATGGGAATTGATGCGCACACTAATGCCTATGTAGACATCTACTATTACGATTATTTAGATACTTATGAGGCCAACGGTAAAGACCCCACCTCTATCACCGAAATGGTGATGCCAATCGTTATAAACAATTTCAATACTCGGGACATCTATGTAGATGAGACTTTCACTATTAACCCTCAGACAAATTCCGTGACAACATCGAAATAATTTGACGCTCTCCTGCGATTAAAATTATTAACTTTCCCGGGCTTCGTTTGCAACTTTGTAAGTAAAGGTTTCGTTCTGGAAAAGTAAAATGCCGAAGCGCTTTTGATGTATAATAGCCTTATACAAAGAAAAAAGGAGAAAATCATGAAAAAGGTTGTATCATTAGCACTTTCGGCTTTGCTTGTACTTTCCCTGGCCGCCTGTAGCAGCTCTAACACTACCAGTACTGCTGCCAGCAGTGCAGCTACATCTGATGCTGCATCCTCCGAGGAAAGCACCAGCGACTCTTCAACGAGTACTGCAAGTAGTGCTGCCGATAGTACAACGGCTGAACCTGACATCCAGTTCGATGAGAGTTTCCAGCCACAGACGATTGCCGACAACGATACCTGTACCATCATCTTGCAGAGCGTTGGCTATGATGATGACTACGGATACTACTGGAAGATTAACTTCCAGAACAAAACGGACGACAAGACTCTATGCGCTATCACAAGCAGTTCATCGCTGAACGGAATCCCAGCCGATACCAGCTGGTTCCCGGAAATTGGACCAGGAGTGAAAACCACCGAGGTCGTTTCGTGGGATAAAGCAGGACTGGAAATCTATGGAGTGAAACCGCAAGACATCGATACCGTCAAACTTCACATCGATGTCTATGATGAAGCAGAATGGGATGTGTCGAATCGTGATGACCCTGTCGATGATGACTTTGTGATTTATCCGAAAGGTGAAGAGAACGCGACAGAACCAAAACACGAGATTCAGCCCACGGATATTGTGCTGTTCGACAATAATGCCTGCAGCATGGTCATTTGCGGATTCTATTCCGACAGCTTCATGGGCTATACGGCGAAAGCCTACTATCAGAACAAGACGGATGACCGTATCGATATCATTTTGGACAAAGGCTCTATCAACGGCTTTGAATGTACCCCGGAAGGAGCGGCACTACTGGAACCACATTCCAACGCCTATGTTGACATTCGTTGGCAAGAATATGCTGAAACTTATGCAGAGAATGGCAATGACCCAACATCCATCACAGAAATTGTAATGCCAGTTTTTGTGAGAAAAGACACAGGGAACAATACAGTATACATTGATGCCACTTATTCTATTGACCCGCAGGCAAGAGCTGCAACGCCGATAGTGAACCTCCAATGATAGTCGCATGATTTTCCGAAACCAAAAAACTTCTGGAATAGCAGCAAAACTTTTCTGAGTTCAGAAAACTTTTGGCATTTTTGGAAAAAGTTTTCTGGAATGGGAAAACTCTCCGACTTTTTGGAATGAAAAAATAAAAGCGCTCACCATTTTTCGGTGGGCGCTTTTCTTCATTCTTCAGTTTTCTTTTTCAGCCATTGTCTTCTCACAAACGGCGTGACATAAGTTTCATCACTCTTCAGCTCATAGCCATAGCTTTCAGCTATCAGGATGGCACGTTCGCTTGCTTTCTGTCCGGCAGGCAGGTGGCGAATGAAACCATTGATGTTTTTGGACGAAGCATCATATTTGGACTTGTCGAACACCCGCAGCGGCTCGTCGTCACCATTGCCTTTCTTGCGATAATCGCGGGGCTTTCCGCCAATCATCAGACAACGAATCCCGAATGGAGTATCCGCGTGTGTCACAAACGAAGACCGGAACGACGCATCAGTGGGCAGGACATCCGGCAAATCACAGGCGAGAGAAGTGTACAGCCAGAGAATCAGATTCGTGACGCTGTCAACCAGCTCTGGAAATTGAGCCCGGTCAGTCAAAATATAAAACCACTCGGTGCTTGTGTTATAGTATCCGGCCAGGTCACCGAACTTGGTTACGATTTTATACAGACACACAATCTCGTTGTCGCGGCAAGTCTCTTTCAGCTTAATTTCCTGTATCAGCTGGCAGGCATCAAACTGAAACAATGCACCGTTGGCGGGAAGAGTTCTGCGGCGATGGTGCAGCGTATCTTTCAGAAACTCTGTCGTATATTTGGGTGAGATGGGCTTTGGCCACCAGGACCACATGTTCGGAGTATTCTCAATCAGCGGCTTGTCCGGCAGCATGTCCACGGTATACTCGTTCACATAGGTAGCCATCGAAAGGACTGTGTTCGTATACAAATGTGAGAGCAAAGCGAGGTTGTTGATGCTATCGAAATCTGCAACATTCTCATAGCCATAACGCTTGTAGTACGAAAAGACCATATCCAGGCGTCTATCTTCAGAAATCTGAAAATCGCATTTATCGTATGGCCGATTATTGAAAAGGGCTTCGCTATAATAGACTGGAACATCCGCAAGGGGATAGGGGTCCCGAATGATGATAGGCTCATTCTCAGTCGAAATGCCAACAATGTTGTTCACAATGTCAAATTCCTGAGGCTTGAGGTATTCGCTTCCCTGCATCAGCATATCGATTACCGCGTACAGGACAGAATCATTACGTTCCATAACTCCGTCAATGGTCAAGCCTAAATGAACACATTCCTGCGCATAAGCAATAGCCTTGAAATACAGAGCATAGTCCTTGTTCTTCTTGATGGGCTTTGTGAGCCCCTGCAAAAACTGATGATAGCCTTTAATGAACTTGTCGGGGTTTGCCATGGCAAGCTCTACCTGAGAGCTGACGGCCTCAATGATGGGTTTGCACTCCTCAGCTTCACGGACCAGGTGAAAGAGGAAAGTAGATGCTTTCCCAAAATCCATGTCATGCAATGTCGTCGCAACCTGGCAAGCGCTGGACAGGGTTCTTCTCTGAAATACCCAGATAGACTCACCTTTGCTCCGATACTTCTTATCCCATACCGGTGCGTATTTATCGACTAAGGCATTACCGAAATCTTCCTGCACTGCCAAAACACCATTTTCGTTCTGCACGGTATCCTCCTTACAACTTTAACTGCCCCACACAACTCTGCGCGGTGGGCAGTAGCTTGTGGGCCATCTCGTTTCGAAAATACTTGGGGTCCACGGCCCGCATCCCGAACCGCACACGGTCCAGGGCATCTGCATCCTTGAGAATCGTATATAGCAGCCACACCCGTTCTTTGTCCCGGATATTGGATACTTTGAGGTCTGCAAGAGCCTTGCGGTCATCCAAGCAATGGTACTCGATGAGGAAAGCAGTTGCCGAATTGCAGTCGGAGGCTGTGTCATAATAAATGTCCCTAGACTTTGCTCCGTGACTGTCATCGACATCATCGTTTGTCCGCCCAATATCATGATAAAGAATCGCATCACATAGCTGGTGGGATTCTTTTTTTGTTAAGGCAATGCCCTGAACCTGAACCAAAAGCAGCGCATCAAAGAGAACTCGCAGCGTATGCTCGGCGTCGTGCTCCTCATCATTAGCCCGGCCATAAGCATCATACAGAGTGGAAATGCGGCTCCGGTAGCGCTGGTAGAGAGGGAAGAACGCCTGAACTTCATCTGTCAGAGCGTTAATGCCGTATAGTGTATCGACCTTTCTATCTTTTACGGCAGCCGGTGGGACAAGGACCTCTTTTTCTTCATCATTCGGAAAATACTCGATGATGTCACATTTGCTGACATGGGCAGTGATGATTCTGCTGTTCTCGAGACTCGGGATGCGGCAGGCGAAGAAACAGGCTGCCTTGTAGCTCGTGGTCCAGGAAAAGGACTTTTTGTATGTAGTAGACTTGCTGCCTTCCCCACGATAAACAGTCACGGTATCCGGCAGGCTGGATAGCCTCTTTATAGTATCCTGCTTTTGTTTCTGAGATTTTCCGGCAAAGACTTTTTGGAGGTCATCCTCCTTGAGAGCAGAGAAGCCAAAGTCGCTGGTACGATAAAGGTCCAGAAAGAGTGAGTACAGGTCCTCGTCAGGGTTAGACAACTCAATGTACCTGGAAAGAACAGACACACGAAGGCTGTCTTCCAGGGAGAAAAGGTAACTGCGGATAAAGGGGGCATTTCCCGTTGAAATGTTTTCAGCTGCGCCTAAAACTCTCTGCTGGAATTTCTCATCTGATTCGCTGTTCACAGCCAGACGCTTGTCCCCGTAAATGTTCAGAGAGAGAACAATGGGAACGGTCGTGCTATCGAACTCGCAATAATAAAGAGGAGCAAGCATATTGTGCGCAGCATAAATCTTGCCAACGGGGAGTCTCGGATACTTTTTAGCGAATTCAGTGGCCGTTATACCGATGCTGTAGCCTTCTTTGTAGTACCGTTCAATGTCAGCACTTGTCTGCACTGCAGTGAGGGGAAGCATCGTATCAAGACTTGCTTGGTTGATGCTTACAAGAATATCCCCGACCGTCATTGTTTTTCGGACTTCCAACTTTTCACGGGTTGCCCCGTTACTCAGTATGGATTTCTGCTTCATAGAGCGAACTTACCGCAGGCCGCAGCCCTTGATAGAGGCTCACTCTCCACAGACTTTAAGATTCGGTCGTCCTGACCGTACTGTTCGCCTGTGGTTATGAGGTGGCTGGCATAGCCAGCATGTCCATTCCTTTCTTTAGAATATTTTCTGCTGCATTTTTATCCCTATCGTGTGATGTATTACACTTCGGGCAGACCCAATGCCGCACGTTGAGGTTTTTAACCTCTTTGTTTTGGTATCCGCAGCAGGAACAGGTCTGGCTGCTTGGATAAAAGGTTGGTATTTTCACAACCACTCTTCCTGCCCAACTAGATTTGTAATCAAGCTGTCGGAAGAACTCTCCCCAAGAAGCATCGGAAATGCTTTTAGCAAGGTTATGATTACGAACCATACCCTTTACATTGAGGTCTTCTACACAGATGATTTGGTTTTCTTTCACCAGTGTAGATGACAATTTGTGTAGGGTATCTTTTCGTTTGTTAGCTACTTTTTCGTGGCAGCGAACTACTTTGATGCGCTGCTTTTCCCAGTTGGCAGAGCCTTTCTTTTTGCGTGACAGCTTTTTCTGTTCGCGCTTTAGTTTAGCTTCCGCTTTCTGAAGATACTTATGGTTTGGATGTTCGTTTCCATTGCTGTCAACAGCAAAAGATTTGATGCCAACATCCAAGCCGATAGCGGCATTCTTAACAGGAAGCGGTGCTACTTCTACTTCGCAAAGAATGCTTACATAGTATTTTCCGCTTGCTGAACGACGGATTGTTGCCTTGCAAATACGACCTTCAATGTTGCGGCTTTTGCGATAGCGCACCTTTCCAAGTGTAGGAAGTTGAATGTACTTATCGTCAACTTTAATGCTTTTTGCTTTAGTAGTTGTATAACTTTCTTCTCCTCTTTTTCGTTTGAATTGAGGGAATCCTTTACCGTCTTTGAAAAAGCCTTTATAGGCATTATCTAACTGACGACAGCTATATTTGAGTGCTTGGCTATCCGCTTCAGCAAGCCAAGGAAGATAGGTCTTCATCTGAGGAAGTAGATTTTGCGTATCAATATAGCTCATGCTTTCGCCGCGCCGCCTATAGGCTTTTATTCGCCTATCTAATATAGAGTTATATATAAAGCGGCAGCAGCCGAGCGTTTTATTGATTTTTACTTCCTGCTCTTCTGTAGGCTCTAGCCGAAATTTATAGCCTTTATGTACTTTCAAGGTGATTCACCTCCTTTATGGATTTTTGTACTTGTGAATTGGTCAAACCACCGGAAAAAGTTGAATAGCCTGTTTTTCTCCTCCCACAATTCTTTCTAACATAATTATATCATATTTTACAGATGGACGGGCCAAAATCGCAACTTTGTTCATGAATACTTAACCTTTATGCACGAGATTTATTGTTGCCTTAATATATAAAACTAGAGCCCCGTCATCTTGGATGGGGCTCTTGAGTTGTAGCTGGAGGTGTATCTCATTTTGTGCCAGGGGTATTGTATGGCAGTTTTCGAAAATGAGTGCAAAAAAACAAACACCAGAAGTCAAACTCAAAAATATCTTAGTCTTGGCAAGTTTACCCTTGCGCCGCTGTGCGAACCTCATAAAATAGAAATTGTACAAGAGAAACGGCAAGTGACGTTCATCGCGATTGTAGTTGGTCGCCACGAATCGATGCCGTGTCTGCTTGCGCATAATTACCTCTTTTCGAAGCCCACAGGTCATTCTCTCACCTGTGGGTTTTGTTTATTGCGGAATCGTGCGAATTGCAGACAATTAAAGACAGAGCGATTGTGAGATGAGGCGATACCGATGCAGTAGGGATGAGAATCTTAGCAGCTAAAAAACTGAATATGGAGAAACAAAAATTATGGTATACGTGATTGGAATTGTAGCAGCCCTGATTATTCTCTTTGGATTTCTCTGCTACAAGAAAGCTCCGCCCACGGAGGCTATCGTTGTAACTGGCTTTGGCCTGTCTAAGCCTAAAGTGGTTTGCGGAAAGGGTACATTTGTTCTGCCCGTTCTCCAACGGGCTGACCGACTGAATATGCGCCTTTTGAAAATCGATGTCAAGACTCCTGAAACAGGTGTTAAGACGAAGAACGGCGTAAGTCTCTGGATTGACTCTGTTGTCACGATTCAAGTCTACAGCGAAAACTCTACCGTTCTGGATGAAGAAGTGAAGGCATCCGGTCTGAAAGACGCCAAGGCGTACATCATGTCCCGACAACAGGCAGCCATCTCGAACTTTCTGGGCATGAACGAGCAGGGCATCAATGAGAAAGTTAATGACGTTCTGCAGGGCAATTTGCGTGAGATTGTCTCTGACATGACCGTTGACCAAATTCTGACGAACCGCAAGCAGATGGCTGTGAGCGTTATCGAGAATGCTCGCCCCGACCTTGCTAAGATGGGACTTGAGGTCGTGACTTTTAACGTCCAGGATATCAGGGATGCGGTGGATGTTCAGGGCCACAACCACGGCGTCATCGAGGCTATCGGCATTGAACAGGAAGAGCTTGTGAAAAAACAGGCTGAAATTGCCCGTGCTCAGGCTGCCCGTGATGTAGCCTGCGCGAAGGCCGATGCTGAGATGGCTGCAAATGCCAAGGAAGTTGAAGCGCAGACTGCGATTGCAAAACGCAACAGTCAACAACCCCGCCTAAACCGGTTCACCGGTTATAGACGGGGCTTGCGGGGCAACCCGTAAGCCCGGTTGATTAGCCTTGGTGAACGGCAACTTCGGTTGCTGCGAACTCCGTTATGCATTTGATGAGCAATCATCTTCATAATATAGGCACCCCGATATGCTCCACAAGTGTCGGGCTCTGCGGGCAGTGTGTGTATCAATGGCGCAAGCCGTTGATATGTATTACGTTAAAAATCTCTAAGGGTAGGAGATGTGCGGCTGCCATGCCGAAAGGCTAAAACAGTGCATAACATTGGCGAAGTGGACCACAGGGCGCAAGCCCTGACTTATAGTTTCATTACTATTTAACGAAAGGAGTACCTTGCATGAGCACTTGCGTTTGTGTTCTCAGCAACAGTGGTGAACGCTTAATGCCTACCTTCCGTCTTGGCAAGGTACGCCGACTCTTGAAAGACGGAAAAGCAAAAATCGTTAAGCACCATCCCTTTACCATCCAGCTGCTGTATGACAGTAAAACAAACACGCAGCCTATTGAAATCTGTGAGGATGTTGGCTACAACTACATCGGCATCAGTGTGAAAAGTCAATCTCACGAGTATGTATCTGCGCAGTATGATACATTACAGGATGAGAAAGCCTGCCACGACAGTTGTCGTAAGTTGCGCCGAACCCGCAGAAATAGACTGCGCTACCGTAAACCGCGCTTCGATAACCGCAAGCGCGGCGAAGGTTGGCTTGCTCCTTCTTTGAGGCATAAGAAAGAACTCAATGTCAACGTTGTCAAGATGTATTGTGCAGTAATGCCCATTACTCATGCAACGGTTGAGGTCGGTTCTTTCGATACGATGCTTGTAAAAGCAATTCAGGAAGGAAAAGCCATTCCTGAGGGAGCAGACTATCAAAAAGGTCCTCGCTACAATTTGGCAACCTTGCGGGAAGCGGTATTTTACCGCGATAACTATGTCTGTAAGGTTTGTGGGCGTAAAGCTACCGAAGGCGCGATTTTGCACGTGCATCACATGTTTTATTGGAAAGGTCGCCATGGCAATAGTCTCAGCGAGCTTATAACAGTATGCGAGAAGTGCCATACACCAGCTAACCATCAAAAAGGTGGCAAGCTCTATGGTTTTGGTAAAGACAAAAAGTTTGCTAACCTTTCGGGCGCAGCATTTATGAACGCTGTTCGCTGGCAGATAGTAGATGCACTGCACGCCACATACGGTAAAGAATTTGTGACCATCACTTATGGTGCGATGACAAAGGAAAAGCGAATCATTCTTGGCATAGAGAAAACCCACAACAACGATGCGTATGCAATGGGAGATTATCATCCGGCACATCGTTGCGTGTTTAGGCATTACCAAAAACGATGCAGAAACAATCGTGTGCTGGAAAAATTCTACGATGCCACTTATATCGACACCCGCACCGGTAACAAAGCAAAAGGTAAAGAACTTTTTAACGGCAGAATTAGCCGTAATCACAAAAAGGATTCTGAAGACCTGCACAAGTACCGCAGCAAAAAGGCGCCGAAGGGCCGTCGCTCTATAAGAAGACAGCGCTATGCAATTCAGCCATACGACACTGTGCGTCTCGAAAGTAAAACATACATTACAAGCGGGTGCCATAACAAAGGCACAAGACTTTTGATTCCTGCTAATGGGAAAAGTAAGTCCGTAGCAATTTCCAAAGTTCAAGTTGTTTGCCATGCGGGAGCATGGATACAAATCATTTAAATGCTGAAAGGAGGTAAGCAGGAAATGCTGTATCTTAGTCTTTTCTAAGAAGCGCATTCCTCCCCACCTAAGCCTTACGGCTATAGATGGGGTGTCCTGTTCCATAATTATGAAAGACTACGGCAACGGCTATTCCATTGAGGAGCTTGCCGCAAAATACAGGTTGAGCGTCCGTACATGCTATCGAGCGTTAGACGACGCGAAACAGGAGGCCAGAATTCAGTTGGCGCAGGTAGAGGATGCTAGAAAGGCCGAAATTCTTGCGGCATACAAGAACAGTGTCCCTCTCAAGGAAATGATTGCGAAATTTAACGTGGCAGAAGGATATTGCAGCATGGTTGCCAACGATGCGGGCCTGACTGAAAACCGTAGAAATGAGCGCATCAAAATTCGGCAAAAACCCCGCAATGAGAATATCTTTCGAGAATACGAGAGTGGCGTGCCGGTGCAGAAACTATCCGAAAAATATCAGCTCTCGGTTCCTGGTATTTACAAGGTTATCCAGCGAGTGAGAAGGCAAAAGGAGGCGATGAGTCTTGCAATGGATTGTGAAGCAAACCAAATCGAAAGGATATGAGTTCACCTTCGATATCGTGAAAGGCAAGGCCGTTATCGGGCAGGCACACTATATCCCGAAATTGCTACGGCAGGGTTATGGCATCCGGCTGAATGATTCCAAGTTCCTGCTGCAATACATGCCAGCTGCTGACGCAAGGGCGTACATGCGCGGCATCAACACGAAAGATATTCTGAGATACCCTTTTGCTATCCGTGAGAACAACTGCACGGTAGGCGAGATTTCCGTCATCCATACAAAAACCGGATTCCTCCAAGGATACAATTCTATCGCCATGCAGCTGTATGGCGAGGAATACCAGAGCTACAAAATCGGCTTTGGAAAAGAAGGAGTATGCTGCCCTGTATTCCTTTACGGACAGCAAATCGCCCAAATCAATAAGAGCGCGGTGGTCAAGGACAATCTGGATGAATACCTGATTTACGCGGTCAATGAAATGGCTCTGCTGCCGTCCGTTATGTTCGCCATTTACATTGACGGGATATACTACGCAAACCGAGGCGTGTATGTGGATGACGCAACGACTATCAACTGCGAATACAGCTTGAACGAGGAAGTCCTGTCCCACTACGACCCGAATTTTGTCAAGGGACTATGACTCCGATAACTGGTATTCACAGACAATATCATGTTGCGAAACTGTGCGAATCGCAGACAATTAAAAACAGATGAATTACAAAAGCTGAGGTTACACAATGAGCTACGAACCTTTCATAACACCTGGCAATAACTTCTTTCTTGTCTCGACGGAGTACAAAGAGAGCTGCTCTGCCTGGTGCCGCAAGCAAATTAGAGCGACACTGAGGACCTGTCAGGGACGAGTCATCATCATTGATGCAACGGGCGAGTACGCGGACTTGGCGCTTGAACATGACAGATTGATTCGAGAGAAAATCCCGTCCATCATTTATCGGTATAAGCTGGTGGACGGGAAACCGTATATTGCTCATGTCATTGAAGTTGATACGGAAGCAAATAAAGCACCGCACCTGATTGTATACGATATCAGCCGGACCATAATCACCAGCTGGAAGGTCGGCGTAGAGGCAATTGATAAAATCCTGCAATCCTATGCCGTGATGCAGGACAGTGAAATCGCGTGGTTGTATGTTCCGCTGGACTTATATACCAATGTCAAGCCCGAAAGCGAATCCTGGAACATTTTGGAACGAACCATCAAGGGCAATGAAGGAAAGCTCATGACAGTACTGACGACTCGCAAATTCACCATTGGGATGGTCCAGCGCTGTTTGCATATGACAAAAAATAAACTTTTGGAGGATAGCAAATGACCAATGAACAGCTGAGAATCGCATTGACGGCGAATGCCGTTACCAAACAAACCCGAAACCATTTTGGATTCAGTGACCCGTGTGGAAAAACGCTGGAAGAATACAACAAGTCCGCGATGCTGTGCTGCATGACAGCGGCGCAGAGAATGAACACGCCGGGTTTTGAGCGTGTTTTGGCTGCGCAGATTTTTCCCTGCTTTACCATTGGCTGCTGGAATCAGACGAAGACGGTCTATGATTTTGACTACGAGTTTCAGAAAATGCTGATGGATACGGATGACGTGGCAATTCATCAGGATATCCTGCAGCGACTCCCGGTTCGTGATTTCTTTATCCCGGTGTATGACAGCTACGACTACAACGGTATGTTCGTGCATGTGGAATTCGACGAAAAAGAGAAAACCACAGCTTTCGGTATCGTTCTTGTCGGCCCGGCCAAAGGCAGCCATGATGATTTCACGTTCCTGACTCTGCCTGCCTGGACCAAAGAAAACCAGAGTTTGACGGAAGCAACTCGGAGCACGAAAGAATACCTGGAAAAGGCAGCCGGGCAGCGGCAGGTAAATGGTATCAGCGTACCGGCTGTGATGGAAGCAGTTCCTTCGGTCTTTGACGGCGGCACACCTTATGTTCGCCTGGCAATCCTGTGTGCCTACTATCTTGCCAGTAAGAACCCTGATGTCCGCTTGGAAACTTCCAAAAAGCGTGACCGCCCGGTATTCGTGTTTCAGGGAAAGGCACAGCGAATCAACGTCAAGACATATACCGTTGGTGAGAATGCGGCCAAAGAATACAAAAAGAATGGGGAAGGCAAAACTCCCCGCTGGCGGCATTACTGGTGCGGCAATGGCCGGGAACGTCGGGAATGCAAATTCATCTATTGATGGGATGAGGTAAATATCATGGCTTCCCATACTTATCAGGACCCGATTGGGTTCTATGAATGGTTCGATGACCTTCCCTATGCTATCCAGGATAGTATTCTGAAACACCTGCCGCATATCAAAGGCGAGGAATGGTTCATCGTCATTATCTTTGCCGCTCTTATTCTAATGATTCTGGTTTCAGCGTATCTGTGCTATGCAAGGCATAATGTCAGAAAGACGAGTGAACGACTCAACGCTCTGAAAGAACTGAATGCTGCAACAAAGTTTATACCGGTCGAGACGCAGTACCGATACTACCTACGCTCTGATACGAAACTGGAATACGAGGAGTTTTCACTCCCGAAATTCTTCCGCCGCGAAGTGAGAGAAAACTTTAAGCTGTTCAACACTCTTCTTGGCAATGCTCGGGCAAACACGGTATTGTATGAAACATACGGCCGCGAAATCCAGGAACTCCCGGATTGGACAGAATCGGATGACGATTGCGGGCGGCATATCCCGTTCTTTCTCTACCACAACATCGAGAAAGAGTTGTACGATGAAACTGTCCTGGACTGCCCTGTAACGAGCCCTGAGTTTGTCTGTACGAAAAGCTATCTGCCCAAAGATGCCAAAGAGCCGATTGAGACGGAAGAAACCTATACACTGGAGGAACTGGAAGAGTACATACGCCGCTTGAAGGTTGCAGCCGATGTCAAGAAGAACAGCCAGAACGCAGGCTGAAAAAAGTCAGCAGCCATAAGCAAGAGGCAGGGCCCTGTGTTTCATGGTTCCAGAACGTCTTCCCACCTGAACTTTAACAGCACTTTGATATTCTGCGGGTATTGACAAACAGCCAAAAAGGTGCTTGGGTCAAAAGCTCTTGCAAAAACGTACGATACCCGTACAATAAGCACAAACAAAATAACGAATGAATAGGAGATACATACCATGAGTGAACAGAATACCAATGCTCAGCTCGAAGCTTATCGGAAGCTCGTTGACGATTTCAAGCGCTTCGTCAGTTCTGAAATTCGGGCAGAAGAGAACAGCTACAGGATTGTGGACATGACTTCCGAAGATGCCGAAATCGATGACCCGAGCGTTCCGGTGACTCAACTGGAGGACGAAAAAGCAGAGAAGCTTGCCGGTATTTGCATGGACCTGTCCAATGCCACGCTGTGGCTCTACTACAACCGTGACAAATTTGCAAACGTCGAGTTTATGCCCCTGACTGATGAAACTCTGAAAGAATACCAGAAGCAGGCTCAGAATGCTCTGAATGAACCGAAGAGCCCTCTGTATCTGAAATCCTGGTATCAGCTCATTGAAATGTTGAGTCAGGAATGTATCCCGCAGCGCTACGAGGACGACGGTCAGCGATATACAGACGTCTATGTGAACACCTATATGCTCATGTACCTGACCATGACCCGACTCAAGAACGGCGGAACCTTTACACGCCTTGCAAACGGGCAGGGAAGCGATGCTGTGAAAATCACGACCATCGCAATGTACTACTTCTCCAGCCTTTTGACGGTTCTCTGCACTGAATATTAAGAAATTTTTTCCCGTGTGAGCAGCGACGCTCATGCGGGAATTTTTTTGTAATTTTCTATTGTCAATCTGTGCGAATTACGTACAATGAAAAATATAAACCAAAAATATATCTTATCGTTGTCCCGCATGAGTTGTTTGTGCGGGACTTTTTTGTTTGCGGAAAGGAAATGCACTATGTACGGTTTATCAGAAGAAAGCTTAACGATTGTTGGTATTATTTTGATTGTGGTTGGTGTCGCTATGATTGGTTGGGGATTTGAATGGAATCAGGACATTACCAATGATAAACGGGTCGGAACCGTTGTCAGAGACATTGGCGTTATGGTTTTGGCAACCGGCATTATATTTGTGATGCAGCGGGCAATGAACTAAATTGAGAAAAAGTAAGGCAGGCTCATTTCGGGCCTGCTTGTTTTTTGGGTGAAATATGATTACAACAAAGAAGATTGACCCACGGCCATATCAGCAGAAAGCTGCTGCGGCGATTCATAGAGAGTGGGATGCCGGGAATAAGAAAACGCTGGTTGTGATGCCGACCGGAACCGGCAAAACTATTGTGTTTGCAAGCATCGTGAACGACCAGGTGGCAAAGGGTGAACACGTTTTGATTCTTGCGCACCGGGAAGAGCTTTTACAGCAGGCAAGCGACAAGCTCAAGATGGTGACGGGGCTAGAGACCGCGTTAGAGAAAGCGCAAAGCTCGGCGCTCGATTCCGATAAGATGGTCGTGGTTGCCAGTGTTCAGACTCTCTCTAAGCAGAATCGGTTAATGAAGTATCCGCGTGATTATTTCGGGACTATCATCATTGATGAAGCGCATCACACGGCAGCCAAAACTTACAAGGGAATTCTCGAGCATTTCATCGATGCCAAAGTGTTGGGCGTGACCGCAACACCCGACCGAAGCGACATGAAATCCCTATCTGATATCTTTGATAGTCTTGCATTTGAATATAAGCTCCCGGATGCAATTCGGGAAGGATATCTCTGCAAAATTAACACGAAGACAATTCCGGTCGAGGTAGACATCAGCAAGGTTCATATCAATGCCGGTGATTTCAGTGCTCAGGACCTCGGCAATGTTCTTGACCTGTATCTGGACACGATTGCGGATGCCATTGTGCGAGAATGCCAGAACCGAAAGACTGTCATCTTTACGCCTCTGGTACGAATCAGCAAAAGACTGTGTAATATCCTCAATAAGCGAAACTTCAAGACCGCAGAAGTCAACGGCGCGTCTGCGGACCGGAAGGACGTTCTGAAAGGGTTTGACAATGGCGAGTACAAGGCGCTGACGAACGCGATGCTCCTGACGGAAGGCTGGGATTGCCCGACCGTTGACTGTATCATCTGCTTGCGTCCTACCAAGAGCCGTAGCCTGTATGCGCAGATTGTGGGACGCGGAACACGCCTATGTGAAGGGAAAAAGAATCTTCTCGTGCTGGATTTCCTGTGGCTGACAAAGAAACATAGTCTTTGCCATCCTGCTGATATTTTCTGTGAAGACCAGGAAGTGGCACAAAAGACCACCGATATGCTGGCGGATGCGGCACTCACCGGTTCGAATAGCCAGGAGAATTTCGGGAGTCCCGAATTGGGGCTGATTGAGGCAATCGAGGAAGCACAGACTGAGCTGGACGAGGAAAAGCGGAAAGCACTGTGTGAACTCGAAAAGCAGGATACGATTCAGCGCAAGCTCAAGGCACAGCGTCAAAAGCCGAGAGGATTAGTTGACCCGCTGCAGTATATCTTCAGCATCGAAGCGCCGGAACTCAACGATTATCAGCCGATGTTTGAGAGTGAGAGGCAGGAGCCTTCCGATGACATCATCGATAGTATTTCGTGCTACGGCGTAAAAGGGGATGCCATCAAATCTCAGGGCCTTGCCGCTGCAATTCTCAAACGACTCATTGCTCGCAGAGCCAGCGGAATGGCTACCCCGAAACAGATTCGGTGTCTTGAAAGTTTTGGGTTCGTCCATGTTGGGCGCTGGACATTGCGCTATGCAAGCAGCTTTTTGGACATCATCAGTTCTCATGACTGGAAACTTCCGAATGGGTTCGACGCATCCACGCTGGACCCGGAAAAGAATACGGCAGAAGACCTCGCCAAGCTGTATCCAGACTACAACGAAGACGAGACGAAGAAAGCACCGCGTGGGGATGCTTTCATCTGCTGCTACTACGATGCAAGCTACAATTTGGCTCGCAAGAAGGTCTGCAACAGTGAAAAAGAAATGTTGAATCTGTATTATTCACTGTTCAATACTTGCGAAGCAAAGTACTTCTATTATACGAAGGAAGCTGATGCCTGGATGGCAGAAAAGCAGAATCTAATTGCCAGAAAGACCGGAACACCGATTCCTGCCGCACAGCCGACTCAGGCAACACCCGCAGTACCTTCTCCCTTTGTCCCGACAGCTCCCGCTAAGAGCCACGAATATTATTGCTGCCTTGCCCGATGGGATGGGTCCTACATTGGCTATGAAACTTACAAGAGTGAGCAGGCAGCTCAGAATGCCCGAAAGCAGATTGCCCGGCGCGGTGAGACGGCAGTGTATGCCACAGTAGAGGAAGCCGAAGCGTGGGTCGAACAACAGAAGGCGGCAAGAACCAGGAGGTAACAAGATGCGTACAAACAAGACGGCAAGCCATATTTACTATGAGCTTGACCACGATGTGCAGGAATATGCGAAACGGCTTTTAGCCAAAAAAATTCTGCACGCGGCACAGCAGAACAATGCCGCTCCGTTATCTGATAAAACGGCAAAGAAGACTGCTGAGACGGCAGTATTTCTAACCGAACGCCTCGCGCTTTTGTATGAGCTGAATTCTGGATTCCGAGGCATCCGATTCAGCACTTTCGGAGAACAACCTGCTGTTTACACTACCATGGTCCAGCACAATGCTCCGCTGTACGATGAGCTGATGCTTGGACGGGCCTATAACCTTGCCAACTACCTTACTGCTGATAATGAGGATATCAAAGAATCTGTTTTGATGAAGCACAAGGTTTTGGCAGCAATTTATAGTGCCGCTGCATACATGAAAGGGCAGACTCCGGAGCAGGGAAAAATCTCGATTCAGAACCAGCTGTTTGTGTCTACGGCTGTTGAGCTGTTCAGCAGCCTTTTGGATGCAGTGGCAGAGAAAAAGAACGACAGCAATAAAAGTGCCGCCTGAGTTAGAAATTAGGAGAATTTGCATGATTCGAGTTAAGAAAGAGAACCACCGTAGTTGGTTCATGAGCAACTATTATCCTTGCAAATTTGTGATGAATGGGATTCGCTACAAGAACGCTGAAGCAGCGTTTCAGAGTCACAAGGTCCCACTGGAAGAGCGCAGACAGTTTGCGGACATGCCACCGGCTTCTGCCAAGCGCTTTGGCCGCAATGTAGCTATCCCCGCAAACTGGGGTGAGGCTCGGGACGACGTGATGCGCCGCGTGGTGATGGCCAAGTTCGAGCAGAATGAGGACCTCAAACAGCGCCTCCTCGAAACGGGTACGCAGCCTATTGAGGAAGACACGACCAGCTGGCATGACAATTACTGGGGCAACTGCCACTGCCCGAAATGCCGGAACATCCCAGGCCAAAACCGGCTCGGAACTATTCTGATGGAAACGAGGGACAAGCTAAAAAAACAAACGAGTAAATAATATTTGCGAGTCATTTCCTTTTTTAAGACAAAAGGCTGCCGCCCATCACGGGTAGCAGCCTTCTTTTTTTGTTTAGTGGGTGTCGTGGCACACATGCTCGAAATCGACGAGCAGCTCATTTGCTGCCTTTTGCACACATGCTATGGCCGGTTCATCCTTGACTTTTTCAGGTAAAAGGATAAGGCACGGACGGTTAATATCAGTTGAGCTGCTATAGTGGCAGGAGAGCAACTCTTCTCCAAATTCGTGATTAAGGGCGGAGGCAAGACATTTACCGAGCAAAGCACAATCCTCATCTTTCGCCAAAAGCCTATCCGCCTCATCGTAGTTAATGCGGCCGTTATCGAGACATATACGGTCAAGAAATGCACGAACAGAAGCAGATGCGCTCATGGCATCTATAGTCTGACGATGATTCTCAAGAAAAATGCAAAATATCGGCTTTTCGATTTCATCCAAGTAAAAGCCAAGGCCGGTAATACGGGTATTGGTATCGGTTTGTGTCATAGGAAACACCTCATCCATTATGGCAGCGAATCACCTTGCCGCATTCAGAACAACTCACTGAACAACTTCGCCAAGGTCATTTGCGTATTTCGGGTCACACATCATGAAATAGTTGACGGGGCCGTACTCCAGACCGAGCTCCTGCGCGTATGCCTTGATAGCTTCCAGAACGTCCTCTTTCTTGAGGCCAAACTTGGAATGCAGACGCGCAAACTCTTTGTCAGAGACAGAAACGCAAGAGCAATTTTCTGCATCGGTTTCTTTGCTGCCCAGCATCCCGTCAAAGATGTCCTGTCCTGCACAGAGAGTCGTCTCATTGTTCATCGCATAGGCGATAACGGAAGCCTTACAGTCAAAGTCGCTGTCTTCCACAAGGAAATCCTCAGGGCGGCCGTGACGTGCAACAACGTTTTCATAGATGTCCCGGAGTTCGATAGGAGCAGAAGGAGCGGTCAGCGCTGCTTTATGAAGGCGCATGAATTCCACAAACTTTTCATCCGAGAGGGTATCGGTATAAAAGCCGATGCCGGAAACGCGAACCTTCACTTCGCTGGCAAAGTAATCGTCAATTTTGGAGACGATTTTCTGCTGGACCCGCTTGTATGCTTCCTGAACATTGGAAGCCGTGTAAAATACCGGGAACTTCATGATGTCGATTCCCTCCGGCAGACTCGCGTCATAGGCCGCATCAATGCCGCCTCGCAGCGCCGGAACCGCGTCATGCAGCTCTTTCACAGAAGAAATGTATCCGGTAATGTACAGCTCATCGTTTTTGCTGTAATGCCCGATAAGCCCCACATAGAGGGTCTGCATCAGCATCCGCTTGAAGCTGAACCAACAAAGACGAATGGGTAGAATGACATTAGCAGCCGTACCTTCCGCACGATAGGTGCCGGGGGCAGAGACCTTTTCCAGCAGAATCTGGTCGTTCTTGTCACCGTATTTTTCCTTGAAAAGAGCTTGAAGAATTTCAGTGGACGAAAGAGGAGTGGACATTGGAATCGTTTCATTCAGAAAAGAGAGGAATGCATCCACGTTGTCTTTCTGCCATGCGTCATCAGACATGCTTGCACGCTGCATAGAGAGCTTGTCTTTCCCGTCGTCAGGCAAGGGCTCATACCCACAGGCGATACGAAGCTCGTTCTCCGTGACAGCATCCGTTGCGCTTGCAATTTTCTTGATGGTATTCTCGGTCGGCTGAGCTTTCGCGTTGCCGTTCGCAAGGTTACTGATATATCCACGAGTCAGCCCCGCTTGAAACGCAAACTTACCCTGTGTGCGGGTTCCGATGGCTTTTTTGACCAGCGATGCCAACCTTTGAAAGTCGGGCTCTTTGGGAAAGGTGGCCTCCGTATCCTTATTGCTGTTCTTTTCAAGTACCGACTTGTCCCAACCGGTGACAAGAGAATACCCAATATCCTTCAAGGATTGATAGGCAACCCCGTTCTGGTCAAGAGCCGGGGAGTATGTACCGCTGTTATCTTCCAGCTGCTCTACTGCGTCACGCACCATCCTTGCTTCGTTCATCAGGATGACGTCCGGGGCTTCAAGCCGGGCAAGACTCTTGTACCGACTATTGAGGCGCTCGACTCGTGCGGCCAATGCAGTGATGTTGGCAACTTGGTCTTCCGTTGCATGGGCAGAGATATCTGCACCAAGTTCAAAATGGTTCAGTGCAAGAATATCCACGCCTTTGCTCTTGGCAAATTCCACAATGGCTTCCGCGCCATAAAAACGCTTCTCATGGGTTGCGACAACTTTCGTTATCGTGTCGGCCGAGTTGTCCAGCTCAAGCACTTCACCTTTTCCGGCATCCTCGACATAACACCTGGCGTTGGTGAGAAAGCCTTTCAAAAAATCAGCATCCACATCCAGCTTCTTAGCGATGTCGGGCAGCTGCTTATAGAAAATCACGGGCGTGGCGAGGTTAACATAAATCATGGTGTACTCCTTTCAAATATGTCATTAGCTGTACAATGCTGTCATCTTCTGTAATTATAATAGCACATCCCGCACCAAAAAGCAAGCATGAATTTACAATAAATGACAAGAAAATACACGAGATGACATATTTGGGCAAAGCAGTTGATTTTTGGCATTTCCTGTTCAGCAACGGAACAAGTTCCATGTACCTTGTCTTTGCCACTGTTTTGCTACGGTTTTGCCACAATTTTGCCTTGTGCATCCGTGCGAATTGAATATGATGGGAAATATAAGATAAATAAGTGTAAGCCGCAGAGATTTGGTTTCTGCGGCTCCTTTCTTTTATGGTCCCCATGCGGATGAAAATGTCTGCATGGGGATTTTTTAGATTATTATGGAATACTTGTATAAGCAATACAATAACGAACCCGGGAAAGCTCCGACGGGAGAAAAATATATATACGTTATTACTGAAATAGAAACAGGAAAAATGTATATAGGACAAACCAGTAATTTTCACGCTCGTATGCGTTCACATAGAACCTGCAAGTGCAACCAGCATAGCGCAATTGATAGAGCTATTCAAGAAAAAGGTGCAGACGCATTCCAATATGAGATTTTGGAGTTGTGTGCTGCTGATGACGCTGATAGCAGAGAGCGATATTGGATAGAAAAGTCCGATTCTTGCAATGAGCAAAAAGGTTTCAATACGTTTAAGGGTGGTCAAAAGAGCTTTTCAGATGAAAACTACTCTATACTTGTAGAAATGCTTCAGCAAGGAATGACATTAAAGACTGCGTGTGACGTTATAAATACATCTATTGCTTCTGCAAGGAGAGAATTGAAAAGGCGAGACACAAATTTGTCGGAAATTCGCTGCTCGGCAGCCAAACATAAATATCTGCGCCGCAAAAGTGCTCATGGAAAAGAAATCAATGTAGCTGACGTACTAAAAATGTATCAAGATGGCATGGCATCAAAAGAAATAGCAGAGCACTATGGTATGAACCTACCTGCTTTTTATCGCCGGTTAAAAGAAAACGGGTTGAGCGCCAGAGCAATTGCTCAGCCAAATTACGGAACGGCATCTGCTCTTTTCGACAAAGATAAAGCTATTGCAATGTGTAAAGACGGATATTCTGCCAGCGAGATAGGCGATGCTATGGGATTGCCGGATTACACAGTAGAGAGGCTTCTTCGAAAGTCTGGGTATTCTATATCATTGATTGCAGATGAAAAAACAGCAGATAAAAGAAAGGAGCGAAACAAAAAAAGAAGCCAAAACGGAAACTTCAATTTTGAAATGGCTGTTGATTTTTTAAGAGAAGGTTACAAGATACAAGCGATAGCTGATTTGATGGGCATATCAGATGCTCACCTAAGAACAAAACTCAAACAAAACGGCTTTGATTTAGAAAAAACACTTCCAATTATAGTTTGTGACGAAACGGGTGAAACGTTTCTTACAATGATGGAAGCAGCAAAAGCGTACAACGTAAGCTATACATCGCTACGAAAATGTTTTGGAAAAAAGCAAGGTTACTGTGGCGGCTACCATTGGCACAAAGAAAAGCAGAATTTTTGACTCCGATGCAAAATACAGCATCGGATTTTTTATTATAGGAGAATCTAATGGCAAAGAGTATTGAACCCGAAGTTAAGGACTGGTTTGCGCAGGCACTGAGCCAGCACAAAACTAAATATTGCATTGAGCAAGGAACACTCAATATCGAGATTGAAAATGCCCTCAAAGCCGCACCGTCCAAGAGTGGCGGAAACGGGTATGGCAGACCGGATTTTCAGCTAATGGTAAAAAACCCGACTACGCTGAAAAATATACCTGTCATGGTGGAAGCTAAGGGTACAAAAGGCAAGCTGTTGAAACTCACAAAGCTGGGTGAAGTTGAGCTTGAAACAGTGTATCCAAAAGACTCTAAAGAAGGCGCTGCCAATCCACATAAGGCAGGGGACACCTGCTACACCACTATTCAAGCTTATGCAGTGAATGGCGCGGTCTTCTATGCGCAGAACATCATCAAATATTCAAACAGCTACGACGCCGCCATTGCGGTTGGTATCAACGGCTACGATGACACAACTGAACGTAACTATCAGTGCGAAATTTACTATATTTCCAAAGAAAACGCTTTTGTTCCGAAAAAGCTGAGCGATGACATCCAGTTGCTATTCAAAGAGAATGTTTTCGCTCTGATAGAAGCTGTAAACAATGCTACTCTCACAGATGCAGAAAAAGAGCGACTAACTAAAAATGCAGAGACTCAAATTGACGACAATCTGAAAAAGCTCAATCAGATGATGCACGATGGGCTTCATATCGAAGCAAACTCTCGCGTTCATCTGATGGCAGGCATGATTATGGCGGGGCTTGGCGTAGAAAGCAAAGTAGCTACTCTGGAGCTTTCTGACCTGCATGGCTATACCACTGCATCCGGTCACGATGGCAGAGTGTTTATGAATCGCATTACAGACTTCTTGCGGGAACGCGGTTTGCCGGAAGAAAAACGTGAAATCGTTCTGAACAAGCTCAGCACTGTTTTCGTCAACGCGCAAGGATTGTGGATGCCGGAAAATGGCGTGAGCCGTCTGAAGACTCTATATGCAGAAGTGCAACGCACGATTCTGCCGTATGCAAGAACCAAAGGCAGCCAATACCTTGACTTTACCGGTCGTCTCTTCAATGTTCTCACGGATTGGGTCACCATTCCGGACGGGGACAAAAACGACGTTGTTCTTACGCCACGCTACATTACAAATTTGATGGCTCGGCTGTGTGAGGTAGACCGCGATAGCTATGTCTGGGACTATGCTACCGGCACGGCCGGATTCCTTGTCTCCTCTATGCGTCTGATGATTGAAGATGCTGATACACACATTGCAGACCTGCAAGAGCGCGAAATCAAGAAGCGTGACATTCGCTGCAGACAGCTTTTAGGCATTGAACTCCGTGATGACATCTACCTGCTGGCTGTGCTGAACATGATTTTGATGGGCGATGGCAGCACCAATATTATCATGGGCGACTCCCTTAAATACGACGGAACCTATCAGCAAGGAGATATGAAAGGAAAGAAGTTCCCGGCAAATAAATTTTTACTCAATCCGCCCTATAGCGCTCCAGGCAAAGGATTCAACTTTGTTAAGAAGGCTCTTTCCAATATGACGACAGGTAAGGCCGCAGTATTGATTCAAGAAAACGCCGGAAGCGGGCAAGGACTTCCTTTTACGAAAGAAATTCTTGAAAACAATACGCTGCTCGCCAGCATCCACTGTGCAAACATTTTCTACGGCAGGGTTGACGTTCGGACAGCGATTTATCTGTTTGAAATCGGCAAACCTCACGATGTTGATAAAAAAGTTGTCTTCATTGATATGGATAATGATGGCTATGCACGTCAAAACCGTAAGAAGGCATCCTCTGACAAAAACCTCCAGAATAAAGACCACGCTGTAGAGCGTTACAACGAAATCGTCGATATTATCCTCGATAAACGCAAGAAAACCGACTACTACCGCGAAGGGCAGGAAGTCATTCGTGACACTATCTCGCTCAATGGCGATGACTGGAACTTTGCAAGCCACAAAAAGATTGATACTACTCCGACCGAGGAAGATTTCAAGGCAGTTGTCGCTGCGTATCTTTCTTACCGTGTCAAATGTTTGATGGAAAACAAGTGATTTTAGAGGTGCATACATGCAGATGAAAGGATATAGGATTTCTGACATCTTTGAAAAAGTAGAGGTGCAGAAAATCCAAGGGAAAGCTAACGATTTCCCGACACAAAAAGACAACATCCACACTATTCCGTTGCTCACGTCTACCGGAAGCAACCAAGGCTTTTCGAGATATGTAGCAAAAAAGGACTGCCCTACGATTCTCCAGAACGTCATCTCTATTGCATCAAACGGTGACGCAGGTGCTACATTCTATCAATCTGAGCCGTTTGCCGTCCTACAGGACGCATATGCCATTCGGCTCAAAGCGCACCAGATAACCGAGGCAATCGGTCTGTACCTTGCCGCAACCATCCGAAAAGCTATTTATGACACCCACGACTGGGTAAACAAGGCTGGATGGAACAACATCAAAGACGATATCATTGCACTTCCTTCTGTTACCCACATTGTCCCTGATTGGACAATGATGGCACAAATCGGGGGGGGGTGGCGAGATGAATAATTTCGACACTTCTACATGGAAAGAGTTCAAAATTGGCGACGTTCTGGACATTCGAAGCTCCAATGGTATTTTCCATGCAAACGCCTTAAATATTTCTGAACAACCGTTTGAGGGTTCACATCCTTATGATAAACGTGATTAAAAGTATTTTGAAGTCTTTCCGAAAGAAAAATACTGCGAACAGCGGAACGGATTCGAACACTTCAACAAATAATCCAAGTGACGATTGCCAGGAACTCATTTTGGATTATCCTTCTTACCAAAATCACGAACAAGTGAAGAATATAGCTGGTGACGACGAACAAAAGGATATATCAAAGCCATACGATGGACTTAGTCGAGATGAAATAATTGACATGGAGCTGGAGTTATACTTTGCGAATAAACAAAATAATGAAAGAAAATCTGGAACAAAAGTAACCGATATAGAACGATGAGGCAAAACAATGGCCACTGATATTGTTGAACTGCTTAAATTACCAATAGATTATGCTATAGAGCAGGTAAAATATAAAAAAGAACGTGAAGCACAATGGGAAAAGTTGTTTGCAGGGCAGGACTATAATGGGCTTTCACTTTTAGCCAAATTTGTAGAGCATATGTTCGAGGAAGATATGAGCTCCAGCAGAGCCCTAACGCTGCGTAAGTTGTTTGTCGTTGAACACACCAAACCGATGGGAAATGCTTATCGGGACACCATTGAGCGGGCACTGGCGGCTCGACTGAAGCAACCTAATGATGCACCTACATCTTATGAGGATTACGAGGTGACTTATCACCGCGAAATGCTGCCTGATGAGGTCAAGGTGACTGAGTATAATTATAACAGTCAAAGCGTTTGACAAAAACTAATAATTGCTGGTCAACAAAACTGTATAAGATTGAAAACACAATAGTCTGCCTCTTGTTAATACGTTGCAAGTGAGAACCTGCGGGACTACAAAAGTGATGCACTATGCCACATATGATTGAAACGATATTTTGCTATGGTGCGGAAATGCAGCGGCTGCAGGTAACACAACTGCCGTAAGAAAGGCTACAAAGCGGCCCATGAGGTCGCGTAAGATTATGCGCCCATCTGCAAACGCGGGTGGACGTTCTTTTTTTGCCAAAAATAAAAATAAAACGTGATAAAAACCTTGCACATCTGTGCGAATCAGATATAATAGCCCTAATAAGATAAAAATTGTGCTCTGACGGCATCTGAATTGGATGCTGCCGGGGCATTTTTGTTGTTAGGAGATATAGCTATGACGCTGAACGACTTGTCAAGCGAACAACAGGAATTCGTACATTTGGCATTGTCGGGAAAAAACGTATTGTGTGACGCCTGCATTGGCAGCGGAAAGACATCGACCATCAACGTGCTCTGTGATGCGTACCCTCCAGAACGGCGTATCCTGTACTTGACCTACAACCGATTACTCAAACTTGACGCCAAAGACAAAATCAAAAATCATAATGTCTTGGTCCAGAACTATCATGGATTTGCAAGTCTGCTGCTAAACAAAAAGGGAATCCGGAATTGCGGACAAGGCGAACAGCTTGCCATGGTATTGGAAAAGAAAATTCCGATTCCGCCAATTGATACTCTTATCATTGACGAGTATCAGGATATCAATGACGAGATTGCAGAACTGCTCAAATATATCCGTTCTCAGAATCCGGGCCTTCAAATCGTCGCAGTGGGCGATATGAAGCAGAAAATCTACGATGATACAGCGCTGGATGTCTGGGAGTTCATGCAGGATTTTCTCGGCCGCCATGAACAGGTGGTTTTCACGAAATGCTTCCGTATTTCTCATGACTTGGCAGAACGACTCGGCAATATCTGGGGCAAGACCATCAACGGCGTAAATGGCTCCTGCATCGTGGAACAGATGTCAGTCGATGAGGTGACGGAGTTTCTGAATAAACAAAACCCGAAAGATGTTTTGTGTCTGGGCGCTCGAATCGGAGCTATGACAAAGGTGCTCAATGACCTGGAAAATCGCCCCGGAAACCTCTATGACAAGCATCATGTCTATGCAAGTATCGCAGACAATGATGGGAATAAGGCGGTAGCACCCTCCTCGGATGTTGGTATCTTCACAACTTTTGACGGCAGCAAAGGTATGGAGCGGCCTATCTGCGTTGTGTTTGATTTCACGGAAGAATACTGGTCGTCTCGCACAAGCAAACCGATGGCACGATATGAGATTCTTCGGAATCTGTTTTGTGTCGCAGCAAGCCGAGGAAAGCAGCGGATTATCTTCGTAAACTCAGACCATCCGTTGAGCGATAAATCTCTGATGACCCCAACTGAAACTCTTCGCGGATTTCCGCATCCGTTCGCATTTTCTGAGATGTTTGACCACAAATTCATCGAAGATGTGGATGCTTGCTATAAGCTGCTGGAAGTCACACCGATTGAGCACAACGACAATACGACCATCGATGTGCAGGCAGCGGATGCCATGATTGACTTGTCTCCCTGCATCAGTATCTACATGCAGGCAGGCTTCTTTAATTCCTATGATATCGATGACGCACTCGCTTATTACATGGACCTACACAAGGACATGCAGTATTTGAAAATCAAGAAAGGCGCAACGGTCGAGGATAAGGTTCTGCTGCTCACGGCGCTTGAAACGAATCAGTGCCGGTATGTAAAACAGGTCAAGCCTCCTTTTGTGAGCGCAAAAGCCAAAATGTCGCTCAGTATGCGGCTTGGCACCGTGTTCACTCCCGATGAGTATGTTCAGGCACGCGGAGATATCGACATCCATACTAATGACCATAAAGTGATTTATGCCTCGGGCCTTGCGGATGTCGTAAAGAACAACACCGTCTACTGCATCAAGTTCATCAGCAGTCTGGCACACAAGCATTTTCTGCAGTGTGCGTGTTCTATGATTGCGCTGGGGCTTCCATATGGCGTTGTCTGGAACGTGAAAAGTAACCTGATGTACAGCGTAAAAATCAAGGATAAGGACGCTCTGATTGACGCAATCCTCAAGTGCATCACGAAACGAGCTTACAATGGCGCGGATTATTACACCTGCCGAAAAGGCTTTGTACAGGATACGGCATCGATTATCGACCGCTGGACTGACGACGGATATGCGGAAGAGTCCACCACTATCACTTCCGGAGATGGTATCGCCATCATCAAGCAAGGAAGCCGTTATTTCGTGATGGATGGAGCACGCCGAAACACTCTGAACGATAATTTTGGGCTTGGTTTTGCCGATGTGAAAGACGCTTGTCTTGCTTATGCGAAGAGTTGCGAACTTCAAAAAACCGTGGACCATGATTCTCCTTATTCCGAAGTCGAGTTCTGGCTCGACCAGAACAAGGCGTTTGAGGAATACATGACTCAGGTAAGCCATGAAATCGAGCAGCACAAAGAAGGACCGTATGCAAAATACAAGTCTTTCGCTACGCCTGCTGTCCGAAAGATGCTGGCGGAAAAGGGATTGACCATCACGTTCCCGGAAAAAGCCCTCATCAAGGTTTGGAAGATGCGCCGCGCCGAAGATGCCATGTATCAGAAAATCGAAGAAGCAAAGAAGCAGAACAGCCCCAACGTACCTCTTGATGAGGCGTTCTTTGACTCTGAACTGGTGGATTCCGTCGAGGGAAATACCGAAAATACCAAGGCAAAAGCCAAACCCCAAAAGGAATCCACATTGCCGTTTTCCAAGTACGGTGCAGATGAAAAGAAGAGTTACCGTGTCGTGAAGAGTCCTGAACTTTCAAAGCCCAATCAGCCGCGCTATGTTGTGGTCGAGACGGCTACTGATAAGGTCCTGGACAATGCTAACGGATATGGCTACCTTTCCTATCAGGCTGCCTGGAAAGGCTATTCGTATAAGAGCAAGCATCATCTGGACGGCGCAAAGAAGCCTATGAGCAAAAGCGCAAAAGAACGGGCTAAGAAAAAGGCAGCTTTCTTCTCGACCGATTCGGAACAGCTCAGTTTCGGCTGATTATTACTGCCGATGAGAGGAGGTGTATCTTGCACAGATTCAGAACGTTACGCATTGTTTTAGCGTGAAAACACCAACCCAACCAATATAAATACCATCACGAATCGAGAAAATCATTCGAAATAACGCATAATATTTTTTGAAGCAAGACAAATATCAAATACATGCCCACATGGGCAGAAAGGGACAACAAATGGGACGCTATAAATGTCCGAGTACGATATGAGGTCAACAGCCCTACCTAAACCGGCCTACCGGTTATAGATGAGGCTTGCGGGGCAACCCGTAAGCCTGGTTGATTAGCCTAAGTCTGCTGCTCCGGCAGCAGGAAACTACGTTGCGTACTAATAACACAGGCACCTTACTCATGCTCCACAAGTGGTAAGCACTGCGGACGGCTCGCTAAACATCTCTAAGGGTAGGAGAAGTGCGAACGTCATGTCGAAAGGCTAAAACGGTATAACAACATTGGCGATGTGGACCACAGGGCGCAAGCCCTGACTTATCGATTTACAACTATTATACGAAAGGAGTACCTTGCATGAGCACTTGCGCTTGTGTTCTCAGTAAGAATGGCGAACGTCTGATGCCGACTATCCGTCTTGGCAAGGTGCGCCATCTTTTGAAAGACGGAAAAGCAGAAATTGTTAAGCATCATCCGTTCACCATCCAGCTGTTGTATGAGAGCGGTACGAATACTCAACCCATCGAAATCTGTGAAGATGTCGGCTACAACTACATCGGCATCAGCGTAAAAAGCGAGTCTCACGAATATGTGTCTGCTCAGTATGATACATTGCAGGATGAGAAAAAATGCCACGATGATTGTCGTAGAATGCGCCGTACTCGCAGAAACAGGCTCCGCCACCGCCAGGCACGTTTTGATAACCGCAAGCGCGATAAAGGTTGGCTTGCGCCATCTCTTGAACATAAGAAGGAACTCAACATCAATGTCATCAAGATGTATTGCGAGGTAATGCCTATTACGCACGCAACTGTTGAAGTTGGCTCTTTCGATACAATGCTCGTAAAGGCAATCCAGGAAGGTAAAGCCACACCAGAAGGCGCAGGTTATCAAAAAGGTCCACGCTACAATTTGGCAACTTTGCGGGAAGCGGTATTCTATCGGGATAACTACACTTGCCAGGTTTGTGGGCGCAAAGCTAATGAAGGTGCAATTTTGCACGTGCATCACATGTTTTATTGGAAAGGTCGCCATGGCAATAGTCTCAGCGAGCTTATAACAGTATGCGAGAAATGCCATACACCAGCTAACCATCAAAAAGGCGGCAAGCTCTACGGATTTGGTGAAGATATAAAGTTCGCCAATCTTTCTGGTGCGGCATTCATGAACACCGTGCGCTGGCAAATCGTTAATGTACTTTACGCTGCTTTTGGCAAGCCGTTCGTCACATTCACTTATGGTGCGATGACCAAAGAAAAGCGGATTGCTCTTCATCTTGAAAAGAGTCATAACAATGATGCGTATGCAATGGGCAGCTTTCATCCAGTTAACCGCTGCGCGTTTGAACATTATGAAAAGGTGAAACGCAATAACCGCATTCTCGAAAAGTTTTATGACTCGCAGTACATTGACACTCGCACTGGTGAACTGACTAACGGCAAAAGCCTTTTCAACGGTAGAATCAACCGCAGCCATAAAAAGGATTCTGAAAATTTGCACAAGTACCGTGGAAAAAGGATTCGTAAAGGCTACCGTGCTTTACGCCGCAAAAAGGTGGCTCTCAATCGTGGCGATTTGGTTTCTCTCAACGGAGAATTCCTTGTCGTGTATGGCACTCATACCAGAAAGAATGGTTCTGTAAACGTGGAATTCGAAACCCCATCAAAAAATGGTAAAAAGTCTGCAGACCTCAAAAAGCTGAAAATCATAAACGCAAGCAATCCCATGCACTCTGCGTGGAAGAAAGCATCTTAAAACTAAAGGAAGTTGCAAAACTTAGGTACAGCCCAGTAAATTCCGATAAATCGCATAAAAAATTGTTGCAAGGAGACAAAAACTATGAATAAGTTTGAAGCAAGGAGCACGCTGGGGAGCGAGGCTGTCCCGGTTTTCGACGATGACGGTGAGCTCACGGAATGGCTGCACCGGGATAACTACACTGTTGAAGAGCTGGAACTGATGAACTTCGTCGGCAAAGAAAAGCCTGTCATCAATAAGGATGGCGTGAAAATCGTTCGGGATGGCACGGTCATTCGGAGAACCAACGCTGAAACAAGAAAAACTGAATTTCTATTCATCCCGCGCATTGTCACCAGCGAACAGAAAACGGTGTGAGGTGCAACGTGGTCAAAATTTATGGGTCCAGTGACGACCTTGTCTGCCTGGATAATTCCAACTATGGAGTCGATGAAATTGGTTGCTTCGATGTCAAGGGAGTTCGGTTATTCCTGGACGACGATACCATTATTGTCGTGCGCTATATCGATGGCATTTGGCGCATTGAAATTGAACGCAAGGGCACGGCACCATATCAGCATGAGGTCTGTGCGGGCAATGATGAGGCCGATTACAGCGATATCTTTTGTACGGAATCCGACGTTATTGCGCACGAAATCATTCGATGAGGATTGGAGCAGCCATGGCAAAAACTCTTCTGACTCAAAAAATCGAATCAGCGCTAAAGGTTTGGCATCCTACCAGCTATGGTGGATACCGGGTTGATTCGTTCCGTCAAGGCTTCGACGCTCTGGAAGTACCTGTCGAGTGTGGCTCGATAAAATCCGGTCTTGTTGACTTCGTTCGGGTCCAAGAGTGCTTCACATCAGAAACAAAATGTGGGACCTGCAAACTCTCAATGTACAGGGATGAGGACAGAGACTTAGTTATGCCGTCCGTCCGGCAGTGGACGCAGGAAGTATCATGCCCCAAAGATATCTCTGACTGGAATTTTCGAAACGAACCTTGTACGGAACGGTTCTGCAGGCTATATAAGACGAAACATACATACACCATCGACACCGTCATCACCTGCGTGGAAATTAAGGTTTCCGTGAGTGACTTTCACTCTGACCATGGCCACAACTTTGTGGGGCACTGTAACTACTATGCGATGCCGTTAGCACTATACAAGAAAGTCAAAGATGAGATTCCTGATGGTATAGGAGTTCTGCTATATTACAACGGCGAAAATACCTGCGGGATTCGCAAGAAAATCGAATGCAAGCCCCGCCAACTCTCGGAGAAAACCCAGAAATGGCTCATCATGTCAGTTGCTAAGCGACTGACAAAAATGAGCAAAGCATAAACAATGAGAGATATTAAGAATTGGGATATATCGGCCGTGACAAGTCGGTATAAAATGTTTTATAATTGCCCTTGCGGTGACATTTTTGCATCCGCAGCATAAAGGAGAACGAAATGAAAAGGCTTTTGAAAATTATCATTTTTGCCATCCTGGCCGGACTTAGTATTTTCTGGTATACAGAAAGCCGGAAGCGCCAGGCCATGATTCCGCTCGAATTTCGAGGCGAGTGAAATGCGAAAAGACATCAAAATTGTGCTGGAAAGCATCTGGTATCTGGTCCTGCCGGTTGTGGCTCTTGCGCTCTACATCAAATATTGGCACTGGTATACCGCAAATCTCGGTTGGTCCTTGACTCATCCATCCTACATTGTTTTCGGATTTATTTTGAGCGCTGCACTGTGCTTTGAAATTGTATATATCGACATTAAGTTTGGCGAAAAATAGCGCTTGCCAAAATATACGAACGCCGTACAATGTAAAGTGTGAACAGATACTAAGCAATCAGTAGGATTCACAATCTGTATTTTAAGCGGACTTATCCCATAGCGGGGTAGGTCCGCTTTTTTTGTTGAAAGGAGAAAAAGTATGAAACTCAAAAACAATCTATTCCGGAGCACGGCGGCAATCATCGCTACGCTCCTTGCACTCAGCTTCACCGGCTGCGGTCAGAATCCGATAATATCGGAAAGTCCATCCAGCACCGGGGTCGTCTCAGAAAGCACTGCAAGCAGTGAACAGACGGCTGGCGGTTCGGTGGACGGCAGCTTTACGATTCACTTTTTAGACGTAGGACAGGCGGATTCCGCCCTTATCACCTGCGACGGCCACTCAATGCTCATTGATGGCGGCAATGTCGATGATTCTAACGTTCTTTACTCTGTCATGCAGCGTGAAACCGATGGACACCTGGATTATGTCGTTGGAACCCACGCACACGAAGACCATATCGGCGGTTTGTCCGGTGCCTTTGAGGCCGTCACTGCGGACATGACTCTATGCCCTGTGACAGAATACGACAGCAAAGCATTTCGGGACTTTGCAAGCTACGCGGAGCAAAAAGGCGGAGGCATCACGATACCGGATGTGGGTGAAACCTACACTCTGGGGGAAGCGGAATTCACGATAGTTGGTATTAATTCTGTTCCCGATGACACGAACAATACTTCGATTGTTTTGCGTATTGTCTATGGAGACACCTCGTTCCTCCTTACCGGAGATGCGGAACAGGAAGCGGAAAACGTGATACTTGCATCGGGACAAGACATTCAGTCAACGGTTCTGAAAGTAGGGCATCATGGCTCAAGTACATCTACCTCAGAGGCTTTTCTGGATGCGGTAAATCCAACATATACTGTGATTTCTTGTGGCACAGGGAACAGTTACGGTCATCCACATCAGGAAACACTCGACAAGCTGCAAAACAAAGGTGTCGAGGTTTATCGCACAGACCTGCTGGGTGATATTTACTGCTCATCTGATGGCAAAGAAGTGAGTTTCACATCCGACGAATATCATGATGAGAATCGGGTTGAAGCCGGTAGTGCTGCAGACTCAAAGGATAAACATAACAGCAGCCCTCTTGTGATAGACGAGACATACGTTCTGAACACGAGCACCATGAAGTTCCACATGCCCGATTGCTCTGCAGTCGAATCGATGAGCCAGAAGAATCGAATCGACTATATGGGTTCGCGTGACGAACTCATCCAAGAAGGGTATTCGGCGTGCGGGATTTGCAAACCATAAAAATTGCACCTGATTTACTCGACAAGCTGTGCGAACTGACTACAATAGAAAATGTACGATAGATAACAAACATCGAAAAAGGCATTCTGCCTTTCGTACAATTCACAATTCTGCAGACATAAGGCAGACTCACCGTCTTGGTGGGCCTGCCTTTTTTGTTTGCGCAACTATAAAAAAGGAGTATAACGCAATGTTCAAAATTCACGATGACAAGGTCTACTTCGTCGCCGAAACCCCTAACATCAACAAAGTTATCGAAATCTTCCTACCTAAGGATGACCGTGGCACCATTATGGATTCACACGAAATCCGTGTGGACCTGTGCCGTGCCGTCATTCACATGGAGAAGAAGGGTATCCGTGTCTTGAAGGTCCGCAACATTGAGGATACCAACAAGGCAAGCATCGACATCTGGCACATGCCGGAATATCAGGAGGCTGCAGAGTCTCCCGTAAGCGATGTGGTCAATGCCTGCATTGAGTCCTGCTTTGATTCCGGTGCAATGTTCAATCTGCCATGCAAAGCCAACCGCAAAACCCATGAAGTTTTTGCTGTCGAATGCTGCGCAAGCCCCGATGATGATGACTCGTTCAGTTATGCAGAAGTGAAAATCAACGGCAAGGATTATCCTATCAATTTTATTGACGATATTCTTCTCGAAAACAATGTTGATGATGCGCTGGATGAGTTTTATAGAATTCAGCAGACAGGCGAGTATTGGCAGCCTGATGGCAACAAAACGCTGGATGATGCCATTCACGAATGTCGTTGGGCTATCCTGAAGGATGCCATCCAGAAGCGCGGATATGAGGCTGTTGCTGATTTTGTCGGGACCGACATTTCCAGCGATACTTACAACCGCGTGATGGATGAAACCGAAGCCCAGATGCCGGACGAAGAGTTCGAGCGCTTCTGGGAAAAGTACATCTAAGAAACATCTCACACACAGAAAGGGAGCATATTACTATGGCTATTTTCAACACCAACGAATTTCTCCGCAAAACCTTCAGCAAGACCATCTTTGGTACTGCTGCGCTTCGTCCGGAAGCGGTTTGTGCAGACGGCTTCACCCTGTCGATTCAGGCAAGCGGCATGCACTACTGCATACCGAACGAAGACCTGTCGGACGGCAATTACTCTAAGGTCGAACTCAGCTACTTGTCTGAGGAGGTCGAAGAGTTTCTGCCGTTTGCTGAAGACGACGAGGCACCGCTGGCTACGGTCTACGGGTATGTGCCCGTAGAAACCGTAGACGCGGTTCTTGCCAAGCACGGCGGTATCGTCAACGCGTGAGGGGAGGGAACTTACGATGGAAGTATTCACTATCGTCGCCAATGAGGTCATTGGCTTATCCGCAACGGAATGCACACTGATTCAGTTTAGCTACAATCCGGAGCAAATCCGTGACCCGGAAAGCGTCCTGCGCAGTGCTGTCAAGGACTATCTCAAGACGGATGAAGGCAAACGACAGCTGGAAATCAACTGTGGTTGCTGGAACTGGGGCGATGTCGATGACATTCCCGGCTCGTTTTTCTTGAACTATGGTCTGGCTAAAATCGCTCCGCCGGATGTGAATGTTGTCGTTGACCGCAACGAGAGTTTCACGGATGACTACGACGATTGCGAGGAAGAATAACAGAAAGGGCGTCAACAACCCCGCCTAAACCGGTTCACCGGTTATAGACGGGGCTTGCGGGGCAACCCGTAAGCCCGGTTGATTAGCCTAAGTCTGCTGCTCCAGCGGCAGGAAACTACGTTGTGTACTAATAATATAGGCACCTTACTCATGCTCCACAAGTGGTGAGCTCTGCGGATGTTTGTTAAAAATCTCTGAGGGTAGGAGACGTGCAAACATCATACCGAAAGGTAAAACAGTACAACAACATTGGCGATGTGGACCACAGGGCGCAAGCCCTGACTTATAGTTTCATTACTATTTAACGAAAGGAGTACCTTGCATGAGCACTTGCGTTTGTGTTCTCAGCAACAGTGGTGAACGCTTAATGCCTACCTTCCGTCTTGGCAAGGTACGCCGACTCTTGAAAGACGGAAAAGCAAAAATCGTTAAGCATCATCCTTTTACTATTCAACTGCTGTATGACAGCAAAACGAACACACAACCCATCGAAATCTGCGAGGATGTAGGTTACAACTATATCGGCATCAGCGTAAAAAGCGAATCTCACGAATATGTATCTGCTCAGTATGATACATTGCAAGATGAGAAAGAACATCACGATGATTGCCGTAAGATGCGCCGTGCCCGCAGAAACAGACTGCGTTACCGTAAACCGCGCTTCGATAACCGCAAGCGCAGCGAAGGTTGGCTCGCACCTTCTCTGGAACATAAGAAGCAGCTAAACATCAGCCTTATTGAACGGTATGTATCTGTAATTCCGATTACTCGTGCAACGGTTGAAGTTGGTTCTTTTGACACGATACTGCTGCAAGCCATCCAGAAAGGCAAATCAAAACCAGAAGGTGTAGACTACCAGAAAGGTCCCCGCTACAACTTGGCAACCTTGCGTGAGGCAGTGTTCTACCGTGATAATTACACCTGCCAAGTTTGTGGACGCAAAATCGCGGATGGTGCCATTTTACATATGCATCACATGTTTTATTGGAAAGGAAGACACGGCTACCAGCTTGATGAGTTAGTTACCGCTTGTGAAAAATGCCACACGCCAGCAAATCATCAAAAAGGTGGCAAGCTCTTCGGTTTTGGCGAAGATAAAGAATTTGCCAATCTTTCAGGTGCAGCGTTTATGAACGCTGTTCGCTGGCAGATAGTAGATGCACTGCACGCCACATACGGTAAAGAATTTGTGACCATCACTTATGGTGCGATGACAAAGGAAAAGCGAATCATTCTTGGCATAGAGAAAACCCACAACAACGATGCGTATGCAATGGGAGATTATCATCCGGTACATCGTTGCGTGTTTAGGCATTACCAAAAACGACGCAGAAACAATCGTGTGCTGGAAAAGTTCTATGATGCCACTTATATTGACGCTCGCACCGGCAATAAGGCAAAAGGTAAAGAACTCTTTAATGGCAGAATAAACAGAAACCACAAAAAGGATTCTGAAAATTTTCACAAGTACCGCAGCAAAAAGGTATCGAAGGGCCGTCGCTCTATAAGAAGGCAGCGCTATGCAATTCAGCCATACGACACTGTGCGTCTCGAAGGTAAAACATACATTACAAGCGGGTGCCATAATAAAGGCACAAGACTTTTGATTCCTGCTAATGGGAAAAGTAAGTCCGTAGCAATTTCCAAAGTTCAAGTTGTTTGCCATGCGGGAGCATGGATACAAATCATTTAAATGTTGAAAGGAGGTAAGCAGGAAATGCTGTATCTTAGTCTTTTCTAAGAAACGCATTCCTCCCCACCTAAGCCTTACGGCTATAGATGGGGTGTCCTGCTCCATAATTATGAAAAAAATGCGTATTTATAGCGCAAACAACGTATTCATAGAAGTTACGCGCCGATGCAATATGTGCTGTGCGCACTGCCCGCGCGGAGATGCCGAAAGCATCGATATTCAGGAGAAGTACATCGATGCTTTTCTCGACAACTTTGAGAAGGGAGCTTATATCAGCTCTCTTACCTTTACCGGTGGGGAAATCTCTCTGAATATACCGGCAATTCGATACACCTTGAAAGCTGTCAAAGAGCGCGGTATCGCCGTTGGAAGCTTTTACATGGTCACTAACGGAAAAGCTGTCGATAAGATGGCTGACCTTGCTATGGCGAGTCTGGAGTGGTGGGCCTACTGCGATGAAAAAGATGACTATATGTGCGGTCTTTGCATCAGCAGTGATAACTTCCACGAAGCAATCCCATATGAAAGTAAAAGTATCCTTAGTGGCTTGAAATATAACCGTAACGATAAGGTAACGGACTTTCATCTGGCTTATTTACTGAACGAAGGGCGTGCTAAGAATCTCGATTCGAATATCTATAAGAAGCGTGAACCTCATGTAGACAAGCTCGAATACGAATTCAACAAAACCGGCGATATCGACTTTTACAGCGGCGAGCTGTACTTGAACGCCATCGGTGATGTCGTTTCCGGCTGCGATTGGTCCTACAAGTCGCAGAAGAAATATCGTTTTGGTAATGTAATGAACAAAAACTGGCTGGAGAACATTTCCAACAGCGAGTTGTACATTGCAAGCTAAACCATATCACTTATACATTGCCACTGTTTTCCTACAGAAACGGTGGCTTTTTTAGAAAAGGAGACCACAAATGACTGAAACAAAAGACATGTTTGAACAAATCAGCGCCATCTTAACCGATAAGAAAGATAAGCCGTTTTCCTATGAGGAGCTTGCAGCAATGCTCAAAACTAACCCTGATGCCCTCAAATCCTTTGATGAGGTCTATAAGACACAGGTTCTTGAAAGCGGAGAGCTGCATGAAAATATGCTCCAGTGGGATACAGCTACAGTCAAAGCAATTCTCGACAAAAAGGTCTACTTCCCACCGGAACTCAATTCGCTCATTGACCGCATCGTCACAGAACTGGTGCTTGAAACGCGTCTGTACATCTACAACGCGGAACGCGGTGGCTATTATGTGACATACTCTGCCAACCGCGACTTTATGACAGAGGTTACAAACGAGGAGTTGAAACGCTACCCCGAAGAACTCCGTCCGCAGCTCACCGGAAAGTTGATGAAGATTGACATTTCTGAGCCGTCGTACAAGGAATTGCTTCAAAACTACGCAGGCTACAAGAATGCAAAGAACGACAGCACAAAAATGTTCTACTACAACATGTTCCGTCAAGGTCTTGACATCCTCGACCTTGATGACTTCACTTATCAGATGCTTGAGATGAACCCCAACTCTATGGGCTTCTGGTTTCCTCCTCTGGTAGAGGGATTGTACGGCAGCGCATTTTTCAAGGTTCCGGACACAAAAATTCTTCGCGTCCCTATCACCATGCTGCAGCTTACCCGCCTTGGTTTCGAGACGTTGAATCCCGTTACAAAGGAAATCGTGAACCGTTATTGCCAGAAAGTCTTCCATCTTGATGGATACGAAGACTATTTTATCAAAACGGGCACGTATTCTTCCAAATACGAATTCCGCAACGCTCATATCCATAACCCGAAGGAAATCAATGAGATGGGCGAGTATTTCTTGTTTTTGAATCATCTGACATGCTCGATGGCATCCCCTCTGAACAATCGCTGCTTCTACGGCGCGAACACCACGAACGAGTGGGTCGTCAGAGAATACATCAAGGACAAAGAAAATAACCCCACCATCTACAACGGTTTGCCGCTGCACACTGAATATCGCGTGTTTGTGGATTTTGATACAAAGGAAATCCTTGGCGCAAGTCCTTATTGGCGCAGCGATGTTATGAAGAACGAATTCAAAAAAGTCAGCAGCCCACAGGAACGCCATGATTATGTTGTCTACAAGATGCATGAAGACATTCTGAACCAGCGTTACCACGAAAGCGTTCAAACTGTTCTGGCTGAGCTGAAGAAGGTTATTCCTCGCATTGAGTTGACAGGGCAGTGGAGCGTCGATGTAATGCGCAACGGCAATGATTACTACATCATTGATATGGCTCTTGCTGAGAATTCCGCTCTGAATGACTGCGTACCGAAAAATCTGCTTCGCGCTTATCCTCAGCAGTGGCTGCCGGGTGAATCGAACAGCTGATACTCCTAGAACGAAACTTTGATTCGGGTTCTTTCAGCAAAAAGCGTAGGAACCAAAATCATACGAAATGATTGTGTTGACACATAAAAACAAGTATAATATATACAAGGAAGTGATAATAATGGTTCTGTATCATGGCAGCGATGTAATAGTCCGCAACCCTGAGGTCAGAAAAACAAGGTACGCCAAAGATTTTTCATGGGGATTCTATTGCACTAGCAACTACGAACAAGCCGCTCGCTGGTCAAAAAAAGGCAGGTCTCGTGGTATTGTCAACGTGTTTGAATATACAGAATCTCCTATGCTAAATATTAAGAAATTCCCCGAAATGAGTGATGAGTGGCTTGATTTTATTGCTATATGTCGCTCGGGCAAACATCATGACTATGATATTGTGGAAGGACCCATGGCGGATGACACCATTTGGAACTACGTCAACGACTTTCTAAGCGGTGATATTAGCCGTGAAGCTTTTTGGGCGTTGGCAAAATTCAAGCATCCCACGCATCAAATCAGCTTTCACACGGAAGTCGCTTTGAAATGTCTCTCTTTTAAGGAGGCGATTGAAGTATGACTGAAACTGCAACCTACAGCAAAAACGATGTCTTTTATACCTGCAGCCTGATTGAATATATCGGCCGCGTTACGAGGAATCATCGCAAGGATGTGGTTTCTACTCTTGGCACAAACGGAGTCAAGGCAATTCTCGACTCAGCGGATGTGTTTCACTGCCAGAGCTTTGAGCAATCCGCCGATGAAATTTGTGAGCTTTTTCCTGTGCCGGAAGGAACGTATGATACGGTGTCTAACTGCCACTACAAGGTTCCATCTTATACAGATATCGGAAAAGTGTACCAGCGCATCATCTTTGACTGTACTAGCACTCCTGGTGTCCAGGATGTAATTGATGTATTTTCCTCGTTCATTAGCGATGACATCTCAGATTTTAATACTGCAACTTACTATTGTAATCCGAGCTATTTGTACCACTCATACAAGGCCGGAAAACTACTGGATTGATTTTCAAAAGCAATAGCAATCAAGACCACTGCCCCAAAAAGGGTGGTGGTCTTATTTTTTTGCACAATACTTACCATAAATTACCAGAAAGAAAAACATTGTGCATCTGTGCGAATTGCATATAATACAAAATATAGAACGAAAGGCATCAAAAAACATCGTTGGTCGGGCAAAATCCGACCGAAAGGCTAGGGCGGGCTCAGTTTTGAACCTGCTCTTTCTTTTTATCGGAGGCTTTATGTCAAACAAAGAAGAACGCATGAACCGCAATAAAAGCATCAACGAAGATTACAAAAATGGAAAGCCGATTTTAGAAATCGCGAGGGAATATAATCTTTCAGAAACGATGTGCTACAAGATTCTAAAAGGTACGCAGGAGCCGCCTCGTTATTTTGAAAAAAAGAGGAAGAGACTTACCACTCGAAATGAACAAATTGTTAAACAGTATAAAGGCGGTATGACGGCCAGAGAATTGGGCAAGATGTACGGCATTTCCATGCAGCGTATTTATGCAATCTTGCATTCGAGCGGAGAGTACGAAAGCCAAAAATACAATCATATTGAAACAGCTCTCAAAAAAGAGAAAAAGATGCGGAACCAAACTTTTCTTGATGCTTACAAGAAAAATCCTCGAAAATCGATTATCGAGTTGAGCAGGGAGGTAAATATCAGCCCTTCACTAGGTTATCTTATCCTTCATCAAAATGGGATTTACCAGTATAACGTAAAAGCCAGAGCTAAGGAGAATAGCGAAAATGCCGATTAACAAGATTACCCACGTGTGTCTAACTCATGACAAAGTCAGGGCGCGAAATGAAAAGATGCTGGAGGATGCCAAGAACGGTATGTCCCAGGAACAGCTGGCCGAAAAGTATCAAATTTGTGTTTCTACTGTCCGATATAGTCTGAAGGACTTTTACAAAGAACAGGCCCGGCAGAGGAAAGCAAAGAAGAAAGCCTGGCAAACCCAGATGATTCATGAATATGAGATGGGCGCAAAATCTCCGGAGCTCCAGGAAAAATACGGCATCAGTGGAACGCTCTTTTATCGGATTCTTCATGCGCACGGAAAGAATGGCCGACAAATCCACAGCCAAAACCGTATCGAGACTGGCAAGAAAAGAAACGCCGAGATGGTCAGGAAATACAAAAACGGCGTTTCTGTCAAAGAGCTTGCGGAAGAATACGGGCTCAAAAAGGGAAGCGTATATCGCGCCATGAAGCGGTATAGTCCAGGCCCAGGGAAAAGTAAAAGTTGTCAAAGTGAGGAATAATTGCATGGCTGCATCAAAGAAAGATGTTGCGAAGCAGCAGGTCAAAGAAGACCGCGAAAAGGTTCGGGAAATGTATCTTTCTGGCAAAACTGTCAAGGAAATCGCCAAGGAAACGTATTTTTCAAGCTCTTATTGCTATGCCATGGTGAGAGACCTAGCAAAAGAAAAGAATCTTGCAAAGAAAGCAAAAAGAGCACCTCTCGACGAAGCTATGATTCAAGATGCGAAAGCCGGGATGACGGTTGCTGAAATCGCAAAGAAGCATGGCGTGACCTATCAGCAGTGCTACTATACTGTTTCTGAATACGCTCAAGCTACGATTAAGAAGAACAAGAAAAAGCAGTCTGCTGCCACGAAAGTTCGCAATGCGGCTATGTTGGAAGATGCGAAAGCCGGAATGACTGATAAGGAAATCGCCAAAAAATACTTTTTGTCTCGAAGCAGTGTCCGTACCGTCCTTGCAGGGCATTTACATACAAATTCCAAAAAGTTGGATGAAAGGCGCAAGGCGATTCTTGCGGATTATGAGGCAGGAACGTCCTCAAAAGACATCTGTGAGAAATACGGTATTTCAAAATCCACTCTTTACAAGGACATGCGCCAAGTTGGAAAAACCTGTCAGGAATACTATCACAAGGCGCTGAAAGACAAGACCAATCAAAGGAATTCCGATATTCGAAGCAAAATCGAAAGAGGGGTCTCGGTCAGCACTATTGCCAAGGAATACGGAATCTCTAAAACGGCGATTTATGAAACGTTTCATCAGGAAAATGTCAGAGCTGGAATTTTACAGAAACGCGGCCGTCCGCGAAAAAACACGGAACGTAATGCACTGATTGCTAAACGCCACAGGGAAGGCGAGAAGGTGCAGGCGCTTGCCACTGAATATAATCTCTCTGTTTCGACGGTAAACACTATTTGCAGTAGAAACAAAAATCAGAATATAACCTCATATTAACGGGCTGCCATTTGGCGGCCTATTTCTTTTTTAGGAGAAAATGAAATGACAGACGACGTACGTAATTTAATTCGATTTGTGGTGGATGGCGATATTCGAAACGCGCAGACTCAGTGCCGAATCATGCTTGAAAAGAATGTACCCGAAAAGGACGCCAGGTTCAAAGAAAACGAACTCAGAAAGTTGAATCTTCTGAAACCGGAACTGATTCAGCTGCCCGCCAACCTGGAAAACCTCTTGATTGCGGAGGATGCCACGAATTTCCCTGAGAGCCGGTTCCTGCTCCGCGAGGAGGAAGAAACAGTCATCAACAAGCTCCTGGCCACCAGAAAAGCAGCTTTAGCCATCAAGGAGCTTGGCATCCACTATACTTGCTCTTTGCTTTTGACGGGCCTTCCTGGTGTTGGTAAGACTGAATTGGCCCGCTACATTGCACACAAGGCGAATTTACCGTTTGTTTTCCTGAAATTCTCTGGCCTTGTCAATTCTGCTCTTGGCCGGACACAGCAGAACATCGGCAGAGTGTTCGATTACGCAAAGCGCACGCCTTGTGTTCTTTGTGTTGATGAAATTGATGCCATCGGAATGTGCCGTGGCAGCCGCGATGATGTCGCTGAAATGAGCCGCGTCACCATCGCATTGATGCAGGAACTTGACCGGCTCCCGAATGACGTCATTCTCATTGGCACTACAAACCGCGTCGATAACCTTGACGAAGCCCTCATTCGCCGATTCACTTTCAAACACCGCATCAAGCCTTTAGGCGACGATGACATGAAAGAACTGTGCAAGAAGTTCCTTGCTTCGGCAGACTATCCCTTCACGGAATCCGAACTCGACGAACTCTTCCATTCGCTGCGTGAACAGCGGACTGCCAGCGCCGTTGTCAATGCCTGTACAGAACGTATCGTTGCACATATCGTATCGCAGCTGCCTGAAAATTCGGCAGATGCCGTGTAAAAGTATGATAGCCTGGGAAGAAAGCCCTCGTCAGTTTAAGATGTCAAAGCAGCTTGATGAGGGAAAATTCGGAGAAGACTTGGCTCGCAAATTCCTTAACGACCCGATTATCAAAGTGAATCATGGCATTAGCCATTACGATGACGTGACTCAGGATAAATCATATCAAGACAAAGATACCGATTTCATTGTCTGGAAGAAGAATGGTAAGACCTTTGGCATGGAAGCGAAAGTGGACAGTCACAATACCGGAAATTTCTACCTGGAAACCTCGGTGGACTACTTCTCCATGGTGCCTGACGCTCTGAACGAACAACGGGTAGCGCGGCGGTATCGGGATGGCATCGACCCTTTATGGCACACCCCGGGCTGGGTATACAGGAGTGGTGCGGACCAGATTCTCTATTATTTCAGAACCACGCAGCTGCTTTACATTTTCTCCCGCGTTGATGTCTGGTTCTATGCTGAAAAGCTGATGCGCGGTGGAATCCATCTCGACCCCGGAATCAGAAAGCCAAAAATGTATTCTGCCGAAAATATCAGTGAACGCAATGGTTCCACTCTCTTCTTTGCCAACGGCTTATGCGTGAATGCTGAGCAGACATACAAGGCTTTAGGGGCGCAAAAAAGAGTCATCAAATACCAGGTTGAAAACCCTGATTCAGACGTTCCAACGTTCAGCTTTTGCCCTTTCAAATTATGATTTTTTCGCTAACAATCGTTAGAAAATCACACTTCAGTCTGACGGAAGAGTATAATTAAAGCATGGAAAGAGAGGACAAAAAATCATGAACCAAATCAACGTTGTGACGATTGGAAAACTCATTGAAGCGCATCGTGACGGTGACGAGCAGAAGTTCAAAACCTACGTCGATTTTATTGTTAAAGCCTACGAAGAGCAGGAGAACGACCGTGCCGCACGAATCATCCGAAGCAGCTATACGGGTGACTACGGTGAGCAGGGGAAAGTTGTTCTGGATGAAGCAAACGGACTCTGAGGAAGAGGTCCTGCAACAGCTGCAAAAGCACGCAGCAAACTATGCACAACGTATCACGATATATAAGATAGACGGTAGAACCGTGAAACGGGAAGTTGCCGAATACAACCAGTGGGAAAAGAAGTGGAGGACTATCTAATGAGGTGGAATGTATTTTCTCTCGAAGCCGTTAAAGAGGCATTAAAACCAAAGTTTGTGCTGGAGAAAGTCCGTTATGTGACGGACCACGAAGCGTACGGTGAAGGCGAGTCTACACGCCTTGTTTTCCGCAACGTGGAAGAAAAGCTGTTTCAGGGGGTGATTTTGTGAATAATATAAGCGCTGTGGCCATCGGGATGCTCATCGCCGCGCATCGTGAAGGTTACGAGGAAAAATTCAAGGCTTATGTCGAGCTCATTGCCGAAACCTATGAGCAGCAGGGAAATGACCATGCCGCTAACATCATCCGCAGCTACTATACGGGTGATTATGGTGAGCAGGGGAAAGTTGTTCTGGATGAAGCAACAGAACAGACTACATACTACGAGACAGGCTGGTATGAGCCTGATGTTTTGGGGTCCGGTGGCTCCTATCGCGGAGTTACAAAAGCAACTTCCGAGGAAGAAGCGTTGCAACGGCTGCTGAAACACTCTGCCGACTATGCACATCGTATCACCGTATATAAGAAAGACGGCAAAACCATAAAGCGGGAAATTGCCGAGTATGACCAATGGGAAAAGAAGTGGAGGACCAACTAATGAAGTGGAATGTATTTTCTCTCGAAGCCGTTAAAGCGGCATTAACCCCCAAGTTTGTGTTGGAGAAGGTCCGTTATGTGACGGACGACGAAGAGTACGGCGAGGGCGAGTCTACGCGCCTTGTTTTTCGCAATGTAGAAGAGATGCCGGAAATCGACTATATTAAGCGGACCATCTCCACATTCATTCGGGACACCTATGTTCACTTCAAAGACAAAAATATCAAGCCGATGCGCCTTTGGCAGGATAATCTCAACGAAAGTGAAGACCATATCCGCTATTCCACAAACCATCTCGTTTCACCATCGCTGGAACTCATTGGCGAAACATACATTTCTGACGAAAGCTACACACACAAGTGGCTGGTAGCTCAAGGAGGGATTGAACTTCTTGAAAGAGCATCCATCACTATTGATGTCGATGTAATTTACGCCTATGACAATGTCAATAAGGTTGAGGAGAGTTCCGAAGATGGCGAGGTACATGGCGTTCTCATCAACAGTACGATGTATCTGCGCGAATCGGAAATCAAGCAGGTTGCTCAGCTTATCAAGGACGAAAAGCTCCGCAACCGTATATTGACGCTGATGCGCTCTCACCGCCGTATTGTATCGGCTCCCGAAAAAGAGAATCGCAACATTCGGGAAATCGCATCCGCACAGATGCTGGGTCAGGTGTGAAATCATGAAGCATAGAATCTCAGAAATCGGCGTTCAGATGCTCGAATACCAAGAGCAGCTTGCCCGTGAACACAAATACAAGCCTATTCCTCGTACCTTCTTCTGCGATGTGAGAGCCGAGTTTCAAAAGGCATTGCCGGAATGGTGTAATATATCCGGAGATACAACTCCGCTCGAAACCACCGATGGCACTATCATTGCGAACGGATACAACCGTATCGTGATTGGTGACTACGGTGCATTTGTTGAGTTTTCTCGCGTACAAGCCTATATGCGCCGCCTCAAAATCAAAGAAGGTCAGGTTTATCGTATAGAAGACCCGCGCTATGCTGAGCATGTCAAGTATCTTTGGCTCACGGCGGACGATGACTCAGACGTGAAAGTATACGACCAAAAACGCTCGGTTGAGTACGCTGACTACAAGCCGGGGATGCTGTATGTCAGCGTGTACGAGGTGTTTCCGGCAGAAGCGGATAAATAGCGCACTTTTTTGAAAAGGAATCGTTATGAGCAAGCATAAAAACAAAAATCGCACGCCGAAAAAGACGTTTCTTGACGCGATGCGGGAAATTGAACCTTCACTGACGGAGGATAATCTTTTCAGCGAAATATACGATAACGCTCTGGAAATCGAAGATGTTGGCTATGAGGACATCAATGCAGCGTACGCAGATGTTGACAGCGACATGATGACCAGTGATACGGTCATTTTCTCCAAAATCGGCAATAAATATCTGGTGCTGTTTGACCGAGACGACTATACCTCTGCGGAAGCGGATGTCGAAAGCATCGAATTCTCAATATCTGATAATGAAAGCGATGCCGCGAAAAAGTTTAAGGAAAAGATTTTCGAAAAGAAAGCTGAAAACCTTCCCGACTATGAAACTGCAATCAGTAACTTCGAAAAAGCCGTCAAAGAACGAACGGGGGAAGATGTTTGTGTAGAGGATATAGGCGGTACAGGCAGTTTCCCCGCATGGTCTATCAAGCATGGTCGAAACCTTATCGTCGAATACTTTAACGATTTCGATAATCCGGAATCCATCAAGGTGTATCTCCAAAGAGAGAAAGAATTTTCCGATGTGTTCAGAGTTTTCGGCTACGACTTTAGGGAGGTATACAAAGCTTACCGCGACTGGGGCGACAACACTCGTAAATATGTATTCTCGTTTGGATTCAGAATCCCCGGCTCGGACGAGTATGTGAGCGAGGATTGCTACCTGCCGATACCATCCGTCTGGCAGCACAGGCAGCGTTGTCCGTTCGAACTCGTAAATATAGAGAGAATGCGGGCAGAACTCGAAAAAGCTAAGGCAGATTATGTCGCAGACCAAGAGGAATGATTATGACCAATCCGGTTTTACAAGAAACTATTATTCGCTCCATGGAGGATGTTCCGGAACAGCTTAGAAATGTCTACAGCAAAGAAATCCTCAAGGCGTTTTTTGAGAAAGATAACTATCTCATCATGCGCATCGTACCTTCCGGCGATACGCGGTTTTATCTCGATAGCGGCAAGCGCGTTACCTCCGCCATGGATTTCCTGAAGCCTCTCCAAAAGCAGGGAGTATATTTCGAGGGATATAGCGTAAGCGGGGGCAAGAAATCCAAAATCAAGCCGCCGTCTCCCGTCCCGGAAATCGTATCCACCATGACAGAGGAAGTCTGCACATTGTTCGGCAAGGAATTGATGACGGATTTTTATGCTGCCGGATTTCATTTGACCATTAAGGGCGTGTCAAAGAAAAAGAAAGCCCGGCAATGGTATCTGCCGAACGGCAAACACATCAGCAGTAAAAACGACATCGTGGGTTTCATGGTAGAGAAGCTGCGTCCTCGGTTTACGCAGGAGTTTTACGACAAGCTAATGAATGATGCGGCAGCAGCGATTCCCGGTATTACAAAGGACGAAGTATCGGTATCTTCCAGCAATGATGAAAGAAACGCATACCTCATTCTCACCATTGACGGTGCTACGACCCGAGAGCAGATTTCGCCGCATGTATCGTATAAGGGCGCTGTCAACAAGCAATTGTTCGATTCGCTTTATATGAAGAGCACGACCCTCCAAAGACGCAATGCGAAAACATTTGCTGACAGCCACGATTTGGCAGCTTTAGAGAACATCGCAAAAGAGATTCTCGGCAATGCGCAAAACGAGTCGGTTTTAACGATAGGGAAGTATCAGATACCTTCTGTCATCATCACGGATATCAAGGTTCGCACGGAGCCGACAAAAGTACAGAAGGCTACGCTTTATAGTGCCGTTGCCTTCAATGACGGCAGCAGACGGACCTTTGCACTGGAAGTTCCTTTTGGTCTCACGGATTCTGAGCTGCAGGAGCGATACAGGGATGATATGCAGAAAAATGTCACCCCTGCTATCGCGGAACAGAAGCGCTATGCTGTCATACCGGGGTCGCCTATTCATGATTTCGTATCCAATGTCTGCTTGGCAAAAGAGCCGGTAACAAAGACCTATACGAAAGACGGCATTACGCTGAACGGCAGTATCTTGACCAGCTATAAGGCGTTGGATGAAGCACTTGCATATACCGTCTCCAATCCGATTTTTACTGGCGAGAACAAGGAAATTGCCTACTTTGAAGTAGCTGACCTTGTGACCATCTGCATCAATGCAGACGGAAAACTGTCCGAGTGTGTTTATCTTACATATTCGCCGTTAACCGAATTTCTCGATATTTCCGCTGGATGGATGCTCGATAAACTCTACGGGCACGACAACAGCGCAAAATGCAGTATCGATTACCGCATCGTGTTCGATTCCGAGAACCGAGGCAAGGATAGTCTGCGTTGCGATGCGAAACTCATCGATGCAAATACCGGCGCTGAAATTGCAAAGGTATATCGGTGCCTCGATAAGAGGCTCAAGACTGATATCGAGACCAGCAAAACGCGAATTCCTCTATCATGCAGCACGATGCTTTACAGCGCAGGCTCGGATGATATTGCGTATTATTTGACAGTCAATGGTGCCGATAACATCCATGCCGTCTACGAGCAAATTAAGGCACAGTTTGGCGCTCTCGGCTATCAGTTCTGTAACTTCTTCGGCAATCTCACCGATTACCGTTATTCCCGCACCGATTTGTATACAAAATTCGGAGAGTCCTACAGCACCGATTACAAGAAAGGTGCAGTACAGGAAAAACTCGACAGCTTTCTCAAAATGCGGCTGAATCTCGCTGACGATGCCTGCGTTTCGCTTTTCAGAACGGACACAGTTAAGAACTACTATGGTTATTTCGAGGTGTTCTGGCCGTCATCCCCGTATCTGATGAGAGTCATCGCCGCAATGTACAAAAATGACTCCGCAGATGCTATGCAGCCGTCCTTGGAAGATTTTAAGTACCTGACGAAAGATGCCCAGTATCGGATACTGACCGAGAAATGCAAGACCGCCAAAACGGAAGAGGACGCATTTGCAGTCATCTCGTGCCTCGAAACCCAGCCGCAGACTGTGCGAAAACTGCTGTTCGCGAAAGAATATTTCCGTGATGTCTATATGCTGCTCAATGACGCAGACCGGATGTTTGCCGACATCCTTATCAGCGACTGTGCGGGTTGTGTGAAACTGTTAAAGTCGCTCCAAAAAGAAGTTGAGGAGAAAGCGTAATGTATACTTATACTGCTAACGATATAGAAACAATGCTTTCCGAAAACGGGTATTTCCCGAACCGGAAAATCGCCTATGCCATCCTGAACGCATTGCGTGACGATTCGTCCCCGCTGCTCATTGAGGGTGACCCTGGTGTGGGTAAGACGAGCCTTGCTAAAGCTGTCTCCGCCATGCTGAACATCCCTCTGATTCGCGTTTCCTGCCATGAAGGCATTACGGCAGATAAAATTCTGTATGACTACGACTACCAGCGTCAGCTTCTGGTCGTGTCTGCGATTCGGGATAAACTCAACGAGAGCCTCAAAGACCTGTCTGTGAACGAGAGCATCAAGGCTGTAGCACAGAACACCGAGTTCTATGGTCCTGATTTTCTTCTGAAACGCCCTGTCATTGAAGCATTGACGATGAAAGGTCGGAAAGTTCTCCTCATCGATGAAATCGATAAGACAGAACCCGAAATCGAGCATGCGCTCCTTGAAATGCTCTCGGATTTTGCTATCACCATCCCGGAATACGGCACAATTCAGTGTGCGCAGGAAGACCGTCCTATTGTATTCCTTACCTCGAACAATTATCGGGAACTCTCTCAACCCATGCTGCGCCGGTGTTCATACTTGTACATCGAGCACAAGACCTTAGAGGAAATCAAGAAAATCATCTGCGCGAATGTCTCGGCATCGGATGAGTTCGTGAATACGGTTGCGTCTGTCATCGACCGGCTCCAGAAAACCGATTTACGTCACGCCATCTCTATCAGCGAGGGCATTGAATGGGCAAACTGCCTGATTCAGACCTTCGGCTGCAAGACGGCAAAAGATGTGACGGATGCCATCCCGTATTCCATCGGCTCGCTGGTCAAGGACCACGCGGATGAGAAAACCGCAATGCGTGCATTGCAGAATATCTGACGGAGACCTGTATGTCCAATACAATGTCTAATCCCGTAGCTTCGTATGTCGGGATGTATACGCCGTTCTTTAATGAACTTTTGAAGGAATACGGATTCACTTTCTCGATGGCAGAAGCCATGAACGGTATCAAGCATATCTCTGACCCCTTGGATGTCGAGGATGTTCTGTATACGATGCAGGGGGCTTTATGCCACACGAAAGAGGAATGCGATGTCTTTGAGGCAGTATTCTGCAAGCGGTTTCTGCACTATACGAGTATACCGGCTATACCGAAAACGCCTAAGAAGCCGAACAAAAGCATTGCCTCGTTTCTGAATATGACGGACGACGCTCTGGATGAGTTTCTTCGCAAGACCCGCACGAGCCGTGAACGGGCGGCACAGGAAGTTGAGAAGCAGCGCAATTCTAAGCCCAGCAGTGACGAAATTCGCAAGCAGGAACAGCTTGTTTCCGATATCGTGGATGATGTACAGGGCAAGCGTTTGGCGACTCTGGATGCCGATATCCGGTATCAGGCGGCTGTTACGGAAGCAGTCCTTTCCGGTAATCTGGATTTGATTCAGGAATTTGAAAAGTTGCTCAAGCAATGCAAAGCCCTCGCAGACGGCGACATCGCCTGTTACGGTATTTCCGAACAGAAACTGCATGATTTGGTTCGTGAAGCCACAACGCAATCTATCACAGTGGCGCAAAAATCTGTCATGTCTGCGGCTGTCTTGGCGCGAAAAGCCAAAGAGCCCGACTTGTACAAGGCTTTTATCTCCCTTGCACAGGCATTTCAGGCATTGAGCAAGTCTGTCAAGCGTACACAATCGGGCATTGAGGACGATGAACGGGTCAGAAAGGCGAAGGAAGCCGTCAAGAAAACCAAGCAGCAATACCGCGATGCGTGCCGCGAATACGACAAGGAAAGTAATAAGCTGAACCAGATGCACGATAAAGTGTCCCAGTATGAGCGGGAACTGCGCGAGTGTCAGAAAAAGGTCTCGGCATACGATGATATCTTATCGGATGCACAAAAGGCGATAGAGGAGAAGCAGCGGCAAAGCATTCTCAAAAACCAGTCGGTGAATCATCGGGATGTCTTCAAGGGCGGTCACAACGCTGTCAGGACCAAGAACGCCACCGACAAACTTCTTAACGAGGATGTCACCCAGTTGTCCCGCGTCGATATCGAGAAGGTCCTCACTTATATCCGCACGAACGCCAAGACTTTCCGCCAAAAGCTTCGTAAGCTGTACATAACCCAGCAAAAGAAGCAAATCGACGTCAAAAAGACGATTGAGAAATCCGTCCAGTGTGATGGCGAGATTGCACGACTGTACTACAAAAAGCCGATAAAGTCCAAAGCAAATGTCGTGATGCTGGCAGATATATCCGGGTCTTGCCGCGCTATGACTTCTCTCGCTCTGACATATATGGGTTTGATGCGGGAAGTTTTTCCCGGCGGCTGCCACCTGTTCGTTTTTGTGAATCACTTAGTTCCTGTTGACCGTTATTTCTCAAACGAGAATGTAACGGCTGCTGTGGAAAGTATCAACAAGAATGTCCCCAGCCGAGGTATCTACTCAAACTACGGTGTGCCTCTCAAAGAACTGCGCTACGATAATACCGGAATCATCAACAAGGATACTACTATCGTTATGCTGGGTGACTGTCGAAACAACAGGAACTATTCCGGTGTGGAAAATGTAGAATGGCTTTCTAAGCGAGCATCCAACTTCTTCGTTCTGAACCCCGAACCACGGGACGAATGGGGACAGGGCGATTCCATTGCTGACCTATACGCAAAGAGCGGCGCAGTGGTTTCACAGGTCAGCTCGGCCAAAGATTTGCTGAATTTCCTGCAATCTGCCGGAACCACAAGGCATTTGTGATGCGCTTGCCCCAACCACTAGATATAGTGGTATCTTAATGTTTGTTTACAATTTAGACACTATATATTGTGTCTTTTCATTGACCGGATACCACATATATGGTATAATACAATTGTTCTCAGGAAGAGGAACGGCTCCTGAGACATCAAGGTTTTCCTTTCCCCAATCTTGGTCGCATGGCTTCATTTGAGCTGACACAGGTGAAGCGTGGAAATCATCCGTTTCATAGTAATATCCTTCCTTTCTTTGGCGCGGGTAACTCCGCGCCAGCCGTCCAAGCAAACAGCCTCCACGCGGCGGACGGTGGACAACAGGTGTTTCCGTGTTCCGGGCATCTGGCTAATGTTTGTATTTGCTGGTTTAGCTCAGCTGGTAGAGCAACTGATTTGTAATCAGTCGGTCATCGGTTCAAGTCCGATTTCCAGCTCCAGACGCTATCCGTTGGATGTATCGAAGTCACACGATACGATGCTATACACAACATCTGGCGGACAGCATGCCACCCATTAAGACGGCCTCCTCGTGGCGGGTGGCGGACAGCGGCTCTTGCGGCTGCTGACGAATGTCTTAGAAGCATGCAAACGTACGAGCATCCCCGTCAAGTCGGGGCGCATCCAGACGCGACACAGCCGTAAAGGCGAGATTGCTGCACGGCAACTGGTAAGTTTCGCCGCAGTCTCACACACAGCCCAACGACAACCGTTAACCCGATTTGACAGGGAATCAACGGCAGGGCTCAAAATTTGAAGTTGACCAACACCCAAGCGCTTTCTTGGATTCTCGCGTATCGTCAACGATGAGGTTCGCAAGATTGTCAGGTGGTGTGAAGATGACATCCGGGGATGACGACCTACTAAACGGATGTCATGGCGGGGCTAAGTGAGGGTTCACCCGCAATCTTATGCAGGTATCGTATAACGGCTAATACTCCGCCCCTCCAAGGCGGAGACGCGGGTTCGACCCCCGCTACTTGCTCCACACGTCGCAGTCACCGTACGCCACGACGTTAAACTTGGTGAGCATGGTCCACTTGTGGTCCGCTGTCCGAATGTCGATGAGACAGCCTCAAAAATAATAGACAAACAGGTGCTGTGCCTGAAAGTATTCGAAAGTCCCAGTGTTAGTCGCGAATAAGACCGGAAAACGGTGAAGAGGGTACAATACAGAATCTATCGGCGTGGCTGCCGAATGGTGCTGGATGCGAGTTGGCTTCTCGCTCAAGGGGTGACCAGCATAAAACACCCTATCGTGCTCGATTAGCTCAGTTGGTAGAGCAGCGCATTCGTAACACGCAGGTCGGCAGTTCGAACCTGCCATCAAGCCCCATTACCCAATGAAGCGATAATAGAAAGGAGATGAAACCATACCACGAAGAATTTTATCCTCTCCGCGCAGCATGGACATGCGATTTTACGGGGATAAATTCAAACCGAAATTGTGTCGAGTGGCGAAGACGGTTGCGACACTGGCGAAGCACATATCTGCTTCGTCAACCATCCATGAGAAAGCCTCCACGTGGCAGATGGTGGGCAACGCAGCAAAGCTGCGGCTGATTTCTTTCAAACCGGTATCTGAATAAATGCAGATAAATAGACGAAAAAATCAAAAAAGCAAAGGAGTACACAGCATGAGTAATCAGAAAATCATCAAAGCAATCGCAGGGATTGCAGCAGCCGGTATGATGGCAACTTGTCTGCCTGTCGCAGCATTCGCAGCCACCGGCGACACCTATCATTTCTCTTTCAGCAACGGTTCTTCCCAGGACCTGGCTCCGGGCGGCTCTATGACGTTCCCGGCGAGCCAGTATGACTACGGTTACTGGATTACCCTGCAGGGCCACGGCGGCTACACCTACAACTACTATCCCGGCGACACTCTGCCGTACGATGCAGTTGACCAGTGGTTCACCGCTGACGGCATCACTTCCTGCTATGCGGCTGAGGGCAATCCGCGTTCCATCACCATCAACTACCAGATTGACGGCAACACGGTGCTGACCGAAACTGACACCGCCACTTTCCCGGGCAGTGTTGATGGTCAGAGTGTTGAAGCCTGGACCACGGATTCCGGTGATACTTACACCGCATCCAGCAAGAGCCTGAACCATGACCGCCTGTTCTACTACCTGGGCGACGACATCCACGACAACGTCCTGACCCTGAAAGCCACTTCTGCATCCACTCCCGACGACGGCAAGGATGACAACAAGGGCGATGACAAGGGTGATGTTACCAAACCCGACGATAAGGGCGACAATACCGGCGACAGCGGCACCACCACTCCCGATGACAAGGGCGACGTAGTGGCCCCCGATAAGGACAACACCGGTAAGGACAACACTTCTACCGGCTCCAACAAGGGCAACGGTACTACCACCACTACTCCGACCGCTCCTCGCAAGAACGTTGAAGTCTCTGAGCACGGTGAAATTGCCGCCGCTATTGCCAATGGCACCTGGGGCAATGAGTACACCGTCTGCACCAGCTGTGGCTATCACAACTGGACCCGCAAGGGTAACGTTTACGTCTGTGACCATTGTGGTCACGAAGTCCTGACTGTCAAGGGCGCTGATGGCGTCAAGGGTTATGCTGGCACTCTGGCTGGCAATGAACCCCAGTACGCTTCCACCTCTGAAGCTCAGGCTGCTGCTGAAAAGCGTGAAGCCGCTTATGCCGCTTCCATCGCTGCTCTGCAGGCACAGGTTGCCGCTCGTGAAGCTGCTTATGCCGCTTCCCTGGGCATCCACTAATTTGCCATCCTCTAACTAACGGTAATCGATAGTTTTTTCTCCTTGCTGTGGGGCGGGATTTCGGTCCCGCCCCATCCTTTTATGGTCAGATGTCCGAGTGGTTTAAGGAACTGGTCTTGAAAACCAGCGACGCCGCAAACGTCCGTGGGTTCGAATCCCACTCTGGCCGCCATGTTTGCCGGGACTTCCCGGCTTTTTTGTTTTTGTGAGCAATACAAGGCAACAGATTGCTATATCGAATAGGGTTATAATTGAGAGCCAGAAAACCTGTAGGCTTGCCTGTGGGATGAATGGCTCTTTTTGATTTTTTGTAAAATATTCGTTGAGCAGTTTGACTGACGGCCCAGAATACATACATAATATATGTATGAGGTGATATAGTTGGCAAAAAAATCAAGCGTACAAGTGAACATTACGATTCCTTTAGAGTGGAAGCAGTCTGACATCGAGATGGTTGCCAAAGCCAGAGCTTGGGCTGTTAAGGCTCATGCCGGGCAAAAAGACAAGGCTGGGAAGGACTACTTCAAAGCGCACGTTACGGTTGTAGCAGAAGGCGTAAAAGGTGACCCAATAGCCGAGGCTGTGGCATTTCTGCATGATACGGTCGAAGATACGTCCGTCACAATAGAAGACATCAGAACGGGGTTTCCAAAAGAGGTTGCTGACGCTGTTAGTACGTTGACCCATAGCAAGGGTATATCGTATGCTGAATATCTTTGGTATATTCAGCAAAATTCGATTGCTGTCAAAGTAAAGCTCTCGGACCTGCGCAGCAATATGGACTTAACCAGGCTCCCTCACACTCCAACTGAAAGGGACTTGGAAAGAACCAGAAAATACAAGCGGGCATATACGATACTGTCATCGAGAGAAGGTATAAGCGCAGTTAATCCGTATGCACTGTACGACTACTTGCTGGCAAACAACTGGAGCGTCAAAAGGAAAAGCACGAGGACTCCCGTTCTGGAAACAACGGATGGTTCTGCTGAAATCAACGCGCCCATCGACCTGGCTTTGGCTGACTACGAGTCCAGAATGGCTAACGCTTTAGGCGTACTGTGCTCGTATGAGGACGTACTGCTCTCGAATGTGATAGTGCGGATTGTGGCTTGGAAGCCAGACAAACAATAAGCGTGGGCCTGCTATTATTTTTATGAAAAGCCTTGACTTTGTATTTTACACATTGTATAATATAGACACTGAATTTGATGAAAGGAAAATTGCACGATGTTTGCTGCTATGATGAACAAACAGAATAAATTGCAAAAGCTGTGGAGCAATTGGAATCTCTTCGGCTGTTTTGTGTTGTCTGTTTGTGCAAATCATAGTGCAGTGATGGTTGAATAAAATCATCCAAGTATCGGCTGTTTTCCATACTCTGCACGATATGAGCACCTGTCAGACGCACAACGCCTGATGGGTGCTTTTTTGATGCAGAAAATCAAAATCAGGTCACTCTAATGCCGCTGGAGTGAATTCCAGCCAGGCTTATTAAAGTGTATGCTATTATACATAATGTATATTCGAGGATTCGCCAAACGGTAAGGCATCAGGCTTTGACCCTGACAACGGTTGTTCGACTCGACCATTCTCGGCCAACGCTCACTTTCATGCGCATCGGAAGTGAGATTCCTCAAAGCTGTGTTCCCATAAGCAAGGCACGGAAGATGCGCGACAAGTGCTCGTAACTCAATCGGTAGAGTACCCGACTTTTAATCGGGGTGTTCGGGATTCGATTTCCCGCGAGCGCACCATGCCCGGCAGAGCATTATCTGCCACTTTTGTGGGTGTATAGCTCAGTAGGCAGAGCGGTGGACCGTTAATCCGTTTGTCGCAGGTTCAAATCCTGCTACGCCCGCCATAAGCTCCTCTGGTGAAATTGGCAGACACAGTGCGCTCAAACCGCACCGTTTTGAGGGTTCGAATCCCTCGGGGAGTACCATGTCCGGCAGTACAACAACTGCCATTTATGGGTTGTTAGCTCAGCTGGTAGAGCAACGGACCGTTAATCCGTGGGCCGCAGGTTCAAACCCTGTACAACCCGCCATATGCTCCAGTGGCGAAACTGGCAAACGCGGCGGCTTTATGTCCCGTTTTACTCTGGGTTCGACTCCCAGCTGGAGTATCTATATAGGGGTGTAGCTCAAGTGGTAGAGCAGCGGTCTCCAAAACCGCTTGTTGCATGTTCGAGTCGTGTTACCCCTGCCACAATAAGAAAAGCCGTCCTCGCATAAGAGGCGGCTTTTTGTTTTGGAGAGTATACAGACCAAAAAACTAAACCACAAGTTGATTGCGAACTTGCGAAAACATGGTATAATAATATCAGAACGAAACGAAAGGAGATACCCCAAAATGCTGTGCAACACTGTTAATGTCATGTCGTATGAGTATAGTTACGAATATTCTGAGTTCATGTCCTTTGAACGCAGTTTTATTTCTCATACTCATCGACAGGCAAAAACAGACCATGTACAGATGCGGTGCGTCTTCTAAGCGATAACTGCATGTCATAGCTGCTTGTCGAGATTTCGGCAGGCAGCTTTTTTGTTGCCTGCAATACAGAAAGGCAGCAAGAAAAATGAACGTTCCTACTATTGATATCCAGCAGACAGGTGCCAATATCAAGGCCCTGCGAAAGGCAGCAGGCATAAAGGTGAAGGATGTGGCAGACATGCTCGGTGTGTCTCCGCAGGCGGTTGCTAAATGGCAAGCCGGAACCGCGCTTCCCACCATCGATAACCTTGTGATATTAGCAGCAATGCTCGATACGAAAATTGATGACATCCTTGTCATCGCATAAACCCTCGCCGCAGGATTGCGGCTATATATGGCCCGTTGGACGAATTGGTAGAGTTGCCGCCCTTTCACGGCGGAGGTTATTGTGGGTTCGAAACCCACACGGGTCACCATGCTTCTGTAGCTCAGTTGGTAGAGCAGCGGTCTGAAGAACCGCGTGTCGCTGGTTCGATTCCAGCCGGGAGCACCATATGTGTCGGTATGCAAGAGGTTAAAGCAGGCGGTCTGTAAAACCGCTCCGTTTCGGTTCGCTGGTTCGAATCCAGCCCGGCACACCATAAGGCCCCTTCGACAAGTTGGCCTAAGTCACCACACTCTCAATGTGGAGTCGGCAGTTCGAGTCTGCCAGGGGTCATACAAGCACCTATGTCAAAAAGGTGTATTATGCAGAGGTCGCCTAACGGTAGGGCAGCAGCTTGCTAAGCTGCCGTCGCGGAAATCGCGGCATGTGAGTTCGAATCTCACCCTCTGCGCCATCTGCTTGCTTGTTCGAGTGGTTGATGAAATCGGTCCAGAAAACCGACGATGGGAGACTGTCCGAAGGTTCGAATCCTTCAGCAAGCGCCACTGCCCTCATTCTGTGCGGTATCCGTGCAGGTGAGGGCTTTTTCTTTTGCTTTTCGCTTCGAATTTCGGACTCGAATGGCGTTAATGGTCGGATATTCTTGATTATACATGCCTTTGCTGTATGGCAAATAGCTCCAAACAGTATTGGTTTTTACACCCAATTCTTCTGCAATTTCAGGAACTGACATACCGTTCGCACGCAGCTTCCCAATTTTTTCTGATGTTTCATCTGACCAGGCCCCGGCCGTAATCAGTATTTTGCGCACTTTCTGAAATGAGATGCCTGCACGTTTGGCAATGGTTCTTCTAGGTATACCTTGCTCATGGAGCCGGAGAACCGTCTGCATTGTCGCGTCCATCTTATCAGTACCTCGCCGTTATCGATTTTTGTATTGCCCTAATTGTTGTACTTTAATCATACAGCAAAGCAACAAAATTGTCCAGAAAGCAAAAGTGCCTTCATTTGCCACTGATTCATCCGTTCGGAACGATATCGAAAATACCTTGATATTATTCCGATGCAATATTCCGATAAGCCGACTTTGTTCCGCAAATTGTGGATTGGATTCCTACCAAAGTTTGAGAGCAGAATGTTTCATCTATAGCTGCAAGGCTTTGGTGAGGAAGTTCACGGAATCGGTCCGTAAATCTAACGGCAGGATACTGCTCAAAGGTACAAATCCTTCAGCAAACGTCACAATCTCCAAAGTCAGCGATTGTTCGTAAATTTATGGGGGACTGCTTTCTTGTTTAGCACCACAATTTGTGATATAATAGCGAAAGAAAACAATGAATAATGGAGTGCCATAAAATGCAGAAATACGATTTCATCAAGAAGCAATATACGGCGTACACCCCACCTCAGAACGGGCATTGCGACATCATGGTTCATGCCAACGAAGAACTCAATTGTGCTGCGTGCGGACGTACCATCAACGAGCACAACGCATATACGTCTGCGGCCATCCAGAACGATATTGGCATTGGCTATCTGATTTGCAAAAGCTGCTATGAGCACGAGCTCGAAATCAGAAAAGCTGTAAAATAAGGGTCCAGCCGCCTCCATAAGGAGGCGGCTTTTTTGCTTGTAAAAATATGTATAAACTGTTACCATTTAGCGCTTTCCGTTGTGAGAAATTGCGAATCGCGGTATAATGAAAGAGTAAAAAGTGAAAGGATTTTTGCCGTATGTACATTGATTTCACGAGCAAGCAGTACTTCTTCATTCTGCACGCTCTTGCCATCATGATAACGTTTTATAGCAACGATTTTTCCTCTATCTGCAAAGAGGTTGGAGAGGCTTATGGAGCAAGCGAAGCAGACATTTCAAGTGCTTGTGCTGCTCTGACAGCTGTGAACGTAACGGCTCCTGTTAAAGACTCTTCTAACAAGTGCAGCGCTATCTTGGAAGACATGCTGCATCATGCACGGGAACTGCCGGGAAAGGACGCTCCATATAAATACAGTGTTAGCTTAGATGTCTCTTCCTGGAAAGCCGTTGCCGATGCGCTGGATACATACTCTCGTGTTTTGATGGGTCAATTTGGCGTCATCTATGAAGCACTTGATATTTCTGGTAACGATGAGCAGCACCTTCAAGCGTACCATGATGCCCGTTGGAATGGAGTAGGTATCATTGAAACCCGAGACCTTCTGATTCCACAGCTTAAAAAGATTGGCGTTGGCTGGAACGGAAACTTTGGTATTTCCAATTCAGGACTCGCTTATAACAGCAAACTGGCATACGAGATTCTTAAAACCATTCGATATGCGACAGAGAAACGAGATAGCTCCGTTCTGAAAGTGACAAACGAGCCGCTGCCGCGTGCTGAAGGTTCTTTCCCAATTAGAGCACTGTAATTAGATTGGAGGCTTCCAGGGTGGGCGACCACATCATTTCTTTCTTAGACATCTGCGCCATGCGCGGTCAGTTGGTTTTGGCAAAAGCACCGTCCATTCCGGCTATCGATAATAAAACCGTGTATTGTACCGGAGCTCACAAGCGAGAAGCGGACCGCTGCATTGTCCTTGACGGCGAGGAGTACAGCCAGATTCTTTTTGCTGACGGAACAATAAAACTGTATTGGCAGTGAGGTATCATTGTGGACAATATAATTGTGAACAGCGCTCTTTGGTATGCCGAGCAGAGCAGTCAGTTTCTTTTGAATTCTGGGGCCAACAAGCTGCTGGATAAGGGCTATGACTATTATGTGAAAGAATTTATTCCACTTGGGCACCGCCTTATCCAAAACGGTCAGATTGCCGCCGATGCAATGGATGGGGAACTTGCCGCACAATTTTCGATGGCATACGTCGCAAACTATTGGCGTGCAGCAAAAACCGTGTACAATTTCGCTCCGGAATTTCTCAGAACATTAGCCGAGACTGAGGACGCACCGATTTATTCCGATATTATGATGCGGCTGCCATATAGGGATTTTGTCATGAATCTGCCCGCTGGCTCTCATCACGATGCGATGTTTGTTCACATTGAGTTCGATGCATCCCATGGTCCGAACGATGTGGATACACTCTTCCTGATTGTTCCTTTTAAGGCAAATCCAAACTTTGACAGTATCGAACTTTGCCAGTGCATGCAGTGGTGTCTCAACGGCAAGAAGCTGATTGAGTCCTATCGGCGCAACAATGATGCTCGCGAGCAGGCATTTCAGAACGGAACTGATTCCGCCACTGTCAATGACGCCACGATTTCAAATGTACCCGGTGCCGTTCTCAGTGAAGAAGAGCTGGAAAAGCAGCGGGAATTCAACGCCGGCATTGAGCCGTATCTTCGTGTTGCGGTTTCTGCAGCTTATTACCTTGCATCCAAGAATGCTGAAATCAAAGAGGTAAAAATCCCGAAAGAGAAGCGGCCCATCCTTGTTTCCAAACCCGGTGCAACACCTAAGAAAGTTAATATCAAGACCTACAATGTAGGCTTTGTCATCGGAAAGAGCTTTGAAAAGCAGCTGGCTTCTGGCACGGAATATCAGAAGTCCACAGCAACCGGCACGGGCCGTACGGTCAGACCTCACGTCCGCCGCGCCCATTGGCATCATTATTGGGTCGGAGAAGGCCGGACACGCCTGGAAGTTCGCTGGATTGAGCCGACTTTTGTGCTGCCGGAAGGAAAACGTGAGGTTCCGGTTGCTACCGTTAGACGGGTTTTAGGCGCTTAAAGGAGTTTCACATGAAAGCAAACTACAAAATTGTCGCAAACAAGCAAAAGATGCTCGAAAAAGAAATCGAAAACTTCGAACCTACCAGCACAATGTCAGTACTGCTAATGCGCTATAGCATCATACAGGAACTGCTTCAGGTTAAACTGAACGAAAAAGATGAGAATGGTATCCCGAATATTAGCCCTGTGGATACGGCATACGAGATGACCACTTTCTTTGGCGACGCCGTCAATGCTGCGGCTGATGATTTCACAAATGATGATGAGGACGACAGCACAATAAAATTTGATGGCACCGTTGATGAATTCCGGCAAGAACTTGCCAATCGCGTCTTAATAACACTCAGTTTGGCGTTTGAACATGAATTCATAAATTTTACAGAGCAAACCGGGATTTCCCGCGCACAGTATGAAATTCTTGCGGCTGAATATATTGCTCATGCGGAAGACGATGGCAGTAAAGTATCCGAAATGTTCAAAGGCGACAGCTCTGAAAAACACAAATCTAAGGGCTGGACCAACGCGATGCCAAAAAACAAACGAAGCTAAAAAAGCCACTTGCACAAATGTGCGAACCGCCTAAAATAATAATTGCATAACAGATACCATCACTTACCTCCTAATTGAACATTAAGTTAACAATCTGTCATGCATAAGTAAGCAGACTCTCTTTTGAGGGCCTGCTTCTTTTTTTGTATGTATTGATTAGAAACAAAAATATTTCAGAAAGGATGAATACTATGACCACAAATACCAAGAACAGCTTTACCAGGTTCGCGGCTGCCGCAAAAGATTGCTTCTATGTGAATTCTTTTCGCGCAGACTTAGTTCAGTGCGACAGGGCCTTGAAAATGGACGGCGAGATGCACGTCGAAGCGGAATGCTGGATGAACATTTTGGATGCCCTGGACGATAACGACATCAAGATGTATGTCGATAACGAATACCGTCCCGGACTTTTGAACCCGTTCCATAAATGGTGACGCTCAAAAAACAAGTCAATAACCCACGACTAAAGTCGTGGGCTTGCGTCAGTAAGAAATCCCACCAAAAATAAAAAATACCCGAAGTGTGAAAGGAGCATAACAATGCTTAATTCAAATATCAATAAAGCCCTTGAAATCAACTCGAATAAAGCCGTTCTTCTCAGCATCAAGAAGCAATGGCTTGAAAAAATTCTGAGCGGAGAAAAGACTATTGAGGTCCGAAAAACTATGCCGTGGGAAATTAGCTATCCTTTTGTAGTATTTTGCTACGAAACCAAAGCTAACGGTGGTGCTGGAAAAGTGACTGCCGCATTTGTTTGCCGTGACATCAATACACTCGATTGCCTGCGTGAGCTTCCGGCATATGCTATTGGTACGGAAGTGACCGCAAAGACCGCTCAATTCGTGAAGGACAGCTGCCTTACCGCAAATGAGCTGATTGCATACGGCAATAAGTCCGGCACTCTTTATTGCTGGAACGTTTCTGATGTCCAATCTATGGATATGTCGCTGCGAGAGCTCGGCGTTAAGCGAGCACCACAGTCCTGGATGTATCTGCGGATTCCCGATAACAAGACGTTCTGAACGATGTCTGTTTGGGCTGGCTACGTGTACAAGCCAAACAAAATATCAACTACACGATAAAAACACACTCGAATGAATGATTCATCGTGCGAGCAACGCAGACTCTCGATTCTTGAGGGCCTGCTATTTTTTTATTTCAGGAGGAAACATCAATGATTCTTTATCATATCATGGCAGACACCGGATGCCTGCCGGACGATGTCGTTCCGCAGATACCAACGAATCGGATGAAAGGGGAGGACCAGGAAATCCCAAGAATTTGTCTTGGGCATACCCTTGACGACTGCCTGACCAGCATCGGCATTGCGCATTTTGTCTCAAAATTCCTGCTCGCTGAGCTGCGTCAGAACAAAAAATACTCCAAGGACATGCCGTTACCGTTCATTGTCCGAATGTACAACATCAAGGACGAAGACCCGAATCTCTTGACCGAGGAAGAAACACAGAAATATGTGGCGGATTCTGTCGTGACCAGTGAATGCTGGCTCACAAGATACGAGAAACCCGTCAAAATCCAGAAACTTTGGCTTGTGGGTGGTGAAGTTGTTCTTTGGCCCTATATCGTTGACGGCGTTGTATACAATTACCCAATCGTCCGTAACTCAATTTGGGCAGACAGCAAAACCTTGCCGGACCCGGAATTTCAGAATCAAATCATGGATATCACTCAGAAATGGCTTAACGAAGCCTGAAAAAGAAGCACATCAAAAGCTCTTGCACATCCTTGCGAATTCCATAGTATTAAAGTTGTACGACAGATAACATCTACTTTGCACACCGCGTGCTCGTACAATTCATAATTCTGTTCTCATTCAAGGCAGACTCATCTTCATGATGGGCCTGCCTTTTTTTGTTTACAGAAAAAGGAGGAATTCAAAACAAACCACAAATCTCAAATCACAATCTTCCGCTACAAGGAAAAGACACAAAAAAGGAGTCACAAAATGAAAGTCGAAAAGAATAATAACAGCATTTTTCGGAACAAGCATGTCCTGGTTGTCGTCGCGGTGATGTGTATTTTTACCATCATCGCCTGCATGGGTTTTATGCTTTCTGTTCCTGCACACGCAGAGGAAAACATAGCTCCCAAAACCGAACCTATCGCTTTTTCCACTCCCATTGAAACGGTGAATGAGCTCGATAAAGCGTTCCCGATAACGGAAACTTCCGAAGAAGCACAGGAGGAGATTACAACTGCTGAGGTCAAATCTTCCGATGCTGCAGAACCGGAACCACAAATTGAGACCGCAGAAGCAGCCATCGAAGAAACCGAACCGAAACCCGAAACAATTCCAGATAATCTCAACGACAATGAGCTTGAAATCTACACAGCTCTGCGGTCCGCTGGTCTTTCCAAGGCCGGTACTGCCGCAGTGATGGGCTGCATGTCGATGGAAAGCGGTCTTAAAGCCTCGGCCGAAAACCCTTCGGATGGCGGCTATGGACTCCTGCAATGGACTTATAGCCGAAAGACAGACCTTTTCAACTGGTGTTATGGCAATGGCTATGACCCCAACACCGTTACGGGACAGGTGATGTTCTTCGTGTATGAGCTCAATAGCACATACAGCAAGGCCGCCAAATACTCATATCCGGTGTACGAAACTCTCACTACAAGCGACAGCCTGGAAGATTGCCTTTCGATGTTCTTCTCCCATATGGAAGCAGGAACCAACGTGATAATCTCTTCCCGCAAAGTCTATGCAGGAGGGCTGACCACGTTAGACCTGTACCGCAAACGCTTAACTGCCGCTTACAAATACTTCATTTGAATTAGGAGGAAATCACAATGAAAACAACCGTTTATCTGTCCCGAAAACTCTTGAACCAGTTAAAGGTAAAAGAAACCGAAAGCAAAGACCTTATGCTAACCCATAACCTACACAACATCATCATCAACGGTAAGCGTGTTGGCTGCTCTGGCCACATTCAGAACGTTCTCAACAATAAGTGCGTTTACGTCAGCACTGAAAAGAGTTGCTATCAGCCCTTGTCTGACAAGAACCTGGTTCGCTATGCCGCCAGTATGAAAGATTACTCCTCTGTATCGCTCGGTGCAAAAGGACGTAATCAGTTCGTGACCAATGATGAGTTGGTTGGAAAAATCATTGATATGCTCCGATAAGGGCATAAACAGAAAGAGAAAAAGCTCATGAAAACCGGCATCAAGAGTCAGATAGTAATAGTATCTGCTGTGGCAGCTGTTCTGCTCATTGTTATGAGCGTCTGTGCAATTGCGGAGAGCATTACCTTTGAGAAGGTTGCTGTTCTCGCTGCAAGCGTACTTGCCTTGAACAAATGCTGCGGCATCCTGTTAAACTAAGGAGAAAAAATCATGAAGAATAAATACAAAGTTGTTGCCTTGGTTCCTTTGGAGTTCTCTGTTGAGGGAAACTCCGATTCCAAAGAGGCAATCGAATCCGTCAAAAACATTTTCGAAGCGTGTCGGGATGATAACGACTGCGCGGACATCGTTTTTGATGGCATCGAAGAGTCACTTCGTCACGACAGTATCGAGTACAAAGTTGAAGCCGCCCAGCCTGAACCTGAGGTGAAGGCAAATTCCGATATCCGTTCTGTTGCCTCCGATATCTGCGACGTCTTCGAAAACTATCTCGACGAAAACGGTGTCTATATTGTGTGTGACGATGCAGACGAGGAGCAAGACCGAAAAGCAAACGAAAGCGGCGCGATGTTGTATGGCATGGAATATTGGCATCTCGTTGAGGATGTCGAGTTCTGGCTGAGTCACATGAGTGCGCAGGGAAAGCCGGTCATTACTTCTAAAATTTTGAAGGCGTTCGACGAACTTCTCGTATCCAAAAACCTCGGTAACTCCGTACCAAGCGGCGATAATCGCTATCAACTGCACTCAAAGATTCTGAGTTGCTTGCGTTCTCGTGAGGAGGGGTTGGAATGAGCACGAAAGGCTGGAACAGTCTGAAACCTATTACGACTCCTGACCAGATGTCCGCGCCGATTCATTGGAACCCAATGAACGAGGATTGGAAAATGCGGCTTACCAAAAGCCAAATTTACAACACCTCTTCTGGTTTCGACACTCAAACGCTCGATGCTATGAAGAAGCTGCATGACAAAATCCTCACATTTGGCGGGGATGAAGTCTGCATGACGGAATTTGACGAAGACGCCCCAAAAATCCTCAAACGCGGCCAATTCTTTTATGGCAGCAGCTATATGAGAAAAGGTCAGGATTGCCAGTGCCATTACAATTCCGCAAGACTTTGGTATAAAAACAAAGACCGGTGCTTTATTGCAACGGGGTATGCTCTTTCCGAAGACGGGCTCTGGCGCTGTCATTCCTGGGTCGTTCAGCCAATGGCACGCACCGTTCGCGTGTGGGAAACCACCGTCAAGCGTGTTGCCTATTTCGGCGTGGTTTTGACCAGCGAGGAATGCGAAGACTTTGTCGAGAACAACACATAACAATTGAGGAGGTTACCCAACATGGGTGAACAACTACATTTCAGTATGGATGGTGAGTTCCTCACCGCCATTGCACGTGACTGGTTCTGGAATATGGACAAGCCGTATAAAAAGTGTGAGGAGCTGCTGCTCTCCTGCATGATGGGTGGCAACGAGGAAGAAAAAAGGCATGTTTGCCAGGACATTATCGAAGGCCGGAAAAAACTTGTTGGTGTCAATGAGTTTGAACTTGTCGATGACAATGTTCATGTTCGTTCCCTCGGGCAGAAGGTTGAGGAGCTTCAACACAAGATGCTGGTCAATCAAATTCGTGAGGATATGATTGCACATCCGCTCAATTATGTTGACCGCTTTGCTATGACTGATAGCTATGAAACGCTCTGCACCAATGCAAAACATCATTATATCGATTGCAGCTATGACGGTATCAAGTGCTTCCTCTATGGGAAAACGGGTTATTCTGATGCATTCAACAACGGTGCATGGCTTTTTACCCACCCAGACCTTGTTGCAGAATTCAATGGCGAACCGCTTCCTGAGCAGGAATCCAACCCGGAATTCTACAAAACCGATTTTTGGACCAAGCTTGCCTCTTGGATTGAAGCAAACATGAAAGGCACATCCGTTGAACGCCGTCAGCGACTGTACAACAGCTATATCAGTGATAGACCCATTCAGCATCAGCTGACCGAATATGGTCTGATTGCTCCCGATGGCACCTGGTATGCCTGCGAGTTTGGCGAGCACGCTGCCCTGGCTGGCCGCATCATCATGCGCAATCGAGAAACGTTTGGTCTTTCTGACCATGAAGTTCTCAATATGGCGTATGACTGGAGCGGCAAGGGTCTCGATTTCCTATATAAACGCGGTTGGATTGCCATTCGTAATCCTTCGATGGGCAATACATTCCTCGATATGGATGAGACCAAAACCGCAACAAAAGCTCAAGTAAATACCATTTTTGACTATATTTCTAAATTTAACCGCTATGACATGAATATTTCTAAAGTTATGGTTGACTAAAAAGGAGATTTTATTATGACTTCCAATATGACTATGACCGCTATTTCCATCTGTGATTTCCTGAAACTCATCGTGAAAAGCACGGTGAAGCATTACACCGAGGATTTCAAGCTGGACATAAAGATTTTCAAGCGCTATGCAAAAGAAGCACAGGAAACTGGAAAGCCCGTATCGATGCTCTGGTTCTGCCGCTCTTGTGGAACGTATCTCTGCCCTGAGGAAGATGCGTACAAGAAAGATACTCCCATGTTCATCACGTTCAAATACTATGATGAGCAGGAAGAGGAAGAAGCCCGGACCATTAAGGCTTTTCTGGTCACTGTGACAGGGATGGAAGGACAAAAGCCAGTTGGCTATATCACTCCCATCAACTATGCGGATGAATGTGACCGCATTCGCCGTTACGCAGTACCTGCCGAAAAGGTCGAGCTTGTCTATGATAAAGGTTCCCTTGTCCAGAACAATGGCAACTATACGATTCTGAAGCATCCCAAGCTTGGTACACTTCAGAAAACGAAATTCTTGGCCGATGACCCTGACGCGCTTGATTATGCGCTGCATATGGCTCGCAATGAGAGAAAGGCAGGGTGACAGCCATGAAAACGATGGTTACATTGACTCACGAAGAAGCCCAAAGCTATTTGGCGTACGCTCTGATTTGCGAAACGATAGAAGGAGCCTTTTGGAATTCCGGACGCCGTCGCAGACTATACAGCAAGACGTTTACCGAAGCCGAACAGAGGCAGATTCCCCGCATCAAAGCCACTGCTCACAAATGGTGTTTGGTTACTGGTGTTCCTGAAAAGGTACGCATGAGATACAGCACCTATTTGCTGTGGCAGAAACTCGCGATGTTCTGCGCTGAAATTTAATTTTTCATTACCGCTGCCAATTTTGGTGGCGGTTTTTTGTTGCGGATTTATGCGAACGGCCTATAATCAAAAATGTACGATAGATAACAGTTATCGAAAAGGCACCCTGCCCTTCGCACACTTAACAATGCGCTTTAGGCGAACTTCCCGTTTGGGTGGTTCGCCTTTTTGCGTATAAAAGAAAGGAAATAATTAAAATGAATGAGTACGAAGCAACAATACAAATCAACCCAACCGACGATATCAAGTTCATACTTGAGGAGCCCGGCTGCTATGAGTCTGAAATTGAAATGATGAAGGCCGGTGGCACCTATGATGCGTTTGTCAAGCGTGTCTATGATGCCATCGACTGGTCTCATCTGTTTGAGCGTATTGCTCAGATGGAAAACGAAGCCATCACAGCAGCTATCGACAAATTGTCTGATAGCATGATTTGATTGTTAGGAGGTAAATACTATGTACATTCTCATTAAAAACCAGGAAGGCGAAAACATGAATCTGCTTTCCCAGAACACCGATTTCAACGCCCTGCTGGCAGCCATGAAAGCTGACATTGAGGCAGAGTACGAAAAGGCAACAGGCTCTGCGATTAACCTGGATGAAGATTCCGGCAGCGATTATGAAGTCGGTATCAACGTTGAGGACAGTGCTGCTGAAGGCTTCTGCCTCGCATCCGGGTATATGTACGGCGCAGACAGCAATTTTGACTGGGGTATTTTCAAAGTAAAGTCTCAGAAAAGCAATACCGCAGCAAAACCCTACATTGGCCTGGATATGAACAAGTTCTTTCGGCAGAAAATGCTGCTGATTGACCTCTCGGCAAAAGTAAAGGACCTCGGCTATGACCATCTGGCCGATGAGCTTTGGGGCGCAATCGGTGTCTTCGACGCTGTACAGGATTCAGCTGAAGGAGACGGTGTTTTCACTGCTCCGGAAGCGGATGAAGAAACCGGTCTGTTCCTTGACGATTTTTATAACGACGTTCTGGAAAAGATTCTGAACGCCGACAAGAAAAAGGAGGAAAAGTAAGCCATGAAACTCTACATCCAAGGCGAACACGGAAAGCTCCTAACTTTCACCCCGGAAGAAATCAAGGAAAAGCTCGGTATTCCATTCGATATCGCTGCTCTTGGCATCGAGGTAGATGATGGCGACACCACCATCAGGGCTCAGTCATACCCCAAATGGGATTATCAGAACGGGAACCCGCCCATTGACCTCTGTGTCAATGAAATGCAGGTTGGCTCACTGGCTATGCCGACGCCCAACATTCCGGCTCCCGTCATTTATCTTTATGATGAACAGGGGCAGGATGAATTGGATTGGTTTGCATGTACCAGCTTTGCACCCCGTGCATCTGGTGACGAAAGTTCTCACGTCGTCTTCTGTGACATGAGTTTTGGCAATGCGTTTGCTACCACAGACGTTTTTGTGAACCCGCGCAAGGGAATTCCTTTCGTGCAGTGTTCCACTGAGAATCAACTTTCTGATTTCAGGAAAGCTGATTCCCATGAATAATATCTGACTCGTATCTTTGCGGTCGTTCCTTTTGGAGCGGCCGCTTTTTTGTTTTTTAGTTTTGTTGCACAAATGTGCGACTCTCATAAAATGAAAATTAGGGAGGTGCTGTTTTGAAAATTCAGAGAATCATGCCTGCAACTACTCATTCCATGAAAGACGCGTTACCGCTTGGGACTATCCTGACGGTGAAAAATGTTGCAGACCAGAAATATATTGTGGTCGGCTATGACACAAGTTCTTTTCCGCACAACTACTATGCGGTTCCCTGGCCGCAAGGGTATATGGGTGAAGAAAATATGTACCTGGTAGGATTTGATGATATTGCGAAAGTTCTGTGTCGCGGCGGAATCAATGAGGAATCCAGAGTTTTCTTGCAGGCACTGGATGATGTGTTGAACGGGAGGTGACACGGTGACGGTAAAAGAGCTGAAGCATATGCTTGAGAACGCGGACGACGATGCTGTCGTCGTTGTGCGAAATAACTGGGCTCCGGCGGAATTCCTGAATACCTCTGCTCGGAAGATGGTGCTTGTGAAAGCAAATGGCAAGCTCATGACGCCGAAATGGGCCGAGGCGAGCGGGTATATCTGCGAAGGGCCTGCTATGTCGGCAATTTTATTCGATTGAGGTGAGAAAAATCATGCCCGATAAAAAAGTGGCCACGCAGGCATCTGATGGACCCTGGGAACGCGAAACCATCATCACATTCAATGATGCAGAGAAGAAAGCATCCTACTACACCTGCAACAAAGCTCGTATGGAACAGCTAAAAGAGCTTGCCAAAGAGTACCCTGATGCTGTTAAAATCACGCGGGATGAGGGCTGGTGTATGGAGGCAGATATGCCCAAGAAATGGGTCAAAATCAAGCCGCCTCGCAAGCTGACCGAAGAGCAATATGCGGAACTGGTCAGACGCGGCAAAGAACTTGCAGAGCGGCAGCGACAGGCAAAGAACTTAGTGAAGGAATAATCCGGCTTCATATGCCGAAAGAGGAGGATATAAAATGTATAATTCTTACAGCGCTCTTAATCTATTGGGCGGAATGCTCTACACGGTGATTCTTTTGGTAGTGGCGTATTTTGTACTCAAAATTGTTGCAAACTGGAAGATTTTCGAGAAAGCCGGGCAGCCTGGCTGGGCATCCATCGTCCCGTTCTACAGCAACTACATCGAATTCAACATTTACTGGGGGAACGGCTGGTTGTTTCTGATTCCGGTCTTGCTGAGCCTTTTGTCTGGCATCCCGCTGCTCGGCAATCTGTTCCTGGTTGTTGCTCTCATCATCGGTGCTATTACCAACTACAAGAAAGCTGTTGCGTTCGGTGAAGGTATTGGTTTCACGATTGGTCTTTGCCTTCTGAATCCGGTGTTCAACATGATTCTTGCTTTCGGCCATTATGAGTATCACGGTATCCCGCAGGATGGCTATTCCTATTCTCAGCTCAAGACCAAATATGAGGAAAAGAAAGCCGAACAGCAGAACAACCCCAGTACTGTTCAGTACCAGGCCCCCGAAACTCCCAAAGAGCCGAACCAGAATGTTCAGTATCAGACTCCGAATGCTCCTGCTGAAGTCAAGACCCCGCCGACTCAGCAGAATCAAAATCAGGACAATGGCTGATATTATCTGGGTCGTTGTGTTTCTCTGCGTTCTCATCGCGTCCTGCTTTGGAATGTACTATTTCCAGGGTGAGAACAAACAAAAATTTGTGTTTTGCTTTTTGCTGGTGGCACTATCTTTTGGAGTCCTTGCGTTTCGGCTTCTGGATATTGCGTATACGGTGATTAACGCAGCAATCAAAGCCGCATAATGACCTTTTTTGCGATTCTCAAGCTGTTCTTTTGGCAGACCTTCCAATCGAGGGCCTGCCTTTTTTTAATGTCGTCAGGAGGAAAAAACTATGAAAATCCGATTCTATACAACCAACAAGGAAGCTATTGTATTCGACCTTGAGGATATTTTGAAGCAGCTCAACATTGAAGAGCAGGTAGCCACTGTCGGCCTTGTCATTGAAAAAGACGAGGCCGAGGTTGAGGCAATCGCTCAGACAATACAAGACGATTATCCGAACATGTACCTTCAGGCAAAAGAATACGGGCGAAATCTGACCTTGGCTTGTGCGGAGCTTCCGAACCCTACTAACCCGGATATTGTAACCTACCTCTATGCGGGCGATGATGCTACGGAAACTGACAGTTGGATTGCGAAAGTGAACAACACAATTCGTGCGCAAGGGGATAACAGTGAACGGCTCATCCATATTGACTCGAATCTCGCTGCCGTGGTAGAAGCAAACGAAACGGAACAAGGATACTATGCTTCCACCGTGTCACAGCATGACAAGGCCACAAACGAAATGCTGAGTTTTCGACAGATTGCAGAGTCGTTGGAAGCTGTTGGGGATAACTACAAGTACCAGAGCGCAAGCAACATTCTGACTGCAAGAACCAAAGCAGAGCGGAACTATATTGTCCGGCTTATCAAGATGTATTGCGACGATACCAAATACCTTTCCGGTGCTATGCCGCAAAGTGAGTACCCGTTCTGTGTCCAGAACGTTGACGCTCTGAACCAGCGTGATGCGCAGTGGTCCGAAATCAAAGAGTATCTTGCACAGGACGAGAATCACAACAAGCTGGATGTGATTCTTGGCTTCGTGCCGGATGCGGAGAGCGACAAGACTCTAATTCTGCACAGCATTGAAGAAAAAGGGAAGGCCATGTCTGATTCTGAAATCGAAAAAGCATATAATTTGCTGTTTGGTGACTGTAGCAATGAATGAATAATCTTGCGCTTTCGTGCGAGACCCGTATAATTTAGCTTGTACGATAGATACCATCTACTAAGCACACTGTGTGCTCGTACAATTCACACTTCGCTTTAAGGCGGACTTCCCACACCGGGAGGTTCGCCTTTTTGCGTACAAAAAAAGGAGTGTTATAATGGGTAGTATATGGACGGCTCTTGGCAACCGACTTGAAACCGCTTGGAAGAGACCTACTAAGCCCAACTCTAAACGCCCGAAAGACGGTGAAATCATCGACGAAGAGAAATCGGTGCGCTGGAACAGGGAAGAGGTCGTTCGCCGACAGAAAGCTTGGGATGCAGAATGCTCTCGGCTGAAGAAGGCGCAGAATGCAGAAATCGAACACATCTCGGAAGCTATCGAACTTCAAATTCAGGAAGACATCAAAGCCGAAACGAAACGCAGCATTTCCAAAAAGGCTGCAACCATCCTCTGGCAAAAAGCCTACGACCGTGGCCACGCCTATGGTTTCGCTGACATCTACTGTGCCATCGAAGACTACGAGGAGCTGGTTGTTGCCGTACTCACAAACGCTCGTTGAAAGAAAGGAAAATACCATGAAGCTGAATGAATACCTCGCTAAAAATGCCGTCAAGCTGATGATTAAGGGCTCTGGAGAAAAGAATCCTACGCGCCAGACCAATGACCTCGGCATGTACGATTATGTTGAGAACCTTGAAAGCGTCCTCGGCAAAATGGTCTGGATTTGCGATTATCGCGCAAATGCGGACCCAACCAAAAAGCCGATTCGTAACATCAAACCTACCCCGGTTGTTGTAACGGACGCAAAAGAAACGAGCAAAACCATCTATTATTCTCCGGTCTATTTTCGGCCGGTAAATCGGGGTAAGATTTCTTCAACCGTCATTGCCCCATTGGACAACACCGGGTATCGCTGCTGCTCCGGCACTTCCGTCAACATCTTCTACACGAAAGAAGAGTGCGTGAAGTGCTATCGGGAGCAGGTTCGACAGGCAAACGAGATTTATGAGAAAGAGAAGGCTCGCATCATCAAAGAGTTCGACGCTCGCATGCAGATTCTCAATGATTCTCTCACGCCGTTCAACGATGTCCCGCAGAGCGACTACACCGTTGTTGCAAAAATGGATGTTACGAACGATTCTCTCGGATACAATGAGAAAAATCGGCATTTTTATCTCGAGACGACCCGAACCATGATTCCGACTCGCTATACCATCGAAATGCTCAAGATGCAGGCACTGATTGGCCTGGCGGATGAACTCCGTGCAAACACCACCTGGCAAAAGGGCGTCCCTTTCCGTATCCTTATCAGAACAACAGTTTTCGTGGATGGTATTGAAGATGTCAGCCAGGCCACAACGGAATCTCAAACCATTACCCTTTGATGAACCATGAAGAGCGCACGCCCCGTCTATAGCCGTAAGGCTTAGGTGGGGAGGTTCACAAAAAAACAAAACAATACATATGTGAGGTAAAATGTTATGTCTAACAACATGTCTATTTCTTCCATCAAGGAACATTATAATAATCTCTGCACCAAAGCCAAAGAATGGAGTGCCGCCTACTATGAGCAGGATGCTCCGGTTGTAACGGATGAGGAATACGATTCCGTGATGCACGAGATTCGTGATATCGAAGCGGCACATCCTGAGTTCGTGACCGCTGACAGCCCTACACAGGTTGTTGGCGGCAAGCGTGTTCTCGGTATTCCGGTTGAACACCGTGTACCGATGCTTTCTCTGCTTGATGTGTTTTCCGATGATGAGGTCCGCAGCTTTGTGGATTCGGTGAAAGCTGAATACTCCGATGTGACCTTCTCTGTGGAGCGCAAAATCGACGGTCTGAGCTTGTCTCTTGTCTACGAACGTTCTGACGATGGTCTTGCCTATCTGACCCAGGCTTCGACGCGCGGTGACGGCCATGTCGGTGAGGATGTGACCGCCAATGTCGCAACCCTCACTTGCCTGCCTCGCAGCATCGAGCTGCCCAAGGGTATCGGCAAAATCGAACTCCGTGGCGAGTGCTATATGTCGGAAAAGGACTTTGAAGCAGCCAATGCAAAGCAGGCGGAAGCAGGGAAGAAGCTCTTTGCGAATCCCCGCAACTGCGCTGCTGGCTCTCTGCGTCAGGCTGACCCGTCTATTGCACGGGAACGCAATCTGCAGGTGTTCGTTTTCAATGTTCAGAGCGTCAACAATGGTGATGCAGCACAGTTCAGCCCGTATCATTGTGACCAGCTGAACTATCTGCGTGACATCTGCGGTTTTAAGACCACCTATTACGCTCATTGCAATGACATTGATAGCATCTTGGCAGCCATTCACGACATTGAGGAAAAACGCTATGATATCGATTACCCGATTGACGGCGCAGTCATCAAAGTCGATGAACTGAGCATTCGCCAGAAGATGGGCGAGCGCACCAAAACCCCGAAATGGGCTATTGCATACAAGTATCCCGCAGAGGAAAAGGGAACTGTCTTGCGCAGCATTCAGTTGCAGACAGGTCGTACTGGCCGCGTCACTCCTGTTGCTGTCTTTGACCCTATCCAGCTTGCTGGTACTCGTGTGGAGCGTGCAACGCTCAACAACGCCAACTTCATCAAGACTTTGGATATCCGTATCGGTGACACGATTGTCCTGCACAAATCCGGTGACATCATCCCGAAAATCACGATGGTGGAGCTGGAAAAGCGCCCGACAGACGCTGTGCCTTATGACATGGCGAAGCAGGTCTGTCCCGTTTGCGGTGCGCCTATCGCACCGGTCAACGGTTCTGTGGACCTCTACTGCACCAATGACGCTTGCCCGGCAAAGACTGTGAATCGCGTTATCCACTTTGCCTCGAAGCCCTGCATGGACATCAAGGGACTTGGCCCTCAGATGATTCAGGACTTGGTTGACAGCCAGTTCATTGAGAACCCCGTTGACCTGTACTGGCTCTATGAGGAGGAAGGTGAACTGACCAACATGTATGGCGCGAAGATTGCCAAGAAGGTTCTTGCTGCCATCGAAAAGTCCAAGGAGCAGAATGCCGACCGCGTCCTCAAGGGCCTTGGCTACCGTCTCATCGGCGGTCATGTTGCTCGTGCGCTATTTACTCAATGCAAGGCTACGAACGGCAACCTTCTGACACTGTCCACGCTCAATGTAGATACCATCAAGGAGTGCAACATTCCCGGCTTTTCTGATGCTATCTATGCTGCGCTCGATGCGATGCTTTCCAGCGCTGAATTTACGCAGGAAGTCAATACTTTGCATGATGCCGGTGTCAATCTTGACTACCATGCTCCGGCAGGTGCCAATGATGAGTCTGCGCCGCTCGCTGGCAAGACATTCGTTATTACCGGTACACTGCCTTCCATGAGCCGCGATGAAGCCAAGACTTATATCGAAGCGCATGGCGGCAAAGTCTCCGGAAGTGTCTCCAAGAAGACGAGCTATCTCGTTGCAGGTGAAGCTGCCGGTTCCAAGCTCGATAAGGCGAACGCTTTGGGTGTGCCTGTTCTGAGTGAGAACGACCTCAAGGCAATGTGCCAGTGAGGAAGTCTCGGAATGTACGACTTTGACCGCATCGTTAAGGCTGCGGAGTCCTGTGACTTTCACGGCGAGTTTGCCTCCGACATCAAGCACTGTGAAAATGCACTTAGCATGGGTGGTCTCATGGCCATCAATGCTGAATGTTGGCTTGACGTTCTGAACGCAATGCCGGATACCGAAATTGCAGAGTATATTCGCACTAAATATAAGCCCGGTCTCTTGAATCCGTTCAAGGGTACGTCGCTTTACATCAAATCTTAACCTCTTGCCGCTTGCCCTTTACCGGGTGGGCGGCTTTTGCTAATATGTGCGAATCGCGTACACTAAAATAATAGAAAGAAGGTATCAATAATGAAATCACATGAAGCTCCTGTTACCGAAAGCATGCAACAATGTATCGACTATATCAAGCAGAATGAAGATGAAATCGCAGAATATGTGAATTCGCTTTTTCTTGCTCAGAAGGATGTAATTAGAGAGCAGCTTTTGGAGAGTTTGGCAGCAATGCTGAACCCCATTCCCACTCATTATGAATGGCGCAGCAATGATTGCCCGTATGATTATTCTGGTGAATTGTACGAAGATGGAAAGGTATCTTTGGAGCAGACTGTTAGTGAATTTCTCGAGAGCGAATATACTGGTGCAAGCCGCGCAACCTATGTATCTCACTATGGTCTATCATATAACACATATGGGGATAGCCTCTCGGACGACACCCTTGAGATTGGCTGCTCCATTATGACCGATGGAATTAAAGATTTCGTACAGAGGAATGCAGGGATTCCGTGTGAACGATTCTCCCGTGAAGAATTTTTTGACATCAAAACCGAATGTAACGAATTTGACCCGATATACGACGAATGCCGCGCCAGCGATTTCTTTTGGGCTACTGCCACTGTAGAATTTGCAGGCATTGACAAAATGACTTTGAAAGAAGTTCTCGCCGCAGTATAAATTGTCACGAAAGCCGTTCACCGTTTGGTGAACGGCTTTTTCTTTTTGACATTTTTTGCGATTTCCCGATAATAGTGGAAACACCCAAAACAACATGGAAACGTGACGATGCCTTGGCTAGTATCACCTCAAACTATACGGTAAAAGCTAATCTCACTTCCGGTGATTGGAGCGGCACGGTGTCTTTTGCCTGCACCATTTCAGGAAACTAAATATCCGGTCTTCTAAATTGTACGATGTGCCGTATATATTATTTTCGTAAAAACTTGGTATTTTGGGTTGACAGCACGTGCGATACCCATAGAATAGATAATGTAACAGAGATATCATTGATTTGCCATAGTTCATATACCTCCTGGAAGAAGGACAGATGCCCATATTGGGTTTCTGTCCTTTTTCTTTTTGAGGATTCCCGCAGACTTTCTGCGTTTTATATAGATTTATCCCACGGAATGTGGACTTCTGACAGCCGAAGAAAAGGCTGATTACATAGAATTGTCATGCTAATCAGCATGGCACGTATACACTGCGTCAATGTGTTTATATAAATGTTCCTGCACGCGAACGCCGCGTTAAGAGCGTATTTATATACCGTATAACAATTACAAACCTTTAAGGAGGACATTATCATGATTCGAAACATAATTTAGCGAGTAGACACCATTATCAGCAACCACGAAACCAAAGCTAAGCAATATGCAGTTAGCTATGGTTCATTCGTTCACGGTCTAATTAAGACCTAGCTGAGCAAAGATGGTGTGATACTCGCGCTCCTGCTGGAGCAAGTGAAACTGACCGATGCCGCGAAATTTTTGCTGCTTTTGGCAGTGGTATCAATCGCTGGCGCATTTCTTGTCAAGAAAGTCTTCAAAAATTACAGCCACATCAAAGGATTGGCCGAAGACTTTCTGAAATCAGCTGACGTTTTCGGAGCTGTCAAAGAAGCGATTTCTGATATCGCCAGCGGCTCCTGCAAAACAAACAACAAAAAAGAATAATAACATCCCCGATATATGGGGCTCACATTGCTGTGGAGATAAATTCGAGAGCAGCACGGCAGCCCCACGTTACGGGGTTATATTATGGCTAAGAAGAATAACAACGTCACTTTCAACGTCGGCATCACCAACCATTACTTTGACGCTATTTCGCGCCAGAAGTTACCCATGAGCGATGCCGCTTGTGAACCGGTTGATAATGCCATCTCTAATTGCAAAGATGCCATTAACATCTTGGTCGCGATTGTGAAAGGCCATGCCAAAAACCTAATCGGTGTGGTTATTGCCGACTGGGGCAATGGTATGTCTAAGGAAAAGCTGCCGGAAAACCTACAGTTTGGCAACGGCCACAGCAATGAGGGCCCGCTGTGCATCCATGGCGTTGGCCTGAATAATTTCATTTTGGTTGCCACCCGCAACAAGTATCCCTGGTTCATCGCTTCCAAGCAGCCTGGAGAGGACAGCTATCACCGCGTTGACGGCCCGTTCGCCACGACCATGACGATGTCCGAGCAGGAAGAGATTCCTATGGCAGATGTCGTTATGCGTGAGCAGTTTAAGGCTCTTGGCGCTCCTTCTACCATCATCTATGTGGAGATGGACAAGGCTACCGCCAGCACCATGCTGACCAAGAACGGCAGCTGCGCTGAGAGCCGGGTCACCAGCCTGAACGTGCTGCGTACCTGCCTGGCTGAGCACTTTGGTGTCAAGTACCGCAATTACTTGGCACCTGACGCTACCGGCGTTGCTCCCGCCCGTATCCTGATTCCTGATTTCCATATGGCGAATGGCAAGACGTGCGATGTGCTCGTCAAGCCTATTTTCCAGCCGTATAAGGAGAAGCAGAAGGAAAAGAACTTCACTGTTGACTATGATGGGTACGAGATTCCTGTCAAGGTTGAGTGTGGTCAGCTGGATACGGATGCGACCAAAGGTGTTGTTACTGGTGGCTATGACTTGAAGCATTTCTACCAGAACAACATGCTTACGCAGGGCTTGGATATCCAGCTCGGCGAGCGTGTTATCGCCACCGCTCAGTTTGATACCATCTGGGACAAGGCTCGTCACCCGGCCTTCAACGCTTTCACCGGCGTTGTTGCTGTTGATATTTCCGGTCTGCCGCGTGGGTTCTTGAATACCCTCGCCAACAAGTCGGATATCGACCTGAGCGACAAGGGATGGCGTAAAATTTTCGACGCTATTGCCGAAAATGTGAAGCCTCTCGAAAGCGAGCCTCTCACTCTTGAGAAATATGCGCAGGATTTTGCAAATCGGCTGGTTGCAGACACCGGGAATGAAGTTGAACTCCAGTTCCCTCTGTACGCAAACCGGACTCGTATCGACGTTCTGGAACATATCGACGAGTCCCACTGCAAGATTTATGACTTCATGAGCGGCGTTGCTACTTTGAAGTCTGTAACCGAGCTGCGGACTCATTGGGATGGCATGGTTGCACAGGGCATTCAGCCTGTTTCAGCTGTGATGTTCTGCAATAAGCGCGGTCCTATGCTCAAACATACCTGCGACGAGATGAACACTCTCGTGCAGGCTATGAATGACGAGGACTTCTACATGACCCTCGAAGCTGCTGGTGTTGATGCATCTAAGATGCCGCACTACAACTTCGATGTTATTCTTGACCAGAGTATCCCCGTGAAGAAATAACATCACTTGCCGTCATCCGAAAGGGTGGCGGCATTTTTTTGTTGAGCTATTGCTTAAACATCAAGATTCCTCATGTGGGGTGTAGCGTTTTGTACCGATATATGCTATAATTGGCACAAAAAGGAGGAACCGACATGGCAGAAAATAATAACAACGGTGGCAAAAACACTAATATCATCACCAAAATTAACGATACCATTTCCAAAGTCCTGGGCGATTTCCCGCCCGTTGTTCAGACAATCGCAAAAATCGTTGTCTTCGGTGGGCTCATCCTGCTTATCGCCAAAGCCATCGGCTATATTTTCCCGGTTATTGTGAACGTTCTTTTCAACCTCTTAGTCAAAATCGTTGGCTTCTGCATTCTGGCAGCCTTTCTTTACGGCTGCTGGTACGAGGTAAAACTGCAAATGACTCGCGATGAAAACTCCTTCCTGCTGAATGAACGACTCAAGTATCAGAAAAAAGAGTATGAGGAGCGCGAACGCAGGAGACAAGAGAGAGACAACAGACGCTAAAATACTACAACACACAAGCTGTCCAGCTTCGGCTGGGCAGCTTTTTTTGTTTTCCTATTGCAGGTTCTTGCGAATCGTATACCATAAAAAGTATGAAAGGAGTTTATCATGAAAACACTTGAATCCTTTTTTAGCAGAACTGCACAGTTTGGCTTGCTCATTTATCTGACCGGCTGCTTTGGGCTGCTGGCTTTTTTAGCAGCTGCGGTTGCAAAATGGATTAAACTCATTGACGTAATTCAATATATTGCCTTTGCTTTTGGACTCGGATTTCTCGCTTTGTTTATCGGCGTGGTAGGTCTCTCGCTCATTGGTATAGGGCAAAACCACAAGCACAAGGAGGTCAAAGACGCATGACTAAAAAAATTATCAATGTTACCGCAGCAACAATGGCGCTCACTATGATGTTTTCTGGCTGTGCCACATCTGTGGTTCAGGAACGGAAAGACCAGGCGGCCGCAGCGGCAAGTGCCGAAGCAGCACAGGCTGCCGTCACAGCAACGCCGGAACCGACAGCAGAACCGACCCCGGAACCCATCAATGCCTGGTCTTTGTTGTCGAATCTCCCGGATTTCACGCCCGGCACGCTGGACAATCCTGACACTACCTGGCCGGACGGCATTCCGATGGGACAGAGCCCTCTGTCTTATGATGACGGCAGCAAGTTCTATTCGCTGCGCAGCGTTGATACCGGCAAGACACTGGATATCACGGACGTTGCATTACAGGATGTACGGGATTTGCCTGTAAAGGGATATCTGAAATTGAACGAACTTGAAAACGGTGATACAGTCATTAGTGAAATCAATGCAGAATCCACAGGCGAAGGCGTAGAAAAGGAAATCAGTGATTTTTTCATTCACACTGCCAGCAAGGATGACGGCTGTGACTATTATCCGATTGGATATAACGGCGGTTCACTGACCTTGATGCTGGACGGTCGTGCAGCCAATGATGATGGCATCAATATCGGCGATGCGTTCCTTGACGGCCTCTATTATTCGTCTGTCACTCCGGACAAATTCGACGGCTATCCGACCGACGGAGAGCCAGAGGAACAGTTCAACTTCCTGTATGGTTTGTTTGGCAATCCGTCCGGTCTCTACTGGACAAACAACGATTCTGTCGCTTTCAATTCCAGCAAGCAGTATCGTACCTTTGAAGATTTCCGAGATGCAGATTATGATGTTGAAATTGGCGGCAAGAACTTCTATCTGGTTTGGAACTATGACGGGTATAGTGTTGTTGCGGCGTGCAACGATACCTTTGACAGCACTAATGTGAAGGGCACTACGATTCAGGATATTTACTTGTTCCCGAACATGACGGAAACCAAGTACCTGGTTGAGAATTCCGGCAGCCTGATTAGCGGTTATCTGGGTTATGGTGAAGCGCCCGTCATCTTGACTGGTACATACGCATCAGTCAACAGTGATTCGACTGTCGAACAGGATACAAGCGCGGAAGAAAACACCGACGCTGAATCTGGTGACAATTCCACTGCGGACGAAAACGCTGAGTCCAGTTCCGATGATAACAGCGACAGTTCGGAAAATTCCGATTCTTAATTCTAAAAAATAGTTATTGCGTATTCGTGCGAAACGCATACAATAAAAATTGTATGATAGATAACAGCACACATACGCTATAATTTCACAATTCTGAGAAGCAGACTATCCGTTTGGAGGTCTGCTTTTTTTGTTGGAATTTTGCGGTGCTTTGCTGACGTTTATCGTAACTAAACACTACAAGGAGAAATAAAGGATGACCGTAACGAACACTGTAACAGAAACAGAACACTTAACTCCCCTGCGTTCCGCTGTAGAGCACATCAACTGGAATACTTTGTACCAGCAGAAAATGGCTCTCGAAGAAGTCTCTGACATGCTCTATGCCAAAAGAAAAGAGGATGACACGTTTGGCAAGGCTTCCGCCTGGCTCGAAAGCGTCATTGCACTCATGGAACGCTTGGGGGATGCAGCAGAAGAGGAAGGAAAGTTTGATTATCCCGAACGGGACGAAAACGATGAACATCTGGATAACAGGTTCAATCATGTGTTGAATCAGTACCCGGATGTGGATATCTGACCAGTTCATATCAGGAGGACAATGATGCGGATTAACAGCAGTTGTGTGCTTCACAGCACCACGAGTCTCAACGCAAGAGTTCTTCCGCTCATTGGACGGGTCGGAACTCTTGAGCTGTCAAGTGGGCAGCCACTCGTATTCAAAACAACAACACCAAAACAACAAGACATTCTGCGTACCAGCACAGTAAAAGCTATTGGCTTTGCAGGAAGCAGAATTTTTGTCAAAACCGAAAGAGGAACCCAATACACATTTGAATTCCAATAACACCCAAGCGGCCACTAATCTCAGTTTTTATAGATTGGCGGCCGCTATTATTTTTATCAATTTGAAAGGAAGTTTTTATCATGAATTTCATCAATGCCGCCACCAAGAAAGAACGCACCCATGTAGAAGAAATCATCAAGTCTCAGCCTGCTATGCCTCATGAAGGCATAACTGCCACTGAGATTGGTATTTGCGGCAAGCAGAATCTTTTCATGGACGTTTATCGCCCGGATAACGATGCCGAAAAGCATCCGATTATCATCGATATCCATGGCGGCGGCTTGATTGCTGGCCGAAAAGAACAGAACCGGAACCTGGCAACCTGGTTTGCCAAAGAAGGGTATCTCACCTTTGTTCCGGATTACCGTCTGGTTCCTGAAACCAATGTTTTCGGTCAAATCACCGATGTCATCAATGCGTTTGCTACTGTAGCTGAACGCGCTGAAGACTTCGGTGGTGACTTGAATCAGGTCTTTGTAGTAGCCGACAGCGCTGGCGCATTCCTTGCCTGCATGGCAAGCTCTATTCTCCGCTATCCTGTCAAGATGCAGCCGGTAGAGGACGAACTGGAAGAGAACGTACCCGAGGCAGCCAAGAAGCTCGTCATCAACGCGATGGGCCTGCAGAGCGGTATGTATTACATCTACAAGGGCCAGGTAGGTTTGCTTCAGAACTACTATATGTCTAAGGGCTGGAAGAATCACAGTTATGCTGAGTTCATCAAGCCTGAAACCTATTCCAAACTCATCCCCCCGTGCTATATCTGCACCGGGAAAAAGGACTTTCTCAAGAAACAGACTTTTGGGTTTAAGAAATGCCTCGAAAACGAGCGCGTTCACCACGACTACGGGTTTGTTTCCAAGAGAGAAACGGTCCATGCTTTTGCAGCGCTCTATCCTGAGACTGAATCTGCAGTCGGTGTGAACCGCGAGATGATTCGATTCTTTGACACCTTCAAAAAATAACAAGGAGCATATTTTATGACTCACAACGAAATGGTTCATGGTCTCTGCACGCAGGAAACTATTACCGTACAGGACTTTGCTGAACTGATACGATTCACGCTCGATGCCAATGAAGAAGTCATCTACGACGGATGGATTAACGTCTACGTCCCTATCTGGTTCGATGCAGACAAAGCATTTGGCCTTGATTTGAACTCAGAAGAAAATGCAGATTGGATTAACATGTACATTGACTGGCATCCGGACGATACCATTCGTACATACATTTCCTACTGCAACAATTCCACCGATGACCCCGACTTCAATCTCGAAATCATCATGAGCCCTCACCACCGGGAATTGTTCAATGCGTATTTCAAAGAACAGTTTAAGGCGGTTTATCACATGAGTGTCGAAGAAGCGTGGGCTAAATTCGGCACCGAATAATATAGTGAGGAGATATATCATGGCACGTAAAGAAATCAAAATTTTCATGGACGCCAAGGAAGCTGCCAGTTTCCTGAAAACTATCGATTGGTCCTGGCTGTTCGGCTTTCTCAGTGAGCGCTATAACGTTTCGCTCAGCCCTCACAAAGAGCTGAAAGACAACGGCGCAGCAATCATCAAGGTCGAATGGCCTGATGAACTGATTGAAAAGTGCGGAATGATGGCTGATGTCTTCTCGTCAGTCAAGCTCGTCACGTTCGATTCGTATTTCAAGGAAATCGTGGAATACGATGAAGATAAGTTCAATGAAGAACGTGAAGCATGGTTTACCAATCCGACAAAGACGTTCAGCTATCTTGATTGTGATGGCATCGTCAAGGAACGCACTCTTGCACTGAACATCTCCCTTCGCTATACGCTGTATGACGGAGGCTACAATTTCGCAACGCTGCTCTATGCGGTTTATTCCGACGTGAACGGCTGGACTGTACAGATGAAAAAGGAGTAATAGCAATGGTTGAAATGGCATTTAAGGTAAATCCCGGCACCACTTTCTACAAGAATTATTTCGCGACAAAGGAGGAAAAAGCGCATTTCATTGAAATTGCAAAGCAGTTCTTCGACAAATATTTCCCTGATGAGAAGCTCTCGTATGTTTTGAATGACCGACTGACTGTTGATTTGAAGCCGGAACTGCTCGCCAAATACGAGTCCCAGGTTATGAAACGCCGTGACCCTCACGGATTTGTTGTCTTCAAGCAGCGTTCGCCCATGAACTGCCTGTGGGAAGATGAGGTCTGTAAGAACGTGAACGGCAAGAAATTTCTTGCCAACCAGTCCTGGTGGGCCGACTTCAACGGTTCTGGCCGCATCACTACGGAGCTGTGGGATGATGAGCAGGGAAATATCTACGGATATTATTCCTGCGAATATGCAACTCGCAGCACTAAGGTTCCAGACACCGTTACGCAGATTAAGCTGAGTGAATATCACGCGGCTTACGAAGCATACACGGAAGCCAAAAAAGCAACTGCTGACGCCGCTGCTACAGCTTGACGCTGCTTGCGATGCCGGTAAAATTGTGAATGTACGATAGATAGCATCTGCGCATTTCAGCGCTCGTACAATTCACAAACTGATACAACTAGGCAGACTCATCACTACGATGGGCCTGCCTTTTTTGTTTACAGAAAAAGGAGAAAAAATATGAACACAAAACGAATCAAAGAATTGGCTGCACTGACCGATGGAGAACTCGCAAGGAAACTTCTCATTCAGGAGTTTGGCAATGACTCTGAAACCCATTGGGGAAACAACGCACACGATGAACGTGTGATGGTTACTATCAATCCAGACGGAATCGCTCAAAGGACCTGGGAAGCCGACCATTGGGTTCGCCTTGACGAATTCGACAAAGACGGTTTCTATGCCCGTGAGATTTACGAGGGAAAATGGGTCGATGAGCCATTGCCCAAAAACGTCATTGCACGAAATGTCACGATTGCTGCACCGAAACCTATTCAGCAGGAATCCAAAGACACTGAAATTCTTCGAGCGGCACAAGTTCTGTGCAAGCAGCTGACCGGAGATGACACCTTTGGATGGAATCCTGAGCTTCTTGCACAGATTGCGGATTGCACGGCAGCTTTGCTTGCCACCAACGGAATCAGCTCTCATTTTCCGAGCGCCAATACTGAACCCATCTGCTCTTGGGAAAAGCCGGTCATCGAATATCAGCGTCCGGATTACGCCCTGGAGTATGGTACTAACTACTAAAACGAGGAGGATATCATGGCAAAAAACTATTTTGGTGTCGTTCTGACCACCAAGGAACACGATAAATATCGTCTTGTAGTATACCGCTACAAGGACCCTGGCATCCTTAATACCTGCCCGATGTGTCAGCTGCTTCGGGCCATTCACAAATTCCAGCAGGAATACACTGAAATTCACCGCGAACATTGCAGCCGTATCCCGCCTCGCAAGTGGTACGAGCTTGGCAGAGTAATGCCGAGTATCGTTCTGCGGAAATACGGCCTGGAAAAGCATTACGAGATGTCATTTGAGCCGAGTCGCGTGCCTCCAGCTTCTGCGCTGAAACTCATCCCTGGTGCGACCGCTTCTAACTGGAAGCAGTACATCTGGTACGTTGATGGTGATGTGACGATGCTTGGCTAAAGACCATTGCACATTCGTGCGAGACTCATACAATTAGAATTGTACGATAGATACCAGCAATCGAAAAGGCATCCTGCCTTTCGTACAATTCACATTTCGCTTGAAGGCGGACTTCCCAATCGGGAAGCCCGCTTTTTTGCGTACTGCAAAAAGGAGTGTAAATTATGTTTATCATCACAAAGACTTTCACCGATGACGAGGGCCATCTTTACACAAAAGTAAATCCAAAGCAATATTCTACCCCGGAAGAAGCATACGATGCTATGCGTGAGGATTACCTCAACGAGCTCAAAAGCCGTGGCCTTGATGACAACGGCGGTTCCAATGAAGAAGGCGAATCCTGCCCTGGCGGATACATCATCAGCGATGAGGCTCAAATCTACGATTTTGCCCAATACACCCCGTATGAACAGCTTCTTCCTGCTGTTTTGTTCGGAGTCCATCGGATTGGTTAAGGAGAATCGCAATGGCTAAGAAAAGTGCAAGAAAAGAAATCACAAAAATAAACCTGAAACAAGCCGCGCTCGAAGGTCTTTCGTATGAAAGAGCCTGTGAAACTGCCAAGCGTGCAGGAAAACCCTCTTATCGCTTCACGGTCGGCGACAAAGTACAGGTTGGTCACCTTCTAAACTGCGTTGTTGACGAGGCTCTGGAAGGCGGGTACATGTATCTTATCCGCAGTGGTGCAAACAGCGATAACTATTCCTGCTGGGCTTGGACAAACGTTCGCCCGCTGGATGATGACAAAGATACGCATTTCGCCAAGCGCAATTCTGCGCTATCCCGCCTGCACTACTCAAACCGCAGTATGTATTCTTTACTCAGCTTCCAATACCTATTCGGCGTTGATTTCAACCCTGATTATCAGCGTGGTTCTGTTTGGGATGATGAGGACAGGGAAAAGCTGTTGGACAGCATCTTTATGGGTCGCGAGATTGGTCGTTTCGTCTTTAAGCAGCTGCCATTCACTCGCACAAGCAACGATGGCAACTACTATGAAATCGTTGATGGCAAGCAGCGTATGTTGACCCTGCTTGCTTTTTACGAGAACCGATTCCCGTACAAAGGCGTATTTTACAACGACCTTTCCGCACAGGACAAGAACTGGTTTATGGATGCCTCCATTGGCGTTGCTGAGATTGACCAGAGCGTAACTCGCGCAGAAGTCTTGGAAATTTTCCTTGCCATGAATGAAGGCGGTAAGCCTGTCGCAAAGGAAGTCCTCGACCATGCACGCGAATTGCTAAACGAAGAGAAGGGAGAAGGATTATGATTCCTATGTTCAAACAAAAGGTCGGTATGACGAAAATTTATGCAAAAGGAATCGCAGAACTCTTTCTTATTCGCTGCAATCCCTATCATTGGGACGGCAGCGGGGAAGTGCCTGACAACATCAGTTTCGATGTGTACAAGCGCAAAATCGATGAAACATACGATGGCTGCACACTCGAAATTCAGCTTTGCAAACCTGATGGTTGTCTTTGCTATGCGGCTTCTGTTCACCTGTATGAAGGCGGATTCTGGACAGAGCACGGCATTGGCTGTTTCGACAAGACTGCGATTTGCAACGACCCTGGTTCTGTCGATGCCTTGACAAGCGCCATCATGCGAATGTGCATGATATACGAAAATCTCACAAATTTTCGCAAGGTTTTCGTCAAGTGCCTTACCATCAGCCAGAAACGAATGAACGAAATCAAGCAGTATACCGATGACGGCAAAGAGCAGGATGAGATTGAGTTCGAATCCGTTATCTTCGCCGATGGTATACACATGGATGTTCGCTGCATCCCACGCCACAATGGACCTTCCTGGTGCGAAGCGGCTATTTATCGTGAGGATGAGGATATCGTCACGTCTGAGCCGAGCAACTCGTTCTACAACCATTGGGTTTGCCAGACGGCAAACGCCACCTACCATCTTTATATAGGTATTGCTGACGAATGAAACTTGACGCGCCTTGCGAACAGCATATCATAGAAATTATACGATAGATACCATTCTACCAAGGCGCATCCTGCGTTCGTACAATTCACAATTCTGCTTTAAGGCGGACTTCCCGATTTTTGGGAGGTCCGCCTTTTTGCATTTATCAGAAAGGAAGGTTCCAAATGACCGTTTACGATTACCGAGAAATCACCCTCAAAGACAACCTGTGCCTCGAAATAAGCCGTGACACGGACATCGAAAACCCACGCGAAAATGACTGCAATGCAGCCACTTTTTACTGTCTCAAAAGTCCTCGCCGCAAGATAGGCGATATCATCGACAGCGCCTACTACCTGAACGAAACAAAGCGGACGCTTGCGAAAACAGGCGAGTATGCCATTCTGCCCATTTATATCTATGAGCATAGTGGCATTGCACTCTGCACGGTTCCGTTCTCTGACATTTGGGATTCTGCCTGCATCGGCTTTGCGGTCGCTAACATCAACGACTTCATGAAGCAGAGAATTTCCGATACTCCCGTATCCCGCTGTGAAGCCATGCACCGCGCCGAGAACTGCATCCGCAGTGAGCTCGAAGCGTACAGCGACTATCTGGCAGGGAATTGCTGGCAATACTGCATCACGGACGAAGACGGCAATGTCGTTGATTCCTGCAGTGGCTTTATCGGCGACGACCTTGAAAAGAACGGTATACTGAACTACATCTGCGACTACATCGAAAAATAACAAGGAGAATGCATTATGGACATCACGTTAAAAGGCAATAATGGCGAAAAGGTTGTCATTCCCATCGAAGACCTGATTCAGAAATACTGGTCTGACGAAAACAGCAAACCCAACCGCATCGAAATGTCTGCCAAGGTTAAGGATGAGACCATCCTTGCCGCCATGACGATTTGCGATGAGAAGGAGGAGAACTACCTGAGTGTTGACCTTGAAAGTCGAAACGAAAAGTTTGACACAGAGGCACTCTGGTGTTCTCTTGAAGCTCCGAACACGCTGAATCCATTCGTGACCGGATACCTGTATTCCGGCAACAACGAAACGGAAAGCGATGATTGGCTGCTTCGCATTGTGGACGGCTATCGGGCAGCTGATGACGATTCTCCGCGAATCGTTTTCGCGAACAAAAGAACCGTCAGCGTTCAGGATTTCTGTGAAGAGTCCGAGGGTGAAAACAAGTATAAGCTGTTTGCCGCCACTGAGAAACAGTTTGACCAACCGTTCAGCTACGCCGATTTCGGAACGCGTTTGGAGGAAGCCACGCACGGCTATGTAAAGTATGACAAATCCATGATTGTCTCAAAGGACGAAACTACTGTAAATCGCATTGCGGATATGTTGGATTCAATGGGTTTCGATGCCGTTACCGGATATTTCGACCCTGAGGAAGACAAACGCAGCGGTGAGGTAGATTCTCTGACGGGATACTACTACGTCGATATCTAAAAACAACCAATTATAACAAGGAGTACATTAACATGGAACTGAAACTTTCTTCTAATTTCAGCGGAAAACCCGTATCTGTCGTCGTCCCTATCGAGAAAGTTATCGAGGTGTTCTGGCCGAAAGACGAGAAGCCGCCTATTTCTCTTACCGTATCAACAGTTCTTGGCGCAGACAGTGCCAATGCGGAATTTTCTCTTGGTGAAGAAACCAAAGAGTCCTATCCCGGCATTTGGCTTACGACCGATAATGTTAAAAGCCATCGCCACTGTTCTTGGTTCCGCCTCGAGCTGCCGAACGATACCAACGACATCGTAATGGGTCATCTTTACGCCGGTGATGATGATATGGAGACTGACCAGCCTCTTGCCATCATTGCTGACGGAATTCGTGCTGACGGGGATGAATCAAAACGCATCCTTTGGGTCGATGAAGATGTAACGTGCGTTAAATCCATGAATGACGATTATCTGAATCGTCAGAAAGCCATCACCGAAAAGCAACTCAGTGACCTTTCTTCCGGAATTTTTCTTCAAAATTTCGATTATATCGTTTACGGCAAGCGCCTTGCATCCAAATCTGAAAACACTGTGGAGTTCGTGGAAAACACTATCGTTTCCCACAACAAGCAGGAGCTTGAGGTGGTTGCAAGCGGTATGGAAGCTATGGGGCTTTCAGTCGAGACGGGTTATTACGACCCGGACGACGAGTCCTCCGTTGATGTGCCCAAGCAGCTTATCGGCTTCCATTACATCGTTCTGAAGGAAAAGGTCTAAGCCATAGGAGGTTTATATGTACTGCAAAACTATCACAAAGGAAATCTTCGATTCCTATATCGCAAATGACTCGGATACCGTTCTGGAAGGTGTTGTCACCAACACTTTCGGAAACACTACTTTTTGGCGCTTTGTACGCGTTCCTTTGGCTAAGGGAGAACATTATGTCGAAGCCCTCTACGCGCAGAGTTCCTTCTCTTTCCCTCTGGCTATGGGCGTAAACCATTTCAGCATTAAGAATGGTCTCGAGTTCATGGCGTTCATCGTTGACCACAAAGAGACCTACTGCAAGTCTGTTGAGTTCGCTCTGCTCTTTGACGATTATAGGCAGGCTGATTCCAACTGGGTCACGGCTGAAATGAGAGAAAAGTTTCTCGCATACATCGAGAAGAACTACACTCCCTCCGCCGAAGTGATGAAGGACAAGAGGTTTCAGTCCCTGACATACGACAACGCCGTGAAGCAGTATGTGTATGACCGGAGTAACGACGCCACTTCGCTCGATGTGATGTTGAAACTTCAGGAGAAATTCGACGATTCTGTTATCATTGATTACCTTGCAAACCCCACCGGATGGGAAGAGCGGTTTGCCAAGGCTCTGGAACAGTCTGGAATCTGGGATTCGTTCGCCAAGGAGTTTGCCGAACCTTTTGTGGCATATCTGGTTCAGGCCCGGCAACATTTGGATGCGTTCAGCGCGGACCCTTCTTGCTGGGAAAGCGTCTGCAAGAATCTGATGGCTGCTGTCTAAGACCGCAAAAATGGAGGAAAACAAGATGAAAGTAAAAGGAATGATTGAGTCTGACGTTGATACTTTTAAGGTCGGAGACGTCATCGAGGTCAAACTTGCAGATGGTGTAAAGGTACAGGCTATGGCAGTGCAGCAAGAAGAGGACGGCATGGTTTTCTGTCTGGTTGATTGCCTGCCTAGCGAGCACCCGATGAACAGCACCAGTACCAATGAAGGAGGTTACGAAGAGAGTGACCTTCGTAAAAAGCTGAATGGTGAGATTCTGAATCTCTTCCCGGCAGAACTCAAGGCTATGATGACTCCGTTTGACAACGGTGACCTGCTCCGTCTGCCGACTGAGAAAGAGATTTTCGGAGAGAACTACTACGGTGAGTATGAAAGCCCGTATGTGAAGCAGTGGAAGCCTATGAAGAAACGTAGAAACCGTATGGCGTTCGATTGCAGCAAGGATGAGAACTTACAGTGGTACTGGCTGATGAACAAGGTCAGAGAATCCGCTACTGGCTTCTCCAGTGTCTACGACGACGGTTATGCGTCCGCCAGCTGCGCTTCTCACTCTTTTGGCGTTCGCCCCGCTTTCAAACTCAAGAACCATTAACGCTTTTTGCACAAACTTTTCTTGACCTTTTGTGCGAACGGCATAGAATAGTATTCGTACGATAGATACTATCCACAGGGACGCTATTTGCGTTCGTACAATTTACAATTCTGCTTTAAGGCGGGCTTCCTGATTCTGGGAGGTCCGCCTTTTTGCGTTCAAAGGGTGTTTACGAAATTTGGTGGTTTGAATAAAATCACTTAATTTTGTATGTATCACAGGCATATGGATGTTTGTTGCGCCTGTCGATTTTCCCAGTTGATAGCTCCGCAAGAGTGATATTGCCTCGCGCAATGCCACTCGCAGCAAACACCCAGCCAAGGGAAACACAACCTCCTGCTTCGGCAGGGGAGACTTATCGTAAAGGAGGTGGCGTATATGTCCACTGTATATGTGCTCAATAAAGACGGTAAACCTTTAATGCCTACGACTCGCGGTGGACATGTGCGTCATCTGCTTAAAGAGCAAAAGGCGCGAGTCGTGAGAACAAAACCGTTTACCATTCAACTGTTGTATAAAACCGATGATGTAGTGCAACTGCTTTACTTAGGCATCGACCCCGGCAGAACCAATATCGGTGTTGCCGTTGTCAAAACAGACGGCACATTAGTAGACCACCTATTTCCGTAAGGAATCCCACCAAAAATAATAAATACCCCTAATACAAAAAAGGAGAATATTATGAAAATCCAAAAAATCAACACAGGCATCCTTATCACCAAAACCGTGAAGCAGCCGAGCGCGAAAATCGAGTTTTCTCTGGATGAACTCGATGCGCTTTCGGAGTTCTGCGAGAGGTTGCAGGACGAAAAGGATATCAGAGAATACCTCAACACTGCGGTGACTATTCCGGATTCTGCCGAGGTATCGGCTCCCATCGCCGCCAAGTATCTGCGCGATGCAGCCCTCTTTGAGCAGCTCGTGGACGAAACCAGACGGAATCAGGAAGAGAACCAGAACAATTTTCTCACTGCCGTCAGCGAAGCAGTCACTTCTATCGAAAAAAGCCGCGATGTCAAAGAATGGCAAGGTTTGACGAAGGAGACTGCGGAGCGTTTTGCTCGTGAATTCATGGCAGAACGGAATCCCAGTCGTTGGTCGGGGTTTGGTGAGGTTCCTGAAAGTGTCAGTCTTGACCCCCTCAATTTTCCCATCAATGACATTTATCCCAAAGGCAACAAACCCGCCCTTCGTATGCAGCTTATCAGCGTGACCTATCCCAGCCTTCACAGAGTTTGTGAGTGCAGCATTATTGAGGATGGCGTTGACCTGTGGGCCCGCCGTACGCTGGATTCCATGACAGCCGGAACTGTCGAGGATTTGGTCGAGACTGTTCTGTATGTGGCACGCATGTACGAGAGAAGCAAGTGCTTTGAACGCATCTTTGTAAACCGCATTCAGATGGAGAAATCGGAATACGATGTTCTTATCCGCCATCTCAATGACCCTGACAGCATCAACGACGAGTATCAAATCAGTGATGTCGTATTTGCCGCAGACAACACCATTGTTTCCGTCCTTTGGAAAGGAAACAGCAAAGATGGTGTTTCTGGTATGGTAACGCTTGCCGTGAACGGCAAGACGGTATACAAGACAAAGAACACCAAGGTATTCTGCAATCATTGGGTCATTCCCTATAACGGTGCCGAATACCATGTTCTTGTCGATGTACTTCCCGAACAAATCATCTTGGAAGAAACTCTGTACATCAGCAAATCGTCCTCCAAGAAACTCGAAAAGTATCTTTGCGGCGAGGAAGTCCAAGGTTTTGGCTCTTCACTGAGCGAGACTGCGAAATTTTCTGACGGGTATTCGATGGATATCCGTTGCTGTGGCGATGAGGATACTTCATGGGCCGAGGCTATCCTGTACGACAATACCGGTGTGCAGGTCGCTATCACCGAAACCTACGAAACCTTCATTGGTTATTGGGAGTTGGATGATGAGACCACCGGCAAGACATATCGTGTCAATGTTGTGACAGTTAAGTGAGGACTGCATATAAATACGATGAGCCGTGACAATTTGTACGGTACGCAGGATTTGAAGAAAAAGTTTTCAAACTAAACACCTACAAAAACAAAGGAGAATTTGAAAAGTGAAATATCATAACAATGAATACACCATTGTGACAGAACCACCTCTAGGGTATGAAATTTGGAACATTAAAGATGCTCCAAATGGATGTCTACCGTTTTGCAGATTGAAAATGATGCAGCCTTTTGACGGAGCAAGGGAAATCGAACTCGATACTTTGAAGGCAATGAAGTGTGATGGCGCACAAGTGATTTTGGATGCTATCGGTTTCGGCCCTCAGACTTCGGATGCAATGCAGAAATATATTGCAAAAAACGGGAAGAAAGAAAACGAAAAGTGGATTTGCGAACGTATGAAAAAAGCTATCCCTTTTATGAAGAAAATTGGTCTTTAAGAAGCTGGTCAAACGCGACAGCAAAGGTCGTATCGACTATTCGTACAGCGATGGGTTTGACGGTTTTCGATATGGTCAGGAGCTTCTGTGATTCTGCGATATCGAGACTGCCGCTCAGCGCCTAGGCATCTGACGCCTATACCACAAACCTGAAACCATTCAAATAAAAAGGAGTGCCATACCATGAGTTACGGTTTTGACATGGGCTTTGCGCAGGCGAACAGTTTGCAGGAAGCCATGACGATTGCGCTGGAATACACGCAATCGCAAATGACCGAAAAGAATATCAGGAAAGCCATCACGGATAATCGGTATTATATTCCCTCGGTTCGTACCGGATACATTGCGGATGAGGAGAGCAAAAACCGCAGAGCCGATGTACTTGCGGATACCGCTGACCGGTATTGGTTTGAGGCATTGTTTACCTTCCGTTTTCTGTATTGGGAAGAGCATAAGCTGCTCGGTATCATCATGATGCCGCCAGAAAGCGCAAGCGAGAAATGGCCGCTGAGTGTATATTTTCAGAACTCCTGCGACCAGGATTATCCGTTTTTCGAATGGAAGGAAGGCAATATCCCGTTCTTTGCGAACGCCGCCGCAAAAGCCGAAAACTATACGGCGGAAGAAATCCGCGCAAAGTTCGACTACGAAATCGAAGATGAAAACCTCGAATATTATCGGCGCAATACTTGCTACAATGATATTTTTGAGGTACTCGCCCTCGAGCCGTGGCTGTACAACCATTGCACGGATGTGCCGTTCGTAGCTTTTGCTTTGCAGGGAATTCAGAACGAAGCCGAGCGATACCGGTATCTGCAATGGCTGAAAGCCAAAATCCAATAGCTGGTACTTGCCCCGATGTGCGAACCGCATAAAATAGTAATTGTACGATAGATACCATCCAAAGCACAATTTGTGTTCGTACAATTCACAATCTGCAAATAAGCGGACTTCTCGATTTTTGGGAGGTCCGCTTTTTGTTTTACTATGAAAGGAGTTTTTATGAGCAACCCAAAAAGACCAGTTTCTCCGGTCGAAGAGTTTATCAAGGCTTTCCATGAGATGAGCGCCCGGTACGGTCGCAGCGAACTCTGGTATGACTACATTGATATGCATGCCATTGCACTTGCGAACACCTGTGATTTGCGGTGCAGAGACACAAGAGAGGAACAGTACAATACCATCGTCCAGAAATACGATGAGAAGACCGTACAGCAGTTTGCTGTGCTTACCGCCATCACAATGACCGCGCTCTTGGAAAACCCTGAGCAGGATTTTCTTGGCACCGTTTACCATAATCTCGGATTAAGCAAAAGCCAAGCAGGGCAGTTTTTCACGCCGTACAATGTCGGACAGATGATGGCACGCATAAACATGCCGGATTCTCTTGTTCTGGACAAGTCCCGTATCCTGCGGGTGAACGACCCGTGCTGTGGTGCCGGATGCCTGCTTCTGGCGGGGTACAATGTGATGCTCGAGCAGTTGGAATCCACTGACCCGGACTGGGACAAGTATGTTCTGTTTGTGGCACAAGACATTGACCCTCTGGTCTGCAAGATGTGCTACATCCAGATGTGCTGTATTGGCGTTCCGGGAGTTGTCGTAGCAGGCAACTCTCTGTTCCCGGACGCAGAACGGGAACCGACAGATTTTTGGTTCACGCATAAGTATTTTGCTTTGGACGAGAAAGCCCTTGAAAATACATACCAACAAACGGGTATACTCATGTGATGCAAGGAACCAGCGGTTCACACAACGGTAAAGCAGATGGATATTACGACACAAACGACAACTCGTATTCATCTGGTAAATGTAAGTTTGTTGCCAAAAACGAAGGGATTGTATTTACATAAATTAGTAAACCACCAATTTTCGTAAGGAATCCCACCAAAAATAATAAATACCCTAACAAACAAAGGAGTAATGACAAATGCATATGGTAACCAAAACCTACCAGCTCCGCGATGGCGAGAAGCTGACTGAATTTTATAATCGCATCGACTGGAAGCCGCTGTTTGAGTTCGTCCGACGCTATTTCGGTATCGGCGTGGAACAGCCTCCTACAACATGCCTCAAACCCAATGGTCGCATCGAGGTGAATTGGCCGGAGAATCTGCGCGATAAGTGTGGTCTTTTCGGCCATACGTACCGCGAAGTATATCTGCAGACATTCTCGTCCTGCTGCTTCCACGACATCACCTACGACAAGGACATTGTCGATAAGTACCTCGCTCGTCCGGACTTTTATCGTTTGAATATTTCTTTGGAAAACGACTGCAACGGCACTTCTTCGGATGCTTATTTGCAGCTGACATTTTCGCTGAAACACATCGAATTTTCCGGAGGGTACAACTTCGCAAACCTGTTCAGTGCTGAATACCGTAAAGATACAGGCTGGTTCGTTGTATCCGGAGAAGGCGAAGTCCTCATGGGAGCGAAGAAATAAAAAGTCGCCGCTCATCTTCGGATGGGCGGCATTTTTTACTTGCCAAAATGTGCGAACAGCCTAGAATGGTACTTGTACGATAGATACCATCTACTAAGGCACTATTGGCGTTCGTACAAAAATTCATAATTTCGCTGAGGCGGACTTTCCGAAAAATCGGGAGGTCTGCCTTTTTGCGTAGAAGGGAGTATTTTATGGCAACCAGAAAAATCTTATTCCGTGGTCAGACTCGGCGCAAGGGGGAAAAGACCTCCATTTCCGGTATCCCACTGCCAGGCATCTGGGTCGCGGGCGGCGTCTTTCCTCAAAACAAGGGATATGATTACGCGATAATCTACCAGCAGAACCCGAAGGTTGAGAAGTACGTTGTACATGCGGACACTATTGGCCAGTATACTGGCATCAACGATTCTCTCGGCAATTTCATCTTTGAAGATGACATCATCACTTTCTGGCTGAAGAATGATGCGACCCGAACACGCCACAAGGGTGTAGTCGAGTATTCTGAATCGTCGGCCCGTTTTATGGTTCGCGTTTGCGAATCCACGGACGTTGTCATGCTCAAGGATTGCTGCTGCATTCACGTGATTGGGAATGTCTTTGACGGTGAATTCGACAAGAGTGAAAGCAAAATGAAGCAACTTTATACGGAATGCTTGAACCTTGCAAAATCCATTGACGCTATCATGCTCTGCTACAACCCGGACATCGACGCTCTCAAGGCTGAAAATCTTTCTGATATGGCTGTGCGCTTGCTCGATGGAGTTTCCCGCCGTGACGTTGTCAAGGACTTAGAGGATTTTCGTGACAAGTGGAGGCATTACAACGAACAGGCAGCAGCAGAATCTCAAGTGATTCTTGACAAAATTTCTGAGCTGTTCGAAAAGGATGGTGATAGCAAATGACGACCGAAACTGAATACCAAAATGCCGTGAACTACCTCACCAAGCTCCTGAATGGCGGCTTGATGGGGGAGCGAGGCAGTAAACCTTTGCGTATAGCCATCGAGGCTTGTGAGCTGCAAATTCCAAAGCAGCCCATCTCGAAAAGCTGGTCTCCGAACCTCTGCCCACATTGCGATGCGGACTTAGGCGGGGACTGCAACGATGGGTACTACCAGAATCCACATTATGAGCGATGCCCTGTTTGCGGACAAAAACTCAAATACATCTAACCGGCAGGGAGCAATCGTTCCCTGGAAATCATTACCCCGCACAGGCCCCAATGCTGCCTGTGCATGATTTTTTTATATTGCAAGGAGACTATCATGGAGTTTTCGTAGTCAAAGACCGCGTTGCCAACGAGGCTATGAATGTCATCGCTGACAACACAGAACTGGCTGAAAACTTTGCCGAAACCGTGAAGCGTGAAATCGCGAACGACGACGGTTCATATGCACACATCGGTTTCCACTTGGCAAACGACATTCGGAATCAGAGTCCCGCGTCCGAAGTGCTCCTAACCCTCTGCGGCTGGAACATTGACACGCTACTCGACAAAACGCCTCCCATCGCTATCGAGGACTGACGCCATTGGTACTGTCCAGAACGTCAAAACTTTGGCACAAATACGCCTTGCTGATACGTGCGAATCAGAGATAATAATATTTGTACGATAGATATCATTTGTCTTTGACAAGGTCTCTTGTGCATGTACTATTCACAATTTCGTTGAAGAGCGGACTTCTTGTTATTCAGGAAGCCCGCTTTTTATATTAAATTTTAAGGAGTGTATTATCTATGTCTAACAAAACAAACCAATCCGTTCTGGTCAATGAAACCAGCAGCTACTACCTCAAGCAGTATGCAGCTCTGCAGTTCCCGGGCTCCGTTGACAATTTCGGGACCAAGACACCCATTCATCTTTTGCAGCAACAAGAAGAATCTGAGCACAGCGTATCCTTACGTGAAGCTTGCGATTCGGACTATGACCTCGATGGTGGGCAGTTCTTGTTCGAGGGCGAGACTTATGACTCGGTGACAGATTTGGTCAAAGAGAACCTGGGTCTTGACGACGAAGAATCGATTCAGGAATACAATGAGCATCCTCGGTTTGACCCGTTCATTCCGTACGAAGAACTGGTTGACAAAAAGAATGCCGACAGGGAAGACATCCGCGATATTCGTGATTCGCACCGTCTCGACACGATGGCCGACTATGTCGATATGTACTCCACGGCAAGCGGGTATGATACAGCAGATGATATCACGGTTCTGCTTCCTTCTTCCTCGTATGAAACTGTTGGTATGGCGTTCACACATCAGGCTCTCAAACAGTATGAGAAGTCGATTGACAATCATCTATTCCGCAAACATCGCTGCTATGCGGCGTGCGGAGAAGACTATAGCTGTGAAGTTGGCGACTACTACCCCATCATGAATTTCATTCGTGATGCAGGGGAGCAGCTGCTGATTCAGGACCTCGAGAACTTCGATGTCAAAGTGATGGAGCTTGCTTCCGACGATGAAGTCGCTGACTTTTATTGCGAACATCCTCACGAGTTGTTTCGAGCTGCTTATATCAAAGTCTCTGAAAAAGACACTATTGGCAAATGCTATTCTCGTCTGTACGTCTTTTGCTCCGGTCACGAGGAAACCTTCTCTGACGGAAGCAGTTTCCCGGTTTGCGACAGCCATTATGTCAAGGCCGTCAAGGAAGGGAAGGAATACAAAGTTCCTTATCCTTTTGACTGCAACCGTTTCGCCGATGAACTGAACAAAAAGTCCAATGAAAAGGAACGCTTGACACCCGCTCAGCGCCTTTTCTTCTGGACTGAGTACAAAAAACCTATCGAATAACAAAGAGGAGAAATTGCTATGAAAAGCTTTAATGTTGTTGTGACCGTTTCCACTACCATCTGCGTTGATGCCAACACCCCTGAGGATGCCATCAAGAAAGTACAGAAGGCACTTGACGCCAACGATGCTGGGACTGCCATGCAGCTTGGCGAAAACCTGTCGTGTGCTTTGCGCGATGGCGGCTATCAGGTGACTAATGCCGTTGAAGTGGACGAGTAAGGGGAGATACGATACGACAATCCCTTCGATTCCTTGTCCTTCCTGCGGCTTTACGCTCAAGCCTGTCTGGTTCTTAGAAAAGGAGCTGGACAATCACGGCCTCCCAACCGGACACACTCACAAGGCTTGCAGTTGTTTGCTCTGTGATTCCTGCGGACATAAAGAAACAGTAGACAGCTCGTTTGACGAGCCGTACAAATAACATGAGGTGACAAAAATGGTTCGTTTTTATACGCCAAGCTTGTATGGGGCATGCGATGCTCTTGACCTTTACGACATCGACTACGATTTGGATGATGGTGACCGCATTATGGTGGACGATTCTCTCTACGATGATGCTCTCGACGCATTCGATGAGTATGACATTGAGTACGAGGAGGTTTAAGCATGCTGCGCCCTAACAAAATCATTCCTAAGAAGCCTTGTCCGTTTTGCGGCGCTTTCCTCGAAAACGAAGCACCCAGCACCATCTGGTGTCATCCGCGCAACAGTTGCTTGCTGAGTCTCCGTGGCATTGTCGGAGCTGACCAAATCGTTCAGTGGGATACGCGATACGGCGAGATGACTGGCAAAGACAATGCGATTTGTGAGGAATGATAATGGCCAGATTTTTCGTTTATAGCACGAAGGAAGCTGCTGCGGCTTTGAAAGAAGCGCATATCCCTTACCGGGTACACGGCGAGTACTGTATATCGGTGAACAATGATGATTACAGCACCGCTGTTGAGGCTTTCTTTCGCAACGATGTAAGTTTTCAACCGGAATAAAGGAGGTATTTCTCATTACAAGATTCTTGGCGTTTGGCCTTGCTGCCGCATGCGCCGCACTTGCTCAGGAAGCGATTCCGTATTCACTTGACTGCCATCGACTGATTCTGGTTGATGAAAGCCATTACTTTGAAACCATTGATATTTTCGATGATTACGACATTGATTTCGATGTCATTGGAAACTTTTGAAAGGAGAACTAATATGTTTACAAAAGAGCTCTATAAAATCACATGTACCCGCAACGGTGAAACCAGCGATATCGGCACTTATTTGCTGAAACCTGGTCCCGAGGCTCCAATGGACTGCTACCGCAACTTTTTGAACAAAACGGATGTGGCCGTTTCCATCAAAAGCGTACCGGAAGGATTTATCATCACTGATAATTCTGAACCTGACACCAGCTACCACCTGATGTTTATCCCGATGGACGACGATTTCTGGGCCCGCTGCGCGGCTGAGAAAGAAACGAAACAATAATATTTGCCCCTTCATCCCTTTTGGGATGAGGGGGCTTTTTTGTTGACACTGCTTGCGAAAGGCTGATAATAAAAGCTGTACGATAGATACCATCTATAGCGCCATTTGGGCCGTACGAAAAATTTATAATCTCGTACAATGAAGGCAGATTCACTTTCGGGTGAGTCTGCCTTTTTTGTTTGTGATAAAGGAGGAAAACGTATGATATAGCAACGCTAAAATACTTTGTGTCAATGTTGTTTTTTGTTGAACCGAGAACTTTTTTGTGCTACAATAAATGTAAAGACAAAAGAGCTCTCCTAAATTTTGAAAGAAAGGAGAGTCCGTAATGAGCGAGGAACTTACAATGAAAAAATATCATTTTATCATCACGCCTACTGGCGAAAGAAAGCTCGTTTTTTCACCTGATGTTACATACATCGATGGTAAAGATGCTGAGTGTCTTTATAATCAAATCATGAATGGCGAACCTTCTACCGAAACCGATGAACAAGCTATGAAAAAAATCGCAGAAGAGGACGCACGTTTGCGGACACTTGAAGCAAATGGAGCTCAGATTTGAGCCAAAATTTTATCGGGAACATCTTGGCGAAAAAAGTGACCACAAATCCCTTATCCAAGATTTCCAACCTACTAGGCCAGAAGGCTATGGCTTGACAAGATATCTGCAAGACCAAGCTTTCGTTGATGAAGAATCCGGAAATATCCGCACCTATTTGATTCGGCAAAAAGGGACCGGCGAACTTGTTGGATATTATTCGATTCGTGCAGGAAATATCTTGTTGAGGCAAAATGAATCGACGAATGTCATCTCTGGAATCGAGCTTACGAATTTTGCTGTAAACGGCAAATACAGAGTGCGTCACCCTAAAGTTACAATGGTCGGAGCACGAATTTTCTATGGATTTATCATGCCTCAGATAAGAGAAATTCGTGAAACACTTGGTGTAAAAATTTTGTATATTTTTGCTCTTGACCAAGTTCCTTTGTTAAACTACTACAAACGATTAGGCTTTTTGTCCCTACAAAGGCAAGACGAACAATTTGTTTATCAAACATGCAAACCGTCCTATGATGTAACTTGCATTTTCATGTATAAACTGTTGTGATTTTCGCCCGTTTACCGTATCGGTAGGCGGACTTTGCTTTTTTGTTGACGCCGCTTGCGAACGGCATAAACTTTTAGTTGTACGATAGATATCATCTACCAGGCGCGTTTTGCGTTCGTACAATTCACAGTCTCGCACATTGAAGGCAGATTCACTTTCGGGTGAGTCTGCCTTTTTTGTTTGCGCGAACACAAGAAAGGAAGAAATTAACAACAATGACTGCTAATCTGAAAATCGGTCCTTGCCCAAAATGCGGCAACACTACATTCATCACAACTGCGCATGTAACCCAGACTTGGCTGGTGGACGAGGACGGCGACTTTATCGAAGCCAAATCTGACTGCGATGAAGTGACCCATGCGCCTGATGCCGAGGATTTGTTCACATGCTCCAAGTGCGGGGCTGAGGTTCCGGCAAAATATGCATACAGCGAATAATTTCGCGAATACTTTTGCAAAACCATTCGTACATACCAACGTTAAAAAACAGGCATGACCTAACGATTTGTTAGGGTACTATTGGAGGAAATACTATGAACAACCGTGTACCTGAAGTCTTTTTGTCCGAGATGTTCGGTGAATTGCGCATTATGAAGGATGACAACAAATTCTATTTTTGTGCCGCAGATGTTTGCTCGGCCTTGGGCTATTCAAACCCAAGCCATGAGCTGAACATACATTGCCGCCATGATGGCATCAAGGCTGGCAGGACGGATGTGAACGGCGTTCCCCGCATCATCAAGTTCATCTCAGAAGGTAACGTGTATCGCCTCATTTGCCGCTCCAACAAACCCGAAGCGGAAAAGTTTGAGACCTGGGTTTTTGACGAACTCTTGCCTCGGATTCGCCAGACCGGCGGTTATGTGAATGACCCAGTAGTCTTTGTCGATAATTGGCTTCCGAACACGGACGCCAAAACTAAGGCTTTGCTTGTCACTTCTCTGGAAGCTGTCAAGAATCAGGACAACATTATCGGCGTGCAGCAGGAGAGTGTTGAGTTCCATCGCGCAGTGAGTGCATCCGTGAACAGCGTCGATTTCGGCGAATTTGCAAAATGTCTTGCCAACGACCGTATCAACATCGGCCGCAACCGTCTGATGGCGTGGCTGCGCAAAGAAAAGTATATTGACTCTGCAAATGTTGCTTACCAGCGCTACATCGACCAGGGAATCTTCGAGGTTAAGGAAACGGTGTACTATGTCGGCACCACTTACCATACATCGCGTAAGACGCTGATTACTCCTAAGGGACAGGTGTATTTGGCCAAAAAAGTATCCAAAGGATACAAAGGTTAATTTTGCTTGACCGCGCTTGCGGAATGAATAAAATCAGTCTTGTACGATGGATACCAGCAAATCCATAGTTATTCACAACCTGTAGCAGAAAGCAGACTCATCTTCGGATGGGCCTGCTTTTTTTGTTTACATGAAAAAGAAAGGAACGATTTCATGAATTTTAACCCTAATAACCAGAACACTCTTCTCACAAAGAAAGTCGCAGCACTATACGAAGCAATGCAGAAGGCTGGTGATAGTGGTCTCGCCTTTATGGTCGTTGACAGTCTCAATAGTCTTGCAAATTATGCCAGTTTTTTGGCTGAACAAGAAATCTTAATTCAGCAAGCTCGTATCAGGATGGATGCTGCAAGCTACCGCATTTTTTATCACAGCGTCGATTCTGCCCGTACCAGTTTGCTCGAAAACGCGGCTGCCAATGTCGCTTTACTCAACCGGCTGTGCAAGAAATACAACACAGACCAGATTGCTGGAAATGTGGCAGACGCAATTGAAGCCGAAATGAACTCCGGCAACATGTATTCTCTTGCTAATTCCCCGGCCTACACTGCATTCGCCAAAGAGGTTCTCAACACCTATTATACGACCGGTTCAGCCGGAAGCATCTGTAACAAGTAAATCAATCCAAGCCCTTTACGGGGTCCACATTGCGGTGGAGGCAAAAGCCAAGAGCCGCACGATGACCCCGCGTTAAGGGGAGACGTATGAGTATCAATCTGAATAGCCGCAACAACACCCTCTGCTGCAAGGTCAACGACCTGTACACCGCCCTCATGGCCTCTGAACTGCTGAACGACTGCGTTGATGACGTTGTCGTGATGCTCAAAACCTGTGTTGATTACGTCAACATAGTGTCGAGTCAGGAAGTCCAGATACAGCACGCGCGTTTCACGATGGACGGTGAGGAGTTTCGACAGTACGTCATGGAACTCGACCGTCATCGCCGTGCGTTGCACGAAGGGCTGATGGCACGGGTGAACTTTGCCAATCGTCTGTGCGTGAAGCTGAACACGCCTGTTCTTGCTGAACGGGTCACGGAAGAGAACCGAGAAACCTATTTTGCTTTCGCAAAAGAGGTGGTCGATTCCTATTTCGGTGAAGCCATGCAGAACGGACGATTGCTCTAGGGCAACATTGTCCCAACCCGTTTTAACACTACAACTATGGAGGTATTTATTATGTCTAATAACAAAGAAATTATCTGCAAACTCATCAAAGCCAAGAACCAGGAGGCCAACAGCTACACAGACCAAACTTGCTACAATGCTGCCTACTGCTATGGCTACGTGGACGGCGCAACTATGGCACTGAACACTTTGAGCGGCGTACCCGAACGCCATAAGTGCTATGCTATCCTGTCCCATTATTCCAATGAAGATATCGGCACGTTTGACTCCGTTGCAATTTGCGGCGGGGTACATATGAGCTTTGAGTCGGCCAAGAAAGCGGCTGATGAAATGCTTGCGGTCGATAAGGAAAATGGGTGCCACGATGACGCCGTTCCGTACACTCTCGACGATTGCAAAGAGTTTGACGACCTTCCTCTGTACATTGCAGGCGAGTGGGTCAAGGACAAATTTGAACACTATCACAACTTTTACGCTGTATTTGAACAGGATGCAGCGCTGTAGAAAACAGAACGCTGGAGGTGCTCTTGTGTTTAAGGTATTAGGCGGCATTGGCCGTTCCGTTCCACTTTACAATGGCAAGGCCAGAATCCTTGTCAAGGCAATTATCCCGGCCGCGCCAAAGTGTCTTGCTGAAATGCAAAGCATCTGTGAGGCAAACGGCTGGAAATCCGTTCTGGATGAACGCGGTAACCTGGTCGTCTTGTCTGTTGTGTCCATTGACGCTTACCGGCTTTCCGACAGCACCTTGATGACCGCATATCTGCACTTTGCAGAAACTGCAGCTCAGAAACTTACTGGAAACAAAAACCGGTATCTCGTCGCGGGTGTCGTGTCCTACGACGCGGCCGCATAAGGAGGCAAGCAACATGAAATACCACGGATTTGATTCTCCCCTCGATTGGTCTCAGCACCTTATCCAGAAGGCAGACTTGCACGAATATGAGCCATCTGAGCCAGGGAAGAGAGTTGAGACTTTGCTCAAAAAACTCTACCTGCCGCAGAACTCCTATTCCTACGCAAAGTTTCCTCAATGGTTTGCGGATGCCGCTGACAAGGGGACAGAAGAGGAACAGGTACGGTATGTGATGAATCATCTCTGCCCGAATCTGTACCACTTTTATAAAAATCCGACGCAGAAAGATTTTCGTCTGGGACCTGATGTCGTAAATATCATGGTTCGCCAACATATGTGCGAAAACACACAGGCGACCATTCTGAACGAGGATGGTTCTCTCTATCAGGATGGGGTCCATGATACCCACAAAGAATTTCTTCTGCTGACGTTGTTCTTCGAACACGAGTTTAACGAGATGGATATTCGGTGCGCCCGCGTATCGTATACCTCATCGGATGCCGAAATCAAAGCCTGTTTCCTGCACGCGGTTCATAAGCGGTTTGGCTTAATGGACCCGGCAGCGGAAAGGCTTTGGCTCAGCAACAAGTCTAACAAAGTTTACCTCATTCAAACAATCCACGGAATCGCTTGAGCACAAATCAAAGGAGTGTAAAACTATGAAATCTAATACTATTCGCAACGACTACGCTGCGGCACGAATTTCCGCTATATCCGCCATCATCGCAGCGGAAGCAATCGGAGTCACCCTGCTTCTCATTCTGATTCAGTCTCTGCTGAAAGCTGTAACTCCGCTGACGTCGAAATCCATTCTGATGCTGGTCCTGGGTTCTTTTGTCAGGACCGGAACCACCGCATTCTGCATTTTCGGCGTGCTCTCTGCACTGGCTGCCTTGTACGTGTCAGCTTGTGCGACGAGAGAACGGTATTTTTACATTGAGAAGGACGAGCTCAAATTCATAGCCAAGACCAAAGAAATGTTTGGCTGGCTGAAGAATTCTAAGCCTGCAATTGGCTGCTTTGCAGCGGCAGGAGCGTTCATAATAATGGCAATATCTCTTATCGCTGATATCGGCATCTTTGATTCCGGTCTCAGTCGAGAAACGCTCGGTGCTCTCATCAATGTTGCAGTTCTGATGCTTCACATCGCCGGTGGCTGTATCGTTGCTTCGGTGGCTTGTGCGGTTTGGGACAGCAATAAAATATAGGACTCAAAATTTTAGACCTGCGTATATTAACCAGAGCTGCCTGTCTTCGGATTGGCAGCTTTTTTGCTGCGCCATAGAGGCTCTCGGCATCCCTATTGACATTAGAGACACGGTCATCGAAAAGGTAGCTGAAAAGCTCACCAAAAGGCAATAATAGCATTCATCGCCGCTTTCCTTTTTAGGTAGGCGGCATTTTTGTTGCCCAAATTTGCGAATTGCGGACAATTAAGACAGCGAATAAAAACTGGAGGAATCATTATGCTTGCACTCAAAGCCAAAAGGTCAAATAAAACACTCTATCTATTTGCGGCCGTCATTGTAACCGCTATTGCCGCCATTATGGCAGAACGGCAAGGAGTCGTTGACAGCGATTATTTCTGGCATCTCACCTTAGGAAAAAGCATCTGGCAAAATAAAGCCATCCCAACTCAGGACACTTTCTCCTGGCTAAGCCCGGAACTCAATTTGCAGGAAACCGCTCATTCCTGGCTCAGCAGCCTGATTCTTTACGCGTTTTCCTGCATTTCCACAAATCCCGTCTACGGAATGCTTGCGTTCATCGCAGTGACAGTCTTTGCCTACTGTCTGTTCATTGAATATATCTGGGGCAGACAAATCAAAGACCCTTTCATGAATGTCTTGGCTTTGGCTCTTGTCACGCTGCCGCTTGACTGGGCAGGAAGACCGCAAAACATCGGCTTAACGCTCTTTGCAATCGGATTCTATCTGCTGAACAAAGTCTATGAAGAACCTGACACAAAGCTCCGCTGGCTGCTTCCTGTTGTGAGCGTTCTTTGGGCAAACCTGCACGGCGGGGCATTGCCCATTCTGCTCGCGTTCAATCTGCTGTTCTTGGTCTTGTGCTTTGCTCCTGACATCAATGCCTTTGATATCTATAACGAAAAGGGCGACTCAAAGAAGCGGTTCCGTGCCCTGTTCCAGGTCTTTCTTTCCGATATTTTGGCCGGACTCCTGAATCCATACGGCATCAAGCTCTATATCTATTTCTTTGTGACAAACAATGAAACGACCAAGAAATATGTTTCTGAATGGATGCCGAGCCATCTTGCCAATGAAGTTGTGTTTCTGTGCCTTGCCTTCTTGTTTCTGATTGTAGCTTACCGAATGAAGGTAAAGCTCACAGAATTTGCCCCGTATCTCTGCTGCCTGTTCATGACAGCAATGTATGTCCGAATCCGCAGCTATTGGGTTATCGTCATGACTCCCCTCATTTACCGGTTCCTCACTTCTCTTATCTCCGCACAGGAAAACCGGATGTGGAAAGCTGGCGGCAGGCCCAACAGTTCCTGGGCGGGAAACACCAAGAAATACACTATCGCTGCAACTGCCGTGCTCGTTCTTGTATCTGCTGTCTATGCACCTTCCATGGCCAACGACCCCGATAAGACAGGGGATTACATCACAGCTGACCTTGTCTCATACATCCAAGACCTCAACCCGCAGCGGCTCTATACCTCCTACAATGATGGCGGGTATTGCATCTATCATGGCATCAAAAGCTTCGCGGATTCCAGAGCAGACCTATTCCCGGACGATGTCATCGAAGCAAGTGTGAATTTTGCATTCATGAGCTATTCCTCCGATACCGGCATGGAAGACTGTCTGAACCAGTTTAACTTTGATGCCATCCTTTTACGGCGCTCCCAAAGCGGTCCCTGCATCGAATATCTAAACCAGCTTCCCGGCTGGACGCAAGGATATAAAGACGATTATTTCGTTGTTTTTGTTCCATCTGAGAGCTAAAAAGCAGAACCCTTGACCGATATTTTCGGTCAGGGGCATTTTTTGTACATGTGTTCAGCTGAATCTAAAGTGCTGACTGCTTTTTGGTCATATCTTTGGAGTGCCCCAACCGTTGCTGGATTTTGTTCCAGATTTGTTTTGTGCAATATATACAAAACATTCTTTCGAAGCCGACATCAATTCTACCGTTTGATGTCTGGCGAAGGTGTGCGAATTGCAGACAATGAAAGTATGGGTCAAAATCCCAACACCTGAATACAAAATCAGAAGGACACATCAATGTTGAATAACAGCTTTACGAAAACGAATACCATCTTCGGACAGGCACTTGGCTGCACTGCCCTTGATGACGCATTTGTAAAGCTGCTGAGCGATGTGAACGCTGATGGCGTGACTCAGTTCCTGATTCGGACAAATGGCGAAGAGAAAATGAAGACCGTTGCCCAAATCAATTCTGAGTCTCTGGAAGCAGGTGTTCGTGAGCGCATCTTTGATAAAGTCAGCCCGAAATATGGGACCCCGACTTATTGGGATACCTCTACCAACATCTACTTCTCCATCAATACGTTCCATCCTCAGAAATCTCTGCGCGGAAAAGGTATCCGTCGTAAGGCGGATGTCGAAAAGCTGCGCGTTCTGTTCTTTGACATTGATTGCCACGGCGAAAACGCACCAGCTGACATCAGCGACCGCATCGGTGAACTTGTACTGGATGCCGTGAATCATCATGAGATTCCGGACTGTGCAGTTTCTAACAGCGGCCGTGGTGTTGGCTTGTTTGTGTTTCTTGAGCCCTGCAACCCAAACAATCTCTCTTACGGCTTGGCCTACAGCGGCGTACATAGAGCAATTTCTCTCAAGCTGAATGAGTTGATTGAGAAGGCCCAGTTCACGGCAAATGTTGAGCTGGATAAGGCAGTGCATGAAACCAATCGCGTTGCTCGTCTGCCTGGTACTTACAACACCAAGGCAAAACGCTGCTGCCATTGTATTCGGGTCCCTGAAGGAAAGCCCTTCAACCTGCTGAAGCTCGCCGACCAGTATGAAGTCCCTTATCGGTTTGCTGATGAGAAAGTTGCTCCGTCTGACGCGAATTTCAACAAGACTGAGGACGAAATCCTTGACTGGGCTAAAAAGCGCTTCGCGGCAATGTGCATGCGCTATCCGCATCTTCTTGACGTTCTGAACAATTACAAGAAGAAGGAAGAACGGAAAGCAAACTTCGTCTGCCGCTTTGAGCTGGCGCTTCGTTACCTTCAGGCAAATCCGTGTGGCGAAGGAAACCGCCACAACACCCTCTTGGCTGTACTTTCCACCTGCTATGACCGTGGCGGTCATCCGGATATGGATAAGGCACAGCTCATCAACCGCACTTTTTCTCAGCCTCTCTCTGACAAGGAAGTTGCGCATCTCGTTTCCACCTGCAAATACCCTTGCAAAAACTCGACAATTGAAGCACTCTCCGGCATTCCCGCAAGTGCTCTCAAGAATCCCAAAGCCAAGGCGGAAGGGAAGAAGAGCGAGAGCGAATCTAAGCCAAAGCGTTACGAAAAAGGTGAAATCCCGCCTCCGATTGCAAGCTCCAAGTCTGACCGTTACATGCTCGGTGTTCTCATCAACCACGGCATCATTCCCGACCTCCGCATCCGGAACCATCGTCAGAAGTACGAGGCTCAGGAACGCCGGAAACAGCGCATGGTCATCTATGACCGTATCCCGGAACTCTATGCTTCCGGAATGTCCGTTCGTGCCATTGCAAAGGAACTGAAAATCTCGGTTCCCACTGTATATGAGCAGGCTAAAGTGCGTGGTCTTGATATCGTGGAGAAGGAACAGCAGGCATTCCGCGTCAAGAACCTAACAGCTCAGCGGCTCGTTGAGATGGGATATCAGAAGCAGAAAGTTGCTGAACTGATGGGCGTTAACCGGAACACGGTGTTCAACGCTCTGAACCGGACTTTTGATTCTGTGTCTGAAGAAGACCTTATGCTCATTGACAAGGCGGTTAATAAGCTCATTGGTCGTGTCGAGGTTATCGTGGAGACTCCCGAACCACAGACGGCTGACGAGCTGGAAACGGCAAAGCCGCAGGAAGCTAATGAAGCTACTGTGACTGCTGAATCCGCTGAAACTGCTGAGACGGTTGCGACCGCCAAGGCTGCGGACAGTACCGAGACCGTCACTACCGAGAAGGAGTGTTTTTCTAAGGATGACAACAAGCCAGACGACAATGTACCTTTTGCTCCATTCAGTGATGCGTACAATCAGCTGTGCTTTGAACCTCAATCCCACAAAGGTTGGCACTCCGTCAAGGATGCTCTGAACAACTACGCGACCAGCTGCTGCTCTGCGATAAGTCAGCTCTGGGATGGCGTTGGCAAAGTTCAAAGGCACTTTGACTACGGTCGAGCGCAGCAAGCCGCAACCTGAACCTTTTTAGTACCTTCACAATTACATATCTCTTTTGCGCGAATTGAACCTTAAAAAGCTATATGCTGGAAGTCATTTCTAATTGAACCTGTATCTCTGGTCGGCAAACGGACACACTCATTCATGAGCGAGAACACAAGTTTGCCGGGTTGATGTGCAGGATTTGAAGCGAATCTCTTCCTTTTGTGCAAAGTTCAATTCACTATTGACAGTCCCGGTGAGGCAAAATTTAGACTCACACGTTCGAGAAGGACACGCCCATTTATGAGTGAGAACAAAATTCCCGAACAGGCTGCGGCTCAGGAGTCACGCTCGCAATGCCGGGATGCTGGTAGAGGATTTCACGGACCACAAATGCTGGCAAACGCTACAATATTTTCGCGTTCATGCTGTTATTTCAAAATCTCAGGATAAGTGTACCCTTTCGGAGGACACGCCCGCTTGCGAGTGAGAACGAAATCTAAAGGAATCTGACACAAATCCCGCCTTTTTGGCGCTGATAGCTGAACTGCGGACGGATGAAGTGGCCCACGTGGCGGCCATGACGGCTTTTCCGACTTAAAAATTTATAGTCGGCTGGACTGGTAATAGGAGTTCAGGAGCCCGATTTCTCCTGAAAAACGGACCCTGCCTAAGAATGTCAAACGAGTTGGCAATGTTCTTCAGGCATTTGCTCGCGTCCCCTGTAGTAGAGCTCTATATATTATATATAAAGGGCATTGATAAGTAAGAGAGACTACTAGATTTGAACTGAGAGGGATTGGCTTAGAGTTAGCTTAGGATTGCTTAGGATTAGCTTTGAGTTCCTTGGGATTGGCTTTGTCATAGCTTTGCCTTAGGAAACCCACTATTCCTTAGCTGCAATTTGGCGACCGTTGCGGGTTGTTGCGAGTTGTGTCCACTGCCGTCTGGAGCGTAGCTGCCTTGCTTTTGGGCTGGTGCTTCTTTGCTCCCTGGCATTCGCGTAGCTGCTTGTTTCTCATCCCTCCACATTCCGTGCCTTAGCTTGCGTAGCCGCTCATTGGGCTTTGGCCGCCTGAATTCCTTGCTCCTTGTATTTGTGTCTAAAGTGCTAACAATTCGCCCTTCGCATTGAGGGCATGTTCGGCTCATGGTATAATTGAGTTGATTGAGAGCATCACTTATCGTGCCGAATGGTGCGGCATCCGCGCTATCGAGCGTGGTGAAGTTGAAAGCCCTAAATGGAACCGTGGATATTACATTGCTTCTGCTGGCCAGATTAGTGCTGAAACGGTGAAAAAACATATAGAAGAACAAAAAACTAGGTGGTGAAAACATGGCGACTCGCAAAAAGCATATCAGAACTCCTTATGAGGACGAACGCAAAAAGCATCGTGCTGCGGCAAGTCGGCATGTTTTGGCTCTGGAAGCACAAATCAAGGAAGATGATAAGCGCAAGCTGTTTCATATTGCAAATGATTTAAGAGTTTATGGAAACCACCTTACGAACATTGCGCAAAAGCGAGTATCTCAATTGTTTCGTACAAAAGCATACCGAGAAGCCCTAAAGCAGTATCATAATGCAAGTTCTGTGCTTTCTTCTTTGGATAAAGGTACTCCGAAATATCACGAAGCTAAGGAAAAGGTTAAAGATGCTGCTGATGTGCTCGAAAGGCTTCAAGCACAATATAAGCTGACAATGGAAGATTTGCGCCACGATATGGCGGGAATTTCGAAAGGCGGCAAAATAAAAGCTGTATTTTTGCTATCCGAAACCGAAAACGTTTGGGCAGCTGTTCAATCAGTTTTGTATAAAAGCGGTAAGCACCTCAACTACGCAAAGCGTGGAGAACTTCCCCTGATTCGAGCCAAACAAATTGAGCGTGGAATTACACTATCATTTGTTGATGGCGTTCCACGATGCAAGATGGGCGCTATCGATGACTTTGCGTTGATAGTCAAGAAGAATGATTCGTTTGCAAAGAACGAACTGGCTTGCATTGAGGCGTTTGTTTCTGACCTTGAAACCGAGAAAAAGGCTGTTGCCATTTTTTCGAAAACCGGCATCCCACAAAATACATATAGACCCTGTTCCGTTGCTCTCAAATGCGTGACGATTCGCGGCAAATTGAGGGTCTACGCTCACATCACCGTTGAAGGGGACCCGGTTCCTAAATACACAAAGTCGGGCTGCTTAAAGCACCCTTGTGGTAAGGGACTTGTTGGCGTAGACCTTGGCCCTCAAAGCGTTGCGGCTGTATCGGAAACTTCTGTAATCTTGGAGAACCTTGCCGAGCGGAACGGAAAATCAACAAAAAGGCATGAGCGCAAAGAGCGGCTTTTTCTAAGAGCGCTTGACCGCAGCAGAAGAGCAAACAACAAAGACCGTTACAATGAAGACGGTACAGTCAAAAAGGGCGTTCACAAGCCTTGGAAGAAATCAAAGCAATATAGGATAAAAGAAGCTTGCTTAAAAGAGCTTCGCCGAAAAAATGCCTTGAGTCGCAAGTATGCCAATAACGAATTGGCAAATAGGATTCGAGCTATGGGCGATGATATAACTATCGAAAGAAGCAATGTAAAAGCTCTTCAGAAGAAAGCGAAACCTTCTGTTCCTGAACAAGGAAAAAAGCAAAAGCGCAGAAAGCGTTTTGGACATTCGATTCTTCACCGTTGTCCAGGGCATCTTTATGCACAACTTCATTCAAAGTTTAGCGAAAATCACTTCCATGTAGTTGATAATATGTATCGCGCAAGCCAATACGACCATAAAAGCAACAGCTATAACAAAAAGAAATTGAGTCAGCGGTGGCACAAATTCGAGGACGGTACAAAAGTACAACGCGATATTTATTCTGCTTTTTTGCTTCTTTGCCACAATGACGATTTCAAGACAATTAACCAAGATATTTGCATTTCGAAATACGAAACTTTCAAAAAAGCACATGATAAGTGCATTTCCGATATAAAAACCAGCGGACAAAAAGTCTGTAATTCTGGTATCTAAGATTTTTAGGGGCCTGTTGACCACGGTCCCGTCTAAACAGACGAAGTGAATCGCTAATGTTCCCAAAGGGGAGCTTGATTCACGGTTCTGGCTCTAGCGATGCCGATGCTTAAAGCCTGAAACGAGCAATCGAAGTAACGCTTTTTGCACAGCCGCTTCCAGAACCTCCCGGGCTTGCCCGGAGGTAGGTCAGAATTAAATCATAGCAGGAGGGTCTGGACATGAAGCAATATCGATACCTGTGCATCTGCAGGACAAGCCATCAAGCCTGCCAATACGCCTGCATTCACCGTGTTGCATTTGCCAGATTCCCATTGTGGCGGGTTCCGAAATTTTGCTGCTTGAAGCGGCTTGGGACCTGTACGTACCAAAGCGTGCGGAAGGTGATTGTGTGAGCAGCAGCATGATTCTTGAACATCTCGATGCCTGGCAGGGACAATGCCTTGTCTTAACCATTGTGGTGATTCTTGCTATCGAATGGCTTGGCCGAAACTTGAGTCTCTGGCTTGTCATGAAAGCTTTCGGCACAAAGACGGCAAGGTTCTACGATACCCGCATTACTGCAATCGGCGTTATCCACCACGAGCTTTCCCATCTCCTGGTTGCCATCTTCACTGGTGCTCGAATCGACGGCGTGAAGCTCTACAAGATTTTCCAGAAGCAGGATGACGAAGTCCTCGGCTATGTGAACTACACACCTCGTGGCCTTTATCCGTTCCGCTGCATCCAACAGACCCTCATCGGCATTGCCCCAGGAATCCTCGGCATGGTTCAGATTTGCACCATGAGCCAGCTGCTTCTTGGGTTCTGGTCGAGTCTTGGCAATGACTGCTTCAAGCATCCTGCCATCTGGATACTCGCAATCGTCATGAGCCAGATAGCATATCATTCCTGCCCGAGCCGGTACGATATCCAGGGCTCGTGGTTCTGCATCGGCCTTGTGGTCCTTGCATTCTGTCTGTTCCGGGACAATATCTTTCCTACCTGGTTCGCCTTGCAGGTCATCCAGTGTGTGGCATTCGCAGTTATCCTTGCATCCGCACCCGTGATGCTCCTGAGCGTCATCGTGATGGCTGCTAAACTCATAAAGCACCTTGTCTTTGCTGGAGGTAAACAAATCTTTGAAGTTCGATAAACTCTATCTTCGCGTTACGGCTCTGCTCAATGGCCGCGAAGTTCATTACGACTATGTCATCAGCCCGAACGCCGATGACCTGACTGATGAAAAGGCCGACTTGATGAAACAGGAACTCTCGGAATCTCTGCTCAAAGACCTTCCGGCTGGCACCAAAATCCTTAGCACTGAGTTCATCCCGGAAACGGAGATGATTGCTCCGATTTTCGACGGAGACCGGGTCACTTCATGGCGGTTTCTCGATTACGTTGCAAACATCCTTTCTCCCGAACCTGACATGAACGGAAACCTGCATCCGAAATTCACCCCGCTCGCTGTTGTGCGCGTGATGGTGGACAAGGATGTTTCGTTGATTCAGCTGGAAGAACGGGAACGAATCCGAATCATGGTCGGGAACTATGTCATGGAATTGACCAAAGCTCCGATTTACGCCATACAGCAAATTACGCCGGACGATTACTGGCGTATCCTGAAAGGCATCGGTGTGATGCGAAACTTCCCGACCTCTCAGAGAATCCTCGTGAAGGTCGTCTCCTTGGCGGAACTCAAACGCTACACGGAACGGCGCAGGAAACGGTTCGAGGAAAACGGAAAGGGCTGAATCAACAGCTTGCCCCTTGCCTGTACGTTCGCCGGAACCCTCACACCCCGCCCACCAATGCATCGTTCAGAACGTCTGCAGTAACCTTGGTGAGCCTGGTTGCTAAATCTTTTGGCAGATACTTGTATTCCATTGCGAATCCCGTACACTGTGAAGTATCGTGAATACCCACAAACCTGAAAGGCGGTTTTTATCATGCTGAAAAATATTCTTGCCGTGATTGGTGCTGTGACGGTTGCTGCTGTTGCTTATGTGGCTTTCAGCGACCACGTGATTGTGAAAATCGAACCCGATGAAGAAGGCCCTGAGGACCCCGAGAAGCCGGAAGAGCCGAAAGAAGTTGCTAAGCCTTCCGAACCCAAAAAAGAAGACCACAAGTTGACCTTCGATGAGCTTGTTCGCAAGATGGATAAATCCGAGGAACGCTTGGCTAAAGCCGAAGCAGCAGCCACCGCCAAAGACGATGACAATGATGAGGATGACGAGGACGATGAGCCCGAATCCAAAGTCGAAGAAGTCAAAATTCAGGATGACTCGGCTGAAACTGAGTGACAAGGAGTAAAAGCTATGGACACTGATACTCGTATTTCCGTGATTGCTGGACGGCCCGGAGCCGGTAAGACTCGCTGGGCTGCCAGGGAAGTGGTTGAGACGCTTCGCGACGTGAACAACGTCGTCATTTACATCGGCTTTGACCGGGAGTTTGAGCGTATCTGCCGGATGGTTTCGGACACCTATGGCAGCAAACCTCACGGCAAGCTCCTCTTTGCACTGCAGGATGGCGCAGGGGAAGCAATCGGAAAGGCCGTCGATATCGCCAATAACGGGGAATCTCGCATGTTCTTGGGCAATGAGGATGACAACGAGTACCAGAACAATCGGCGGATGGTGTTTGTCTTCTATGACCAGTGCCGCCACGATATCTTCAACGGCCGCCGCGACCTCCTGAGAGCTGCTGCCAGGGCCGGGGTTCATGTCAATGTCCTTTGCCAGATTTTCAGCCAAATTGACCGGGGTGATATCAATTGGCTGAACGAATACTGCACGCCGTTCGTCATTTCGAAGTCCCGTGAACCGCGCCTGGCAACGCAGGAAGAGATTCAGGAAAAGTACCGTTAAGCCATCTGAACCATCTGTTGCCGGAGAACGGAAACCTATTTTCGCTGTTGCGGGAAGTTTTGCTGGCGTATATCATAAGCTGCACGGGCGGCCGATACAGGATGTCAGCCGGTATGAGACAGTCATCAATGGCTTAGACTAGAGAGGACGACAATGGCAAAGACACTGGTTATCGCTGAGAAGCCTTCGCTTGGACGCAGCATTGCGTCGGGACTCACCTGGTGGAAGAACGAACAGTTCACACGGCAGGGAAAAGACCGGAATACATGGCTGGAAAGCCAGAATTATATCGTGGCTTCCTCCGTTGGACATCTGTACGAACTCATTGACCTGGATGCGTATTATCCGGATTATGAGCCGGGGAAAAAACATTCCTGGACGATGGAACGGCTTCCGTTCTTTCCCGACAACTGGAATTTTAAGTTCGAGGGGAAGGACAATGTCAAGGGCCTGATTCGAACTATCAATAGCCTGATGAACCGCACAGACGTTGATAAGATTTATAATGCCGGAGACCCTGACCGGGAAGGTCAGCGGTTGGTTGATGAAATCATCCATTACGGCCTCAAAAAGCCGAAACCTATCTATCGACTTTGGCTGCCTGATACGACCAATAAGACCGTCAAGCAGGCGTTTGAGACGGCAAAGCCCAATGACGGGTATGCGGATTTTTCCTCCTCTGCCGAGACTCGCAGTGAGATGGACTGGCTCTTGGGAATTGAGCTGACTCGGTATGTGTCCGTCAAGGCAGGCACTTTTATCCGCATCGGACGCTGCGTCTGCCCGATTGTTGCCCATGTCATTGAACGCGAGAAGGCAATTCGGGATTTTGTTCCGAAACCGTACTCCGCCGTTTCCAGCAAGGAGAAGACGAACGGTGAGGACATAGAACTGACCAGTAAACGGACGTTCGAGGAAGGCCATGAAGCCGAAGCTCAGACGTTGGCGGACGCATTCAACCAGGCTGGCGCGACCGTCACGAGCGTCAAGACCGAACGCAAGACTGTCAATCCAGGTAAGCTCTTCTCGATGAGCGACTTGCAGAGCTTCGCCTGTAAGGCCGATAAGACCCTGTCTCCGGCAGATGTTCTCGCCGCAACGCAGGCACTCTATGAAGGCGGATTCGTCACCTATCCGCGTACTAACAGCAACTACCTTGCCACGAATGAAACCGTCAAGGTGGACGCAACCATCAAAGGTTTAGCGCAGAACGGAATTACGGGCCTTGTCAATAAGCCGGGCCTTAAATCGATTTATGACGACAGTAAAATCGAGGCTCACTCTGCTATCACCCCGACCGGTAAATGGCCTGGAGCATTGGCAGGAGCACAGAAAACGGTTTTTGAATGTATCTTGAATCGATTCTGTGCCGTTTTCTGTGCGGAGGATTGCACCGTGGACCGAACCACGATTGTCATTCATTGCCATGACGAGGACTTCATGCTGAAAGGTGATGTACAGGTCACTCCCGGTTGGCGGAAATTCGAGAAGCCGTCAAACTGCGATAAGATGCTCCCTAAACTCAATAAGGGTGATGCGGTGAATATCAACTTCCAGCTGGTCGGGAAGATGACAACACCTCCGAAACGGTATACGGTCGAGGCTCTCAATAACTGGATGGTCGCCCCGATGCGCGGTGCAGAGAAAGAAGATACCGAGTACACGGACGCTGAATGGAAAGAGATTCTTTCTGACGCTACCATCTGCACCGAAGCAACTCGCGCCGACACGGTAGACCGATGCGTCAAGAGCCAGTACATTTCCCTCAAAAAGGGCGTGTATTACGGTGAACCTGCAGGATTCCAGCTGGTCGATATCATGGATAAGCTCGGCATTGTTTTGGACGTTCCCGTGACCATCAACCTTTCCAAGCAGCTGCACTCCATCAAGGACGGAAACCTGACCCGCGTTCAGGTTTTGGAGTACACCAAACGGACCCTTGAGAGCATCATGTCAAAGGATGTGACGATTGCAGCTGCACAGGGAGCCAGCAGCAAGTATCCAGTTCTCTGCCAGTGCCCAAAATGCGGCAAGGATGTTGTGGAAACAAAGCTTGCCTACGCATGTACCGGGAAAGACTCTGATGGGAAACGATGCCCGGTCACAATCTGGAAGAAGAACAAGTTCCTTGAAGCGCTCGGCAAAGAAATGACCAAAACAACAGCAAAGGCTCTGCTCACAAAAGGCAAAGCTCCACTCAAAGGATGCATAAGCGCCAAGACCGGCAAAAAATACGACTCCATACTAACTTGCGACTTTTCAGGAGACCGCCTTGCTTATCATATTGAATTTGATAAGTCAAGCATGTCATTTGGCAGCAAAGTCGGAAAATGCCCGTTCTGCGGAAAGCCTGTGGCAGAGACGGCAAAAGCCTTCACCTGCACGAACAAGTCTTGCGGCGCGGCGCTCTGGAAGGAATCGAAGCTGTATGGCAATGAGCTTGATGTTGATGCCGATATTGCCAAGACTCTTCTCTCCGGGAAAACCGTCGAAGCCACGATTCAGAACAAAGAGAGAACCGGCACACAGGATGTTGAGGTTGGGATTGAACCGTATACGGCACCCAATGGCAGAAAATATATCGGCCTTTGCATCATGAAAACCAAATAGTTAATTTGCCTCATCGCCTGCCCATTTTGGGTGGGCGTTTTTTGTTGCCAAGCTGTGCGAATTGCGTATGATTAAGAACAGTGATACGAAACTAAAAAATCAACGGTAGAGGGATAAACGCATTGAAGCCATATTTTATAAAAGTCGGGTATTTCCTGATATTTATTTTCGCAATCCTCAATTTTTTGGGGCTGAAGCAAACGGAATTCGAAATCCGGCAGCTGGATAGCACGGCAAGAATCCTGACAACTCATGCGGAAGCGATACAGGCAGCACAAGAACAGCCAACGCTGAACGCGGCGGCGGCCGCCGCTCTAACGAGAGCTGATACCCAAATCGCGATTGCTTCGTTCTCAAATGAGAATGTAGCGGGGGAAGCAAAACGACTCGCGTCTCTCTGCAACGCAAACATCAAAGAGAAGTCCATTACGGCATCGGTGTCGAATGACGCGGTTCTGGAAGAGATGGCGAGAAGACCGAATATGTATGGGCGGCTCGTGATTCCTTCCGTGGGAGTCAATGTGGCGTTGTTTGCAGTCGTCAGCCAGGCAGCAGCGGATGCACAGGACAGCACTGCATATTTTCCGTTCAAAAACTATATGCTGGTTGCGGACCACTGGAATCAGGGGTTCTGGAAAATCAAGCGTTGCTCGGTTGGAACGAAAGCTTATATTTATCGCGGAACTTCGATACAAACGCTTACATGTACCGGCATCTGTCGCGGCGTGAACGCTGGTTATGATTTGCTGTATGAGGATGGGTCGAGCGCTACGACAGGCAGCGGAACCATCATGTATACCTGCAACGGTTCGAATTATCACGATATCACATTGACTTTTTGGAGCTGAGTTTTATGCAGAAGAATAATAAAAAGATGACATGCCTTGCGGCGATTCTCATGGCAGCACTTGCTGCATTGCTGATTTTCGCTATCGTTGACGCGAACCGCATCAATCGTAGTCTTTCAGAGCTGCAGCAAACGGTGAATTATGAAGAGCGGCTGGAACCTTTGCTGTTCTATGGCGCAACCGCTGAAACTGCCGAGACGGCTGCAACAGCCGAAACCGCAAAGACTCTGGAGCCAGAGCTGAACTTCACCGTGACGAAAAGCGGCATTGTTCCAGATGACGGCTCCTATGTTCCGGTCACGCTGGGCGACGTGACTGTCTGCATTCCTGTCGCCGCTGCCGGGCAGGGCGGATGCACGGTGACCTATTGCTCCGGTAATTCCACTGCCGCAATCGGGGATTACAAAATTGCGTTGGTGGAAGGGAATACGGAAGACTCCGTTGTGACTTTCCAAAACGACGACAAGGAAATCCTGTCGGGGACAAGGACGATGGGAGAAGGATTGACTTTGACCGTTGCTGCTGAAGCCGAGGAAGGGCAGGAGACGGAACAAGAGGCAGTGATTGAAAAGCTGCTTGCTGATGCAGCAATCACCGATACAGCTCCTGCGACAACCGTGTTTGGAGAAACCGTAAAAGACGATGTTGTAATCGAAGCGGACGATGGCTATTTGCTGCTGCAGCTGAATGACAACACCGTTTTGGTATCGACTTTCTCTTTCAATTATGACAAAAACGTATTCTCTAAAACTCTGAATCTTCCCGGTGGACTCACCGTTCGATACGGGAACGTGCAGGACAAAGAGACCGGGTATATCCCGTTTGTCTCTACGGTAAATAACCGCAATATCAAAATTCTTGCAACCAGTGTAGAAGCGCTGCAGGGATTCTTCCAGGGTTAATACGTTCTGAACCAATCTTTCACTGAGCCATCTGCCCGTTTCGGGGGTGGCTTTTGTGTTGGCACTTTGCTTGCCAGTTCTTGCGATGCTCGTATCATTAGAAACTGAATCAGTATTTTTTGCGGGGAATCGGGTGAGGAGAACCATGAAAAACAACGGAGAAAAGCTTGAAGGGCTGATGATTGCGGCGATGCTGCTGATTTTTGTCACAAGCATCTGGGCGTTCAGGGACGCTCAAAGAATGCACGAAAAGTTGGCGGAGAAGGTACAGCAGACGCCGGAAACGGCTGAATTTGCAGAGTTTGTATCTCATTTATTGCCAGCAACGCTGGAAACGGCAGAAATCACTCCATTTGATGCAAGTGACCCGCACATGAATTTTGTTGCAAGCAAAGAAAGACTCAAATTGACTCTCAATTCCTGTGTGCCGCTCTCTTTGGATGATACAACGGTCTGCATTCCGATACAGAGCATCGGTGAAAGGAGCCTGGTATCGTATCAGACGCAAGACCATACGGCCTGCGTTGGGGCCTATCATATGACTCTTGTGAATGGGCACAAGGAAGAAGGCGTCAACTTTCTTCTGATAAATGATTCCGCCTTGATATCCGGAACCAGGAACATCAATGAGGATACCAGCCTTGTCGTCACGGCACTTGTCAAGGTGAATGAAGAACAGCAGCAAACCAAAGTGATACAACAGCTTTTGGATGGAGCGGTTCTTTGTGATGTCGCACCGACCATCACAATCTTTGGCGTTCCAGTTAAGAACAATTCGATGATTGAAGTGGATAACGCTCTTGGCAAAATCGAAACGAATCAGGGCAGGGTATTTATCACAAGCTCGGCCGCTATCAAGGAATCCAAGCCTCTAGATGAATCTGTGGTTCTGCCATCCGGCATTGAAGCCAAATACAACAGCACTGCCCGAACCGGGTCTGGGGATATTGTTTTCGTGATTGAGCAGGATGGCTGCAGATATTATCTGCTGGCTCCGAGCGTGGAGCAACTGCTCGGCGTGTTTGACGATTCTGAATCAAATTAGGGCTTTTATTGTTGCAGCGCCTTGCGGAACAAGTACAATAATAGTTGTACGATAGATAACAGCCTTTTGACCCAATGCGTACAATTCATATTCTGCAGCTAAATTAGCAGACTCACCAATTCGGTGGGCCTGCTTTTTTATTTGCAAGAAAGGAGTGCCGACAGCTTTCTGTCAACCATTTCCGAAAAAACAAATATCAATCAAGAGAAAGGAAAAATTGTATGTTTAACGCAACCTGCCTAATCAAGACCGACATCGATACTGTGAACAAGTGTATGGGGCAAAATCCCTACAATCCTGAGACTTTTCTTCAGAACTTTGCGTCTCGTCTGACATCTTTCGACGACCCTCTCCTCAATATTTACCCAACATCCGAGATTGCAGGAAACATCGAAGACGAGGATGTTATCCTGGGCCTTCGCGAACCGCAAAAACTCATTGAATGGGCGAAAACCATGAAGGAACGTGCGCAGTGTATGGCAATGGCTGAGTTCAGTGCAGCATTGCAGAAGCATAAAGCAGAAGGCATCGATATCACAAAGCCGATGTATACCTGCCTGCGCTCCATTGAAATGGATTCCAACGAATCTTATCTTCTTCGCTACGCCGCTGAACTGCTCGACAACCATCCAAACCCGGAATGCGGTGAGCTGTTTTATGACGGCGACTCCTGGAAGTGTTTTCCAAACGGTTTTCAGCTGAAAGACATCGAAGCTCATGCTGAGGACTACATCATCATTCCGGGGCTGTTCTATGACGACTGATTGAAAACGAAAGGAATTTTATGGACTGGAAATTTATCATGTGTCTGCTCGTTATGTGCTCCACCACCATCTGGAAGCTTCTGGAAATCCTCACCTACGGTGAGATTCAGGTCCGGCAGGTGGATGACGTCATGACGTTGTATATGGCTTTCACCATCTATGCTGCCTATAAGGCTGGCATGGCAGTACAGGCTAAAAGGCAGAAGCAAACCGAAGAAAAAATCGCAACCACCTCTGATAAGCAAAAAGGAGAATGACTCTATGTATCAGCTGCAAAACATCGATTATCTGTACCGTATCTCGACTATGACCGGCTCGTCCAAGCTCGTTACCGTTCAGGCGGACAGAGACTCCCATGACCTGAACGATAAGCATTTCGTGATGCTGAATCTGTGCCGGGCAATCGTGAATTTCGCCAATGAAGGGCACGTGATTTCAGCTGTGTATGAACTGGAACCTGACGGGACCTCCAAGCGGGTTGCCTATCGCGGATTGCCGGAATACCAGGAAGCACTCAAAGACCCTGAACCGGATGTGGTTGTTGCGAAATTTGCAACGAACTTTTCGTCCGGCGCTTCGTTCGCTTCACAATGCCGCGTGAATCAAAAGAGCCGTGAAGTGTTCGACATTGAGGCTTCCGGGACTCCTTCTGATAATGATGATATTTCTGAACGCCTTGTTTCGCTGGATGACGGCGAACACTGGCATCAGGTTCACTGCATTGATGATATCCTCGATGAATACGACGATGATATTGACAATGCTTTGGATGCTCTGTATTCCATCGAAGCTCACGGTGATATCGACGGGGACTACTGGTGTACTACCACCGATAAAGACCTGAACCGGACCATTCGTGAATGCCGCACCGAAATTCTCGTTGATGCGCTGCTTGCTCGCGGCTCTGAGGCGGTAGAAGAATTTCTCGGCTATCCCGTAAATATGTTGGAAGCCGAATGCGTGCTCGAAGAATACCTGAATAACCTGTCCGATGAGGATTTGGCAAACGCCTTCTTCGAAACTCTTTGAGTTACCGCACTTGCGCAGATGTGCGAACAGGATATTATAAAAATTGTACGATAGATACCATCTACTAGGCGCGTTTTGCGTTCGTACAATTCATAATTTCGCTTGAAGGCGGACTTCCCATACCGGGAGGCCCGCCTTTTTGCATCAAAAATTACAGGAGGTAAATACCATGTTCAACATTATGAATCTCAACAACATCGAAAACATTTTCTACTGGACCGACAATAACGGTGCTGTTTCTCTTCCCGGAGATACTGCCCTAACGTATCGGACCAAATCGGACCTTCCTCGGTTCGTGGCTGCCGTTTACAGTGCGCTGAACACCGATAGTGGTGTTTCAGAACGTGTTGTCACCCTGAACGGCCACTGCGGTTTGCTGTTGGATGTACTCTACGATAAGGACTGGGTATCGGAGACTTTCTCTAATCTCAACTGTGAGATTCCAGACGAAATCATCATGAACCTGTTCGGCGCTGCCTTGCCGTGTCTGGCACAGATAATGTGGAATGATATCCATGCCTCACTTAACAAGACGGAACATTGTTCGAACTGCCCCGACCTCAGAATTTTGGTTGGCCAAAATACAGATAAGGATGGTCATGAGCTTTGCTTCTTCATTCCCTTTGGCGGCACAGAGTTTGACCATGATGAACGAATCAGGTGCGCATATGCGGCTCGCGTTGTAGAGAATTATCTAGACAATGTGGCTTATGGCAAAAAGGTAGAAACATACATTCGTGAACTCGTTGAAGCTGCCAGTATTGACGGCGCTATTTCTGAAAGCAACACGGAGGTGTGAGCTATGCTTATCAAGAATATCAAGTGGGATACGGACGGCGACATGGAGGCTCTTGCCTCCTTACCAATAAAAAGGGTGCCGTAAATGTAGAGTTCAAAGTACCTGCAAAAAATGGTCAAAAATCTGCAAGCCTTAAAAAGCTTAAAATCGTAAATACGACAGATTCCATGCATTCTGCATGGGAAAAAATATCTTAATCATTTAAAGAAAGGAGTAGCAGGGTATTTGTGCTAACTGAGTACACTTCAAATTGCCTCTTGGTTAGCGCATTCCTCACCGCCTAAGTCACAAGCGACTATGGACGGTGTACCCTGCGCACATAATTTAATGAAATGGAATGTATTTTGTAACGAAAACGCTCCTTATCGTATTTATTATCGTCAAATTGAGATTGATGGATATGAGATGTATGTCATGTTTCCATTGCCAATGACTGGCATGGAATGTGGCTGGGCAGTATCGCATGGCGCAACTACGGCAGCTACCATTCAGGAAGCGGTTCAAAAGTTTTATCCCTTTATGATAGAGTATATCTGCGATAAAGAGGATTCCGACAACGATACGCAACAATACATTCTCAAAAACCTCAATTCTCTTGGCAACTCTGTGGATTTTTGGGGCAGGAAAAATGACCGTCAACATGTTATTGACGGCATGAGCACAACGCAGAAATCGCAGCTTTTATGCTATATTCTGCGAAATCATGAAGCCTTTGGCAAGATGACTTGCCGTGACTGGAAGAATTGGCTGCTGGATGACGCTGAACCTCAGTTTGGTATCTGGTTTTGATGGCATTAAAAACGGCAGGCAACATCCCGGCCCTGAACAACAAGAAGGACAAGAGTGCTTCGTTTCCGGTCGTCGTGCATCGGGAAGTTTTACCCTCAAAAAGCTAGACGGCACGCGTATTTCCAAAGGTGTAACATTTAAAAAATTGCGGCTATTAGAGCCTGCAACAAATTATCTAATAGAAAGGATGTGAACGGGCAATTCCTCCCACGACTAAAGTCGCGGGTCTCCTTGCCCTGATTTATGAAAGCTGAAATTAAATTTGCAAACACAAGCAATGGACCCAAAGCCTTTGTCAAGACTTTTGACGATGATTGGACTCCTATGAGCACGCCGCTCAAGGCATACAAAAAAGACATGCGCAGTATCAAGCCTGCAGGTAACTACGAAGAAGGAAAGGACTACATGGTAGCCGTCAGCCCTTGGGTTCTTGAAGCATTTCTGAAAGCCAATCAGATTGATTATGTTCAGCTGATTCGCGGCCAGGACCTCAAGAATCCGCCCGTTGGCAGCATTCGGTATGCGAACGAGAAGGAAGTCGTCTGGTACGAGTATTCTTCCGCAACCACCACACGCCGCTGCACGGACTTGTCCCGCGCAAAAAGCTTTGTTCAGGAATGGGTCAATCTTGATTGTCCTACACTCAAACGCTTTAGCACGAATCAGAAAGTGCTTTCCGTGAACGGCTTTGGCGCTGCGGTTCCGCTGTTTGAAAGCCCGCTGGTCGATACCTCCTATGTCGATACTGTCATCGCAGACGATATTGAAGACAAGGAAATCGAAGGGCTACGCAAGCATCTGAACCCGGATGGCGTAATCTCGCAGCTGCTGAACAATGTTCAGAAAGCGAGAGCCGAGAAGGGAATCGATGAAGTGGAAAGCCGCGTCAAGCAGGTCGAAACCCAGATTCGCCTTTTCCTGCGCACTCCGGAAATCGAAAACGAAATCAAAGACATCGAAACTGCTCATCTCAATGAGGAGGGCAGCTTTGACTGTGGTTTCATTTTCTGGTATCCGAAAGCTGATTCTCAGCTCGAAAAGGACATGAGCCTGCTGGTCGGTGCCAACAGGCGCAAGCTGAGCTGGCTCGATATTGCGGTTCCGACTTTCAGCCAGAGCATCAATGTTCAGAGATATGGTGCAGAACTTATCAAGAAACTCGTAAAAGAGCGTCTTGGCATTGAACTCTATTATCGTTCGGAGCTCGACTAATATGCCTGACATGAGAATTTCATTGCTGAAAGGGGAGACAATCCCCAGAGATATCAAGGGCCGCAGAATCATTTGCTGCTTTTGCAATGACAAGGGGACTTGGGATACCAAGACTCTTGAGAAATTTGCAAAGAGATTCCCGGAAGCAAAAGAGTGGTACTTACATAAGCTGCCAGAACAGCTTCGGTATCCCGGTCAGGTTCTATTCTGTCCGGGCAATAACGAGAACACGATTGTGGCAATTATGATTTGCAGTACTGAAACCGCCGACAAGTACGGCTCGAAAATTCAGTTCCCGTATCTGTACGGGTGTCTCTTGCAGGCGATGGTCAAGGCCAAACAAGCTGAGGCTTCCGTCATCGTATCAAAGCTCGGAACCGATATGGTCGAATGGCAGTGGAGAAAACTTATTTGGATTCTGAACCATGCTGCGGAAATGAATGAAGGGGTAACGGCAATTGCAGTTTCACCCTATGATTTGTCTGATGTGTTCGTTGAACCCAAAAAGAAGAAGTCCACTTCCAGAAAGACGAAAGCCAAAAAAGATTTGGAGGATTCCGAAGAAAACGATAGCGAAAAGGACAACTGGGATGGTCCGCAAGAAAATGGCAGAGACCAACAGCTCAGCATGCCTGATGAAAAAGAAGACAAGAAATATAGTAAATACGATAATTTGCGCTAACTTACGAGCTCCTGCTGTGGTGCGGGGGCTCTTTTTTTATTCGAGGCGTACAACAAGGTAAACTCGATTAAAGGCGTTGAGTCGGATAAGAGCGCTACTTATACCGCAATTACGGATGCAAATGTCTATGCAACGACCATTAACGGAAAGCCTCTGTGCTCGAATTGTCTGAGTACGATGGGCGCTGCTACTTCTACAGGTAAAGGATTGCCGAAAACGGCTTCCACTCAGCTGCTTGCGAGCGCAACGGCGGTCTATACGATTACGGTTCCCGAAACTGTTAAGCTGACAGGCGTTGACAGTGGCCCTGGCTCATATACGGCTGACATCACCATGACTTTGAAAGGTGATGTCGAGGAGAATGCGGTGATTGTGGTATCTGTGGACGGTGGAACCATGACCAACACTGCGGGCAAAACCGCTGCTGTCACAGTATCCAATCAGACCAAAAGTAAATGGTCCCGCGCAGACTTGCTGAACGATGGAACGAGCGCAACTTGCAAAGTCTCTGCGGAGCTTGACCCCGGACACTGGACCGGCACAGCAACGTTCAGCTGTGAGAAAACGTATAAATAATTTTTTTGGGAAAGGAGGAGAATGTATGCGCTTGAAATCTATTATAGCAAGTGCATTTACCGCGCTGATGGTTGCCTGTCCTGTATTGGCGTTCTCTGAATCTGCTGATTTCGACGACTCTGTGCCCGATACAGATGAGACGATGACGATAGATACGCCTGCCTCGAATGCTGATTCTAACGATGTTGCCTGGCTAAGTGCTTCCAAAGATACAGCAACACAGGTCACAGCAGAAGTGGACAGCTTTTATACATTGACCGTTCCGGAAGAAATCACGCTGAGCGGTACTGATGGCACAGGAATCAAGACAGGCACGATTTCGGTGACTTTAACTGGCGACATCCCTCTCAAGGGAACTGTTCAAGTCAAAACCACTGCTACGCCTCTGCAGGCGAAAGGCTCTGTAGATGTGCCTATGACCATCGCAACACCAAAGGTTGAATGGAATCGCACTGAGATGCTCGGAGACGGAACGAGTTCAGACTATTCCGTAAGCGCAGTTCTTGCTCCTGGCGACTGGACTGGCACAGTGACGTTTGAATGCTTGGTGCAATAA